GGAGGCCGCTGTGTTGTGGGGGTGTGTGGTTTTTTTTGTTTTTTTTTTTTTTTTTTTTTTTTTTTTTTTTTTTTGGCGGGTATTCGTTTTTTCCGCTGGTTCGTCTGGCTGGTGATTTGGACTTGACTTTGTCTGCGGGTGGTGGTAGACTTTCTCTGTAATAGAAAGGGGTAGCAAATGGCTACTAAACAAACAGCAACAGCAAGCGTAAAGGTCTGGGACTTTTCCCTAACTTTGTCTGGTGGCATTATCGGTGAATGGTGCGAGTGGACTTTTACACTTGACTTTTCTCACGGCAACAGCAAGACATACAACACGGACGAAGTGGCAATCTACGACGAGAGCGACTTGGAAACTACTCTCTGGGACGAAGCAATGCGTATCGTGGAAAAGTATGGACGAGTAATCTCAACCGAGATGACGGACGTGGAAGTCTGCCCTGACTGCCTAGAACGCATTACGGACGACAACCCGCTTATTGACGAAACTCAATACAGCACGAAGTTCGGTTCGTGCGTTGGGTGTTGCGACCCGACACCATAACAAGCAAACAACAAACACCGCTTAGTCAGAAGACTAGGCGGTTTTGTTTTGTGCGGGTGGCGGGTTGGGGGAGAGTATTCGTTTTTTCCGTGGGTGCGTGCGGTGGCAACAACTCACTAAGAAATGGACTTGCGAATGTCGGTGGGTAGGTGTAGACTACAAGAGTAGTCAAACAAACAACTACGAAAGGGAAATGAAAATGTCTAACTATCCAGAAGGCTCAATGCGAGGCTCGGGCATTTACTCACGAGAAGTTTCATACGAAGAGTTTGAGTGTGAAAACGAAGAGTGCCAAAAGGTAAACGAAGCGGGCGAAACCGCTACGGACGACTGGGGCAACTATTCTGTGGAGTGCGAGTTCTGTGGTTCTACTTATAGTGAGAGTTCGCTATCTGACGATGCTGACGATTACTGGGCGGACTACGACCCGAACAACTAAACAAGTCAAGACTAAACCGCTTACCGAAAAGGTGGGCGGTTTTTTCTTATGCGGGTGCGTGGGTGCGTGGGTGTAGGTGTATTCGTTTTTTCAGTAGTGTTCGCCAGCACGGAGAAGTTTGTGCGTCTGTGTTTGACTTTGTCGGTGGTGTGTGTTAGAATGGTTATGTAGTCAGAAGGACTGATTACAGAAACAGAAAAGAAAAGGGAACAAATGTCAATCGTAACTCTAGTAGTAGACATCACTTATCCAAACGGCGAAACTCTTAGACCAATCTACGAGTGCCACGGAGAAGAAGGATTTGCTAAGTTTGCGGCGTGGCACAACGAACACCTAAGCGTTGGAACTACCGCAATCCTAAACGGCTACGGACTAAACAATCCAGAGCCACTAATGACTGTGGCAATCGCCAAGTAAGCCAAACCGAAAAGCCCCTAGCCAGAAATGGTTAGGGGTTTTTTCTTATGCGGGTTAGTGCGAAGTTGCGTGCGTGCGTGCGTGCGTAATGAAAAAACGAATACTGCGTGCGGACAATCCAACACGCCAAACACGGAACGATTTGAAAATGTCGGTGGTTGGTGGTAAGATTTGAATAGTTAGAAATACTAACTACGGAACAAAGGGGCAACAAAATGAGTGAACTAACAATCAAGCAAAACCAAGAAACCGCTTTTGCTTTTGTTCGCAAATTGGTAGGTGGCGACTTGAAAGCCTATTACCAGAGTGAGCAGACAATCGCTTTCGTTTGGGCGGAGTGTGCGAGCAATGCGGACATTCAGCGACTAACGACTAACTATGTTTGGGGTTCGTTTGAGCGAGCAAGCCACAATAAGCAAGCGTTAGAAACCAAGTTGCGTGAAGTGTTTGGGTTGCCAGAAATGGCAGGGGTGAACTAATGCCATTGACTACCGAGCAAGTCAGCGAACTTGAAAAGACCCAGAGCAGATTTGGGTGCGGGCGAGTGGACTGCGTAGCGTGCTACCCAATCACTTATGCGTGCGAGTTCTGCGGTGAAGCCTATGAACGACCAATCGCCAATGGTGAAGTCTATGCGTGCGTTGAGTGCGGGTGGGAAACCGAACAGACTTACTGACCTAACACGGCAACCCCTTAGCGAAATGCTAGGGGGTTTTCGTTTGGGCGGGGTGCGTGCGTGTGTATTCGTTTTTTCCGTATTGCTCGCGGGCTGGAAAATTGTTAGTGAATGGATTTGCTTTTTCTGCGTGGCGTGTGTTAGACTACAAGGGTAGTCAAGACAAAGGGTCAAGACACAGAAAAGAAAAGGGAAACAAATGACCACCAAAGTAGCAATCAAGCCAGCAGTAAAGGTAGACGGAAAGCCAGCAGTAGAACTAACCGAAGCAGGTATCAAGGCACTAAAAGCGTTCAACAAGGCAAAGGCAACCGAAGCAAAGGCTAAGGCAACTAAGGCTAAGGCAGAAGCAATCTTGCGTGCGGAACTAGGTGAAGCAACCACCGCGACCATTCAGGGCGTTGCGGTTGCCAGCGTAATCGCCAGCAAGAACACTTCGTTTGACCGCGACCTAATGCGTGAACTCTACCCAGAAGCGTTTGAAGCCACGCTGAAAACCACCGAATACACCTACATCAAAACCGCTTAGGCGGTTCGTGCGGTAGCCCGCTAGCCAGAAATGGTTAGCGGGTTTCTCGCGTTCGCGGGCGGGCGGGCGTTTCTGCGGGCGGGCGAGTGTATTCGTTTTTTCCGTATCCCTCACGGCGACTTCGCATTAGGACTTGACTTTCTTTCGTTTAGGTGGTAGGCTTATCTCATAAGCCAGAAAGGTTCTGGGTTGAAAGGGTCAAAATGTCAAAGTTTGTAGTTATCGCAGGTAGCCGCCCGAAGCGTGCGTGGGCTGGCGTTTTTGAAGTTGCGGAAGGTCGCAACTGGTTTGAGGCGAACGCAATCGCCTACTACGAGACAGGCTGTTCTATGTGGGACACCTGCGACTGCTGTGAATTCAGCAACGAGGCTAACACCTCAGCCGTTCTAGCCGAGGCTGGTATGGTTCTCTCTCCTGCTGGTGAGCAGGTCTACCTCACCGACACCACTACCGCCGAGGGTGGCTGGTATGCTCCCGCGGTGGTTCGGGCGTAGCCACTCTCATAGCGAAACCGCTAGCCGAAAGGCTGGCGGTTTTTCTTTGTCTGCGGGTGAAGCAACTTTCGTTAGTGCGAAGTTGCGGGGAGTGTATTCGTTTTTTCAAGACATCACGGCACGGGACGCAACGCGGGCTTGACTTTGTTGGTGGATAGTGTTAGGCTTATAGCAAGCCTAATGAAAGGGGCAGAAGAAATGATAGTAAAGGTTGTTCCTCGTTGTAATAACTTTGTATTAGATACAACTAAGGCGGGCAATGTTGCTTGTTGCGGGCGAGTGGCTTGGTTTGGTATTACGCTCGCGAGTGGCGTTGTTCACTATGCTTGCGTGGACTGCGTTGCGAAACGCTTAGCCATTCTTGCGGACAAGTTGGACACGGCTAACATTGTGTTTTACATCAAAGACAAAAAAGATTAGGCGGGTCGCTTGACTTGCGTGGGCGTTAGGTATAGGCTTGCGGTATGAGAGCATTCAATAAAATCAGAAGTGTGCCTTACTTTGTTTTGGCAAAGTTGGCATTGGGCGTTAGTCGCGTTGGCTATCGTATGTTTCAAAGCGGGAACTTTACAAACTACTCTGCGGAGAAAAAAGCAAGGCGTCTAGCGGGTGAGTGAGTTTGAGAAAGAAGTAAACGCGTTTGGGCTTGCGTTGGTTTTGCGTTCGTTTGCCGTTGGCGTTTTCTTTATCTTTCTAATGGGTTTTGCTATTGGCTATCAACTTTGGTTTATCCCAATCTTGCTTGCGGTGGGCGTGATAGGCTTGCTTGTGTTTGCGGACAGACTTGTAAGAAAGTATTATCGCAACACCGAAGAATAAAAGACTTGCCTAGCGTTATCCCCTTTCCGCTAGGCATTGAGTCGCTATGTATTTTGCTCGCATAGTGAACTCCGAAAAAGGCTAGGCGTTTTCGTCTAGCCTTTTTTGTTGTCTGCGGTGCGTGCGTTTGGGCGGGGGGAGCGTATTCGTTTTTTCACGCGTGCTTGGCTTGGGGACTTTCTACGATTTGACTTTCTGCGGTGTTCGTGATAGAATAGTTTTGTAGTCAAAGTGATTACAAAAAAGCCTAAGGGGCAAAATGACAAATCCATACAGTAATCTAACTCTCACCGAAGTAGAGAAAGAAATCGCCGAAACCAAAACCGCTTGGTCGGCACTCTGGAATAAAATCGGCGTGCGTGCGGGTGTGCTTGAAGAGCAACTTGCTTTGTTGGAAGAACACGCGAAGACACTTAGAGCGTAGTCGCAACCGAATACCCGCCTAGCGAAAGTTAGGCGGGTTTCGTTTTGTCTGCGGTGAAGTGTAGAGCGTTATTATTTTGTTATCAAAAACTTGGTGCTATGACTTGACTTTCTGCGGTAAGCGTGTTAGACTACTTATGTAGTCAAAAGGATTACGAAAACGAAAGGGAACAAAATGCTTACTTACAAATTCACTTACAGCGAGAACGGCTCAGTAGCAATCAGCGAAATCGTAGCAACTAGCGAAGACAAGGCACGCCGTATTTTCTCAAGCGAAAAGCCTAATGCGGTTTTGATTATGCTAAGCCACAACATCTAAACAAAAAAGTCAAGCCGTCTAGCCGAAAGGCTAGGCGGTTTTTTCTTGCTCGGTTTTTCTTGGTTGCTCGGTTGTCTGCGGTATTCGTTTTTTCATTCGCTCGCTCGCTGGGCGGGTGGGCGTGCTTAGTTTCTTGACTTGACTTTTCTTGTCTGCGGTGATAGAATAACTTTGTTAGTTGAAGTTATTGACTGGCATAAACATTAGAGAAAAGGGAACAATGATTTTCAGTAGGGACTACTTTGTCAAGGGCGAAGTGGAAGGTGCTTTGATAGTTGAAGCAAAGAATTACAAGGGCGAAGTTGTAGACACTCGCTCATTCATAGGCGAGAGTGCGGGCAAGTATGTTTTGACTTTGGCTTGGGAGAGTGGGCGAGAGAGTAAGACTTTTGACAATTTCGCAACCGCTATGAAAATGGCAAACGGCTACTGGGCTAGGCAAAGTATTTGGCACGAAGACAAAGCGGGCAAGCGTAAGCGTGTTGTGCGGTGGCAGTAGTTAGGCGTTAGTTAGTAATTGCTCACCCGCTTAGTCGCAACTTGGCTAGGCGGGTTTGCTTTGTCTGCGGTAGGTGATTAGGCGTTATCTATTTGTTATGCTTGCTACTTGACTTTTCTCTGCGGTAGTAGTAAACTAGTAATGACTAGTTAGAAAGACTAGCCAAAACGAAAGGGACACAATGAACAACAAGACTAGACAATTCCGATTTGAAGTTGCTTACCTATCCTTAGGCGTGGCTTGTATCTTGGGCGTTGATTTACTGGCAAACCTAGAAACCGAAGACTACTATCACGCTTTTGCTTTGCGTAATGTCTTGGGCTTTGTAGGCTTTGCTTTTGTTATGTTCACTTGGAACTACATTCAACTAACTAAGTTTCGTAAAGCCTAGACACTTAGCAACTTACAACCCGCTCAGACTTGGGCGGGTTGTTTGTTTGTGTGCGGTAATGCTTACTAGTGCTAGGTATTCTCTGCGGTAGGTAGGTAATGCTTGGGCTACTCTCTGCGGACAACTATTAGCAATAGGCGGGGGCAATGGTTAGCAATGGTTATGACTTTCAACTAATACCTATTTATTATTTAGTGGACGGGGACGGCGGTGGGCGAGAAACAACTAACCCTTTGCTATTGGTTAGTGGGCTTGGTAATCGTTCGTATCCTAATGACTTTCAACTTACTACTAGTAGTTAGTTGTTAGGTATTACTCATCTACTCATCTACTCATCTGCTTACTTACTCAACTACTTACTTACTCACTCACCTAGTCATTCACTTTTTATTTTCTTCACTCACTCATTCACTCACTCACTCATTCACTTACTCACCTAGTCATTCACTCATCTACTCACCTAGTCATTCACTTTGATTAGTGTTTCTAATGTTTGTTTCTTTGTTTGACTAAGTAGAATAGAGAAAGCAAGCATAGGCAAATGATTTTGTTTGTTTGTAAGTATTCGTTTTTTCAGTGTAGTTGTTTCGTTCGTATCCAAACGATAATCGTTTGTATCCAAATGACCTTGGTTCGTTCGCATCCAAACGACTTTCGTTCGTATCCAAACGAATTTAGGAAACAAATCGGGGAATGTCGAAAATCCTGCGGAGCCGTCTGACCCGCCAAAAGCACTAGACGCTAAGGTATCAAAACTTCAGCACAGTAGAGCCATCATCCGTGCTAGTATGTACCTTATGGAAAGAAGACCCGCACGTAAACAAGCCCTTCCCCCAAAGGAAGCTGCACACCTCAACACTCTCTCGCAGGATGATTTAATGGCTCGCGCCTACGAACTTTATACCGCAGGCTGGACGCTGCAATCGATTGGGGATGCCCTAGTTCCGCCACGTCCACGCTCAACGATTCGCTCTTGGCTCCTAAGGTTCCAGGCCCCCGACATCACGCCTACCAAGCCTGGGACTATCCCAATCCCGCGTTACCAGACGCACGCTGACGGTTATCAGAAGCGACGCCCAGTATCCCCAGGCATTCAGCCAGATGAGCTAGCCCTGATTCAGGAGCTTGCTCCAATCGCCCAACGCTTCCGTGCCAAGGTGTCTTCTAACGACGCCACGCGCGTCGCAAATGACCAGTTGACAGCCATCTGTATCCGCCTGTATTATTCAGGAGTCACCACAACTGAGCTAGCAAAGGCAGCTGGTGTGACGTACCGAGCCATGGTAAAAAGACTCGGAAAGCTCTAAAAAGTACAAAGCACGCACGAATCTGTGCTAGGCTTTTATAGGAGAGCGTATCTGGCACTAAAAGCCAAGATACGCTTTTTCACATAACTGAATAACCGCTTAACACTAAACGACCTGTACTAACGCAAGGAAAGGTGGTCGCCAAATGAGAAAGCTCATTTTATCGTCAGTAGTGGTACTGACACTGGCTGGTTGCTCTGCATCCGCAGCAGCAACTTCGCTAGGAAGACCAGAAGCTTCAGACGTAAAGTCTGTAGTAGCAACAAATAAACAAACTGTTCTACCAAATGACGTAAGACAATTGACGTTTCTAGAGAAACAAGCTAGGCACAAGAAGCAACTACTCGACAACACAAAGCGAGTAACCGCGGTGCTGAAGAAACTAAAGAAGACTGCAGGTAAGACCTGGTACGTCTTCTCGGGTTCCACCCCGTCTGGGTGGGACTGCTCAGGTCTGGTGAGGTGGACCTATGAACAACTTGGAGTTGAGCTCGAACATCGAGCCTCTATCCAAGCTAAATCAGGAAAGAAAGTGAAGACCCCAACACCTGGGGACATCGTTGCTTTCTACTACCCGAACAGTACCCGCGCCTACCATGTTGGCATCTATCTCGGCAACGGGAAGATGATTAACGCACCGCGCCCTGGTACTCGCACTGCGATTGAGTCCGTACATACCTACCGCCTTAAGGGCAGCAAGATTACGTACACTCAGATTATCAAGCAGTCACCAGCAACTAGCTAAAAGGCTAATTGTTTTCGCCCTGGGACATGGCGTAAAACTGTCCCACTTTTTATTTTTGTGATAGTGTTAGGGTATGAATATGGAAATGACAGAAAGAATCATCGGCCTTGTAGCCGTTGTGATTGTTGCTAGTGCAGGCATTGCTGCCTACATCGTTCTCGCGGCTCGCCGCAAGAAAGCCAAGGAGGCCACCCAGGCTCTTCTAGGTACCATCTACAAGTACGCACCGACACCAACCAAGAAAGTGAAGAAGTAATGTATCGAATCCTAAACTTCCTACGAACTGTAATCTGGACCTCGGTCTCAGCAGTTGTTCTCGTAGCCGCAAGTATCGTCACAGCAGTCGCAGTCGACGCCCCTATGGCGTCTGTCTCTTTTGCTATCTCAGCAGTGGCTCTAGCCATCATTTCTAAGCAGGAATAAATGGGAGAGTTTCTACTGGCAGCTCTTCCGTACTTTTTGATTGGGCTCGTTCTGCTAGGGTTGGCTGTAGTCGTATTGGTCATTCTTGCTTTTGCAGTAGTAGTAGCATCTGGCGACCAAATGGAAAGCGGCATCAACCACTCAAGAGGAGAAGATTTTGAAGATGATTAATATGATTGTTCAGGACGCAGAAGACTTTCGTCAGCAACTACCAGAAACGGGATTGTTTGAAATCGCCGACTGCGCCGTACTGATTGAGGCATCAGACTTTACGCCCGTTCACGAGATTGAAACTATCTCTAAGTTCATTCACTACGCAATCAACGTTGTGGATTTCAAGGTAGTTCCTATTTCAGAAGGACTAGACCAAGGAGACATTCACGTCTCTATTGCGGAGGTTCCAATCCACATTGCAGAAAACCGTCCCAAGAGAGACCCTGGACCTAAAAAATCCTAGAAAAATTTTTCCAAAAAAATCCGTTTCAACTTGACAATTGCAAATGTAACCCATACAGTTAATACATAACGACAACATAACCAATAGGAGAGACACATGTACGTTAAAAAGCACCAGGTTCTACCAGCCCACGTAAAGGCAGATTTTGACTCAGCTCTAGACAGCGAGACTCGCGATGACTTCATCCGCGAACTTCGTTCAAAGGGTTGGACGCTAGAAGCAATCGCTACTGTTTCCGACTTGACTCGCGAGCGCGTTCGTCAGATTTCCCTTTCAGCAGGTTCTGGAAACCCAACTGGTTTCGAAGTTCCGAACCCACCGCTAAAGCCAGTAAAGGCTAAGCCTGTTTACATCGAACCAACCCCTGCAACTCTTGCTCGTCTACTAGAGCTACAGCCTCTAGCACAGCAGGTTCGCTCGAACGGCAAGAAGTACCGCGAAGAAGCAGAGGAATACACACGTCTACTCAACCACGCCCACGTCAACGAAGGCGTTACTCTGTACCGCCTAGCAAAGCGTCTTGGCGTTACTCACGGTGCTCTACGCTTCCGCCTTGTTCGCTACGGCTACAAGACTCCAGTAAACGCTACCTCTAAGGTTTACACACCTATCCTTGACGAGAACCGTATCAAGTAATGGCAGCGACCAAAACAGCTCCAACTGTTATGGAGATTCTTCAAAAAGGTATTGGTTCCAACTTCACTGTTCTGAACCCAGAGGACGGTTATCGTAAAGATAACTCCCTCTGGTTCGGGAACTGCTCTGTTTGTAACGAACGCGTTCACAACTCAAAGCACACCAATAAGTGGATGCACACCGAAGTCCTAAGCATTAAGTATCACGCTGACGGCAAGACTGTTCTAACTCGAACTACACGAGACCTAGACCAGTGCCCTGTAATCATTCTTGGAGAGTAATGCCACTCAAAGTTACTCACATCGACTTCAAGAAAGAGTATGAATTCAAGATTGAACCTCTCTGGTATGTAGGGTTCGACAGCTCCAACAGAGACGGCTCTATGGCTACCTACGTTGATAAGTGGTACGCCTTAGAGCTGTATCTAGGCAGTAGAGCCATTCACGTCTACTGGTACAAAGACAAACTAGAGTAGAATAGGCCTATGGCTAAATCGATAATGGAACAGTTGGCACTCCTCCCAGACGAGGAGCGTTTTGCTATTCTCAATGGCATGGACCCAGACCAACTTCTCTGGGACTGGTCCGTCTGGGGTCGTCCTGAACAGCAGGCTCCCGAAGGCGACTGGAACGTCTGGCTAGTTCTAGCTGGACGTGGATTTGGTAAGACCCGTCTTGCCTCTGAGTGGGTTCGCGAACAAGCCAAGTACACAAACACTGGTCAACGCCGTTTTGCACTTGTAGCCCGTACCGCGGGTGACGTGCGTGACGTTATCGTTGAAGGTGAGTCGGGAATCCTAAACGTTACCCCTCCATCAGAGCGACCTTTATATGAGCCGTCTAAGCGACGCCTAACCTGGCCCAACGGAAACGTTGCCTCACTCTTTACTGCTGACGAACCAGACTCGCTTCGTGGTCCGCAGTTCACTCACGCCTGGGGCGATGAGATTGCAGCCTGGAGACAGACTCCTGATGCTGCTGGTATGACCGCGTTCGACAACTTACGTGTTGGTACTCGTCTTGGTGCTCAGCCAAAGATTCTAGTTACCACTACCCCGAAGCGTACTCCGCTTCTCTACAAACTTATTGAAGAGCAGAAGACTGGTCGCGTAGCGATTACTCGTGGCTCAACCATGGACAACGCTGGTAACCTTTCTGGCGCATACCTCGACACCATGCTCGGCGTTTACGAGGGAACCTCTCTCGCCCGCCAGGAGCTCTTTGGTGAAATGCTTGAGGCTATGGAAGGCGCAATGTGGACCGAGGAGCTAATCGAACGCTCTCGTGAAATGTCTATGCCACTATCTGCACCTCTACGCTGTATCGCAGTTGACCCGTCTGTTGCTGAAAACCCACGTGACGAATGTGGAATTGTTGTCGTTGCCTCTACCGCAGAGCATGACCTCTACAAGCGTCAGGCTTGGGTTCTTGAAGATGCTTCAGTTCTAGGCTCACCTGACGTCTGGGCTAACAAGGTTGTACAGATGGCTCGTAAATGGGGTTGCCCAGTTATCGCTGAAGTCAACCAGGGTGGAGCACTAGTTCGCAACGCCATCAACACAATTGACCCAACCATCAAGGTTCTAGAGGTTCACTCCAAGCAAGGTAAGCAACTTCGCGCTGAGCCAATCACAATGGCATACGAGCAAGACCGAGTTCACCACGTTGGAAACCTTACTGACCTCGAAACTCAGATGATTACTTGGATTCCAGGTGAAGGAAAGTCCCCTGACCGCGTTGACGCGTTGGTTCACGGCCTTACTGCACTTCTTATTAAGCCACCAATCGGTTTCTCGGGCGGAAAAATCCGTGCAAAGTCATTTGCAGCCCGAAGAATTACTGGAAATGGTGGAGGATTCCGAGTCCGCTAATGAAAATCATCTACGATGTCTTCCCTGCACACGTTGCAGTGCTTCCAGCTGGCGTTTTAACTGACCCTAGAGACCTGTCTAGCCAACCAAACAGCGAAAACTCTTACTATGTTGGCAAAGCACGCGTTGTTTTGACCGAAACTACCATTGTTATCGCTGTTGACGCCCCCGAGGGTGCTCAAATCATCTTCCGAGAGAGCTACATTGACTTCTTCAAGTCAAAAACTACGTCCGAAGACTCCCACATCATCACTTCTAGCGGCAAAATGGTAGCTTTTAAGAAAGATAACAACTGCGGATGCGGTTCCAGACTCCGAAGTTGGAACGTTTACAACACTTTGACTGCTTTAGGACACTAAATTGACTATTGACATCTTCACTTACGTAATTCTCGCTCTTGCAACGCACAGAGTGACTCGTTTAATTACGACAGATACCATCTTCAACGCTTTGCGTGAAAAGATTTGGAACAAATTTCCACCGAATAAAGTAAATCTAGGTTATCTCATCACTTGTGACTGGTGTACGAGCCTTTGGGTTGCTGGAATCCTAATTCCTGCGTACCTTCTCGCTCCAGCAGTTGTATTTGTGGTATCATTAGTCCTAGCAACCTCTTCTATCGTTGGATTTTTGGCCGCACGGTTTTAACTAAACCGTTCCGTTAAATAGAGACAGGACCCAAATTGGGAATTTTCAAGCGTGAGCCTAATAAGCCGTCGCGTGCTCCGTCCACCAATGGTATTCGTGCTACCTCTCCTGGTGCACGCCCAGCTCAGCCCGCAGTTTGGCAAGACTCTTTTGGAATCGTTTATGCCAGCCCTGCCGCATTCTCCGAACCTCGCCCACTGACCGCTGCCGCGACTCAGATTAAGATTGGCGATGTCAGCGAAGCAAATCTCTTCAAGTCTCGTCGTCAGTCAGCTTCTTCAGCTTGGCAGCGCGAGGCGTGGGAGTATTACGACGCCATTGGAGAAATTAAATATGCGTTTAACCTCGTTGCTTCAGTTGTCTCGCGTATCCGACTCTATGCTGCAAGTATTGATGACCCAGCAGAGGCTCCTGTTACTGTACGTAAATCAGAGGTAGTCGACAAAGAGCTAGCTGCTGCTGCAGAACGTGCTCTAGACCGTCTAAGCTCAGCCTACGGAGGCCAGTCTGGTCTTCTAAAGGACACTGCCCTCAACTTGCAGGTTACTGGCGAGTGCTACCTAGTTCAAATCCCAGAGCGTATCGGTTCAGGACTTCCAGAGAGCTGGGACATCCGCTCAACTGACGAACTTCAGGTTGACGCCAAGGGTAACTACATTATTAACCCGCGTCGTGAAGTATCTACTGGCGGCTCTTCAATGCTGTCTGGTGGTGCTGCAGATGTTATCCGCCTACCTAAGACTGCGTTCATCGGACGCATGTGGAAGGCTCACCCACGCTACTCACAGGAGTCTGACAGCTCGCTACGCGGCCTTTTGGACCTTTGTGCGGAACTACTACTTCTTAACCGCACCTTCCGTGCTACAGCTCGCTCACGCCTCAACGCTGGTGCCTTGTATCTACCAGATGGTCTATCAACTGCAGCAATGCCAGACCCTGACTACCCTTATGACGAGAACGGCGAATACAACCAGCAGTTCAACGCCGAGGAATCAGCTGACGACTTCGAAGACCAGCTCATCGACGCTATGACCACGCCTATTAAGGACGAAGACTCCGCGAGCGCCGTTGTACCTCTAATCATTCGTGGTCCAGCAGAGCTTGGCGACAAGATTAAGCAGTTCAAGTTCGAGCGTTCATTCGACCCTGCTCTAGCAGAGCGTTCAGAACGTGTCCTAGAGCGCATCATGCAGGGCCTAGACGTCCCTAAGGACATCGTTTCGGGTCTGGCTAACGTCAAGTACTCAAACGCCCTACAGATTGACGAGAGCCTCTATAAGGCACACATCGAGCCGCTGATGCTTCTTATCTCTGACGCTCTAACTGTTGTCTACCTACGTCCTTACCTAATCTCTCTTGGCTACGCAGAAGCAGACGTAAACCGTCTTGTCATCTGGTACGACCCAAGCCAGATTGCAACTCGTAACGACCGTGCATCTGACGCAGACGCTGGCTTTGACAAGATGGCCGTCAGCTACGACACATGGAGACGTGCTCACGGATTCTCAGACCAAGATGCACCTAGCCCAATGGAGCTAGCAATGCGTCTTATCATCAGCAAGGGTGCAATCACACCTGAGCTTACTGAAGCCATGCTTGGAGCAGTTGCTCCAGAGCTTATGGAAAAAGTTAAGGGCATTGCACAGGCTGATTCTGTTGCACCAGTTCCACCTGAGGTTCAGAACATCCTCAACGGAATGGGCGGCGGAGCTCCTGCAGCTGGAGGTGCTGCTGTACCTACTCCAGGCGCTGCACCTGCTCCTGCCCCGACCCCTGAAGCAGTACCACCAGGCCTAGCCGAACCAACCCCGACACCACCCGCCCCTGAAGCACCAACCGCATAGGAAATCAAATGGAAAACACAATTGTAGAAGCCAACATTGCTAGCCGCAGTGAAGAGCTAGCTCTTGTTAAAGGAAGCCCAGCACTAGCTCAGCACTTGGCTAAGCTTGTCGGTACTTTATTCGTATTTCAGACTGAAGCTCACGGCTTCCACTGGAACGTCAAGGGTAAAGACTTCCGTGAGTTCCACGAATTCTTTGGTGAAATCTACGAGACCGCTGATGGATTCATCGACGACGCAGCCGAGAACATTCTTAAGCTCGGCTATGACGCCCCTTACCTTCTAACTGACTTCATCGAGCTTTCATGCATCGAACAGCGCGAGCGTGTTACCACTGGTGACATTCAGCAGATGTCTCAGATTCTTCTTACTGACAACGCAAAACTTCTCAAGGACACCAAGGAAGCTTTTGACTGCGCCAACTCCTGCAACGAGCAGGGCATTGCAAACTTCCTAGCTGAGGTCATCAACGCTCACGAGAAGATTCAGTGGCAACTACGAGCAACACTAAACGTTCAGTAATCTAACCCAAGGATAAATTATGTCTGAGTATCTTTCACAAGTACTAGCTGGCGGAGAGGCCATTAGCGAAGAGGTCGCTACACCTACCGTTGCCAGTGGCGGAGCAGGCGGAGCATCTTTCCCTGTTCTAAAAGAGGGAGATGTTCAGGAGCCTACGAAGGGTTCAGAGCTGAAGCCTAAGAAGGTTAAGTTCTCTAGGGCAGTTGAATCTGCTCTAGCAGAGAAACAAAAATCATGCTCTGATATCGAACTAGATGTCTTGCGTGCCGTGTACCGACGCGGAGCTGGGTCATACGATGCAGCAGAGACTAACCACATGACTCGTCACAACTGGGCGATGGCACGTGTTGATGCATTTACTACTCTGTGCACCAGCCCGTCCGATGTGTCCTCTAACTACACTGCTGACCATGACCTACTCCCGTGGGGACACGAACTCTCCACTCGTAACGATACTGACTACTCGGTAGAACTAAGCGTCATCCCGATTGGTGAAGACGAGTACTCAACTCAAGAAGAAGCCATCTTCTCTCTTGCAGAATTCTCTGGCCTTGGCTACGAGACGATTCCAGCAATCCGTGCCGCATGGATGCGTGGAATCAAAAACAACGAAAACCCATATGAGCGTGCCGCCCTCTTGGCATCTGCTCTGTACGACAGCCAAGACGCTGACCTACTCCCACTGAAAGGCATCCTCTAAAAATGACCGAGATTATCGAAACCACAGAAACGGTCGAAGCAACTGAGCTGCTGACCCGTAAAGAAGTATCTGCCATGATTGCTGCAGCCAACTCCGCGATTGTTAGCCCAATCCGTAAGGTTCACGCAAGTCTAGTAGATGACGTCATCGAGCGTACTTACCTTGAGACCGATGGTCTTAATAAGAAGTCACGCAACTTTGCTATCCGCAAGGCTGTTGGCAACTACATCGACCTAGTAACTAAGGGACTCACTGCTAGCGCAGCTGACAACCACTTTGACCTACTAACTCCAGCACACCCTTACTCTTCTTCTGCTACAGCTTTGTCTGACAAAGAAGTTCGCGACCTTCGCGCTCAGTGGGTTGCAGCTGAGCCTGGTATCAAGAACGAGTACCGCCCAATCGTTGCTGCTGCTCTATCCCTAGACCCAGGTTCTATGGAAGCAGTTCACGCAGAGATTCGCGTTATGGCTCTGACTGCTGCTGGAGAGCTTCCTGCTCACTTGACTAGCTATGGTCCAGCAATCACTGCATCTGCTCTGGCTGACTTTGACTACGGCTCACTTCGTGAAGAAGAGTACCAAGAGACACGCGATGCGTTGTTCTCTCTAGTTGTAGAGCAGAAAGCTCTTACTGCTTCTGGTGCATTGGCTTACGATGTTGATGGTAGCCTTGCTCGTCGCATCTACCGTGGAGACTCTCGCAAGAGCATCATCTCTCACCTAGAGCGTAGCGCAGCATTCAACGCTGCTGTCGAGTCACTAGATGCAGACCTAACCTTTGCTGACCCATTCACCATTCAGGCACGCGAGCAGTTCTCACAGTTCTTCGATGCACTTACCGAACTTGCTGACTCACCACGAGTTATCGACCTTCGCGAGATTGCTGCTGACTCAGTTGCTAAGTATGACGAGACTGGCGAAATTGCTCAGGCAATCACCGCTGGTGCTGATTCCAAGTATGTTCTTGCAAAGCTTTCAGACGTAGCTGAGTGGAATGATGACCTAGCTGACTTCAACCTTCTTTCTGAAGAGGAAGACCTAGAAGACGAGAAGTTCTCGGCATGGGCTCAGTTCAACAACATCTACGAGTCAGTTCTCGACATCGATGGTGAAATGTTTAACCACGTACCACTAAGAGTTGTAGTACCGTCCAAATAACCCTTTGGAAAGTTCTATAAACTTTACTTAGGTACTTTCTATTGGGATACATTTCCCCCTACGCCCTAACTAAAGGAATACAATGTCTGATTATCTAGACAGCTTATACACCAAGCTAAACGCTATCATTGCCGCGGGAATCGGTATTCCTAATGGCCCAGGTGCTAACGACTACTTCTGGATGATTCAGCCACGTGACCGCAGAGGTCAGTGGATTGAGATGGGTGCTGACTTCGAAGCTCTTATCGAACTTCCAGACGGCCGCACCATTAGCGTCATAGGTAAAGCTGTTGGTTCGAACGGTACCGAAGGTATGGTTCGTATGTTGGTCCGTGGGTACGGAGACCAGGGTGTTCCAGACCAGATTCTAGGTATCGAATCTAAGAACGCACAGAAGGTTGCAGCTGTTCTACCTAAGGGCTACGCAAAGGGTAAAGGCGCTAAAGAAACAGACATCAACGGAAACACTATCTCTGGCCGTCGTGCTCAGAAGCTTGCCGAGATGGAAACAGCCGAGATTACCCCAGACGACATTCGTATGGCAGAGCAGGGTCAGAACGCACCTGAGGCCAAGCTAGGTAAAGACTTCGAGAACTCTCCAGAAGGTCAGGCAATTGCAGAGCTTCCATCAGCTGCTGCAGAGGTTGCAACTCCTGAAGAAGTTGCAGACATGCTCGACGGTGCAAAAGACCCTAAAGATATGACTCTGAAAGAGCTATCTGACGAGATGAGTGCTCCAGTTAGCGATAGTGCTAGCATCGACCGTTACAACAACATCACTGAAGAATTTTATAACCGAGGTGGCTACTCTGCTCTCCGTAAGGAAGAGGGTACAACTCCAGAAGAAGCAATCGACGACGCTATTGCTAAAGCTGCAGACCAGGGCGGCGACATTGACCTAGACAATCTAATCATGGGTGCAGACTCAGAGAAGAAGGGTCGCAAGAAGAAGGACCCAGCTGAGGGTGGAAAAGCTCTACCTGACGTAGGCGATGACGATGAAGAGCCAGTTGTTCCTGTTGCAGACCTATTCGACCAGGGACCAGGCGCACAGTCAGACTTGACTGGAGCTCGTTCAGCTTCCTACGCAGTAACCCCCGAAGACATTGGTAAGGATGACATCATCCTTGGTCCTTTCGGTGACCCTGTAAAGATTACCGCCATGAACTGGGGTAACGAAGAAGATGGCGAAGACCCAGATGCCGTAACTATCGATTTCGTAGATGCTGCTGGCAACGAAGATTCTATGGACGTCAACCGCTACGACGACCTTACTCAGGTTGACCTAGAGCCTTCAACTCCTGCAGTTGCTGAAACTCCAGAGCCTGAAGTTGCAAAGCCAGCTAAGACTCCTAAGACTCCTAAAACTCCTAAGACTCCAGAGCCAATCTCTCCTGAAGACGCTACTCCAGTTGAAGAGCCAGAGAGGGTTGCACCTGACAGTGCAACAGAAATCCCTTCTTCAGAAGTTGAGATTGGCGACACTTACTACACCAAGGGTGGAGCTAGGGAGATTGGTAAGGTTACTATGATTAGTAACGACCCAAACAACCCTGGAAAGCGTATGGCACGCGTAACTCTAGACGGTAAAGACCGTGGATGGTGGCCACTAGGCGACAGCGCGATGATTGACAAGGGCGAGAAAGCTCCTGAAGCTCCTGCAGCTCCTGAAGTTCCTGAAACCCCTGCTACACCAGAGGTACCTGCAACTCCAGAGACTCCTGCAACTCCAGACAAGGTTGGCGGAACAGCCGAGCAGGCTGGTCAACTAATTGACCTAGATGATGCTGGTATTGATGACCAGGCTCTAGCCGACGAAGTATCTAAGGTTCTGAACTACAAGGGTCCAATCAGCGAGCTAGATGGTGCTGACTTGGATGACCTAATCGCTCGTGTAAAGGCTAGCGTCTCAGACCAGCCAAAGATTGTGTCACCTGAAGAACCAGAGACTCCTGCTAAGCCTACGCCTGACACTGGCGAGCTTCCTGTAGAAGAGACTCCGCTAGACACTAGCGACCGTGTCGGCGACCCAGACGAGGCTGCACTGCCTTCTGAGTTTGACGTAGACAATGGCGAGCCTATTGCTATGGCTATGCCTGGCCCTGGTGGCCCTGGCAGCTTCAGCTTCGGCGATGGCGGTCCAAACGATATCCGTAATGCCAAGGTTGATGTTCTTCGTGACTCTAAGGGAAACATCATCTACGACGCTGACGAAGATGGTAACCCTATCCTCAAGGGTGGCAAAAAAGTCCCTCTTATGGACCCAGAGGCATTCAAGGCTCTTATTAAGAAGTTCTTCCCGAATGCAAAAATCACTGCAGACGGTCTAGGAATCAACATTGCCCGCGAGTCTATCGATGGCAAGACCTTCGAGATGGGCCTAAAGCGTCTTGACAAGGGAACTCACGCTGTAACGTTATCTGTCACAGATGACGTAACTGGCGAGCGTACCGACTACATCGTTGCTGATGAGCGCAAGTCTTGGCAAGCAGTGTGGAACTTCCGCAAGGACGGTGGAGGTAACAGCCCATTCGCTATCTGGAACCTAATCACTGGAGCTCCTGGTGCTAAGGGTAAGTTTGGTAGCACTGACTACACCAAGAAGGGCTCTGCTCTAGAGCGTCTTCAGTATTGGAGAGTCCAGAAGAGCAACCTTCCTGGCGTACCTCGTCTTGCCACTATGGAAGAAATCTTCGAGGGTGCCGCTAATGGCCGCAAGCAGACACTCAACTTCTCTCTACCTAAGAACCCTAAGACTGGTAGACAGTTCACCATGGACGAGTGGATGTCTCCAAACAACAAGGCAGTACGTGAGGCAAACGCCACATGGATGTCTCAGCGTGCTGGCGAGATTGGCTCTCTAAAGGATGCTATCGAAAAGGCTTTGGCTACGAGAGACTGGTCTGGCGCTTACTTCCTAATGTTGCAGCTTAAGGGCCGCTTCCCACAGGACCTAGACACACTAGCTAAGCTTCGTAACATGATGTACTCATACATCAGAACGAACCTACCTGGCGCAGACATGCGTAGGGTTTCTGGTGCTGTAAGCCGTCTATCTAACGTTGTTCGCGGCGGGTTGAAGAACTCTGCCAAGCTTGAAATCCCTTACATCTCTGCAGATGGCCACACCGAGGTTGTCGAAGGAATGTGGGTCAAGTACGAGAACATCCAGGGTGAGGTCTCAGTTGGTAAGGTTGTAAAGCGTCGTCCAAGTGATGACATTGCTCGACCTGTTCAGTCTCCAGACGGAGCTAGCTACCAGCACCACGACCAGGTAGTAGTTGAGTTTGCTGATGGCACTCAGGTAGACCAAATCACTGCAGCCAACTTGACAGTAGTCAAGAAGGGCGAGCCAGAGTACGAAAACGCTACTAGATACGTAGGCAAGCCTAAGAAGTCTAAGTGGATGGCAGAACGTGAAGAAGCAGTTGGCTTGGACAACTACTTCAATGGAATCGACCTAGACGAGCTCAATGGCGAAGGCGAAGATGGCGGAGAGCCTTCTGGCCCGACTAAAGTTGACGACCTGACTCCTGGAAGTGGTTTCTACTCTAAGACTGGCGAGTTGCTAGGTCAAGTTGTAGACATTCAGCCAATCACTGCTAAGAATGGAAAAGCTGGTTTTGCTATCGCCTATGTCACCCCTGAAGGTGAGACCAAGGTCGTTACGATTGCAGCTGGTGAACTCCGCGGCCCAAAAGCGTAGAGGCTTCTGACTCCACGCCTCAGGGACCTGAGGGGACTCCAGAAGCCGCGGCTAGTTCATTAGATGCGCTGGGAATTGATTTCCAGTCAGCAACTATGGACGCTAGCGGTACCCGACTTCCTACTCCTGGTGCTTTCACTGGTCGCTTCCAGAAAATTATGGAAGGCGCTAAGAACTGGAAAGATGTTGCTAAGCGTCTAAAGGGCGAGACTGTAACCTACTTCGACTTCGAGACTACTGGTATCGCAGACTACGACGGTCAGAACATTACCAACGACCCAGTTCAGCTTGGTGCAGTTCAGGTTAAGAATGGCAAGATTGTAAAGCGTTTCAACGTCTACATCAACCCAGAAAGCAAACTATCTGACTGGTCTGCCAATAACCTCAAGCGTGACGTTGTAGATGAAAATGGCGACAGAGTTCTCGACGAGAATGGTCGCCCAGCGTCTACTCTGGTAACTCCTGACTGGCTTGAAGGTCAGATGTCTCAGAAGCAGGCTTTAGAAGACTTCATCGAATTCATGGGACCTGGTGCTCTAGTTGGTGGACAGAACGTTCCGTTTGATATGGAGCTTCTCAAGCGTATGGCCGACAAGTACGACGTCGACCTGGATATCGCTGGAACTATCGACTCTAAGGACCTTGCTTCACTTCTCCCTAAGTATGACCCTGAGAAGGGCATCGACGGACCGAAGGCTCCAGACCGCAAGACTGGCGAGATTAAAGCCACCTCTAGCCTCGGTCCTGTTGCAAACTTCCTAGGCTTCGAGCCTGCTAACTGGCACTCAGCTGATGGTGACGCTGAAGACTCATACAACCTAGTCTCTAAAATTATTGAGCGTGCTGGTAGCGAAGGTAGCGAAGACCTAAGTCTTCTAGACTTCCCTGCAATGGCAAAGCGTTACAAAGAGCGTATGGCTGAGTTCAAGGCGGTTGTTGACCCTAGCAACCCAATTACCGAAGCTCAGACTGCTGCTCTTCAGAAGTTCTCCGAATCAGACGACCCTCTGGTTTCCGAGCTGGCTAAAGATGCAATGTCTTCCGCCACTACTCGTGGTTCAGCCGCCGAAGCCCTTGCTAACATTCACGCTGCAGATGAGGATGACTCGTCACTAGGCCCTATCGGTGCTGACCCCCGTGAGTCGGATATATCTTGGAAAATGGAGGGTGACCCAGTCCTCAAGAGAGTTACATACACGGGCTCTAATGGATACGTAATTAAGCGCAAGGCATTTTTTGGTGTCAAAAAAGGCAAGGCATCTGGATACGCTTACACGATTGAAGACCCCGAGGGAAATCCAGTCCCTGACGGTAGACACACAACCCTAGCAAAAGCTAAAGAGCGCGTAGCTAAACTCTCCGAGACTAGCAGTGCCGTATCTCAAATCAACGCGGCTGAATCTGACCCAGACTTTGACGATGTAGAGCTACCAGAAGAGATTCAGTCGCTCATCATGCAGGCTGATGTAGATGACGAAGAGTCAGATTCAGACTTTGATGATGTAGACCTTTCTGACTTCCTAAGTAGAGTAAGCACCGCTAAAGTTCCAGCACCTAAGCCAGTCTCTAAGCCAGCCTCGGTCATTGGAGCCATTGGTCAAAAAGCCGCTGAGTTCGCCAAGAAACGCCGTTTGACCATGCAGCGTAACGCTATCCCTGAGCTAGCTATTGATGTAGAAAATCTAAAAGAAGTTAGAATCCCTGGTGCTAAAGCAGGTAGAAAAGCATATGCTCCTTCTGCTGAGGCGACAGAAGTTAAAGACGAAATGGTTGCCTTAGGTCGAGAAGTTGTCGACCAGGCAGTAGAAGAGATTCTTCCTGAGCTAAAGGCCGAAGGCATAATTGATGAATCATTTGATAGCGTTGACGAGGCTCTAGCAGCGTTTGAAACACTCCATGACGCAGCTAACCAGGGGATTACTGACAATCAATCTAAGATGAAGCCTCTAATTACTGGACTCAGGTCGGAGCTCCTAGAGGAGGCTACGCCAGAGCAGTTTGACGCCCTTGCTCAGAACATTGTTGATTTGTTGAAGCTCGACATGAGTAAAGAAGATGCTTTGAAATTTATCAAATCTGGCGATGCGCTGAGTTTGGAAAAGCGTAGCACATACAACGCGTACTACGTGTCAGAAGAAAACAAACTTAGTGACGAACAGATTGAAAAAAATAAAGAGTATAACGAAAAGATAGAAGTTGCTAAAGAAGCGCTATCGGAGCTACTTGCAGAGGTAGTCTTTGAGACTACAGCAGGAGACTACAAACTAGCCAGCGACCCTTGGACGTTTACCCACCGAGCAGTATCTCTCCGAGAAGTTGCAGGTATCCTACTGCTTCAGAAGGATAAAGAGAGGCTTGCTCAAATCGAGGCAATTGCACAGAAGATGCAAGAATTTGAAGCTACTAGAAAGAGATTTAGCCCGAACTCGCTTTCCAAAGAAATTAACAAGCGTATTCGTGATAAAGCAATGAAGACTCTTAAGGAAAATGGATTCAAGTTTGACTCTGTTCCTTTGGACCAGTTTGAAGGTCTATTAATTACTCCTGGTAGCAACCCTAGACCTATTACCGAGAAGACTCAGCTTGGGAAGATGTTGATTGAAGCTTTCCAGTATGTTCCTCGGAATGTTCTTCTTGCATCCATCGATAGGATGAAACTGGAGAAACGCAAGCTCACCATCAGACAAACTAGGATTGGTGTTCGTGCTCACTACCAAGATAAAGAAATGCTAATCCGTGCAGACACTACTGACTCTCTATTGCACGAGTTCTGGCATTTTATTCAGTCTGGAAATAAAAATATTCGTGCCCTAGAACACGCATGGTTATTCGGCAGAATGGCAGATGAAAATGGAGAACTACCTGGTCTAACCGCTACTGGAAGCTCTAGTAATGAGCAGGCTTTTGCAGTAAACGGACTAGTCTCTACTTACACATCTAAACAGTATGCAGACATGCGTAGCGGAGGGGCCTTCTTCCACCCAAAGAATGCTTTTACCGAAGTGTCAACGACTCTGATGCAGGACTTGTTCACCTCTGTCGGCGAGTATTCTGAGCCAAACGGAAGAACAGTAAAGACTGGTAGAGGCCCAAGCAGTAGAGTCTACAGAAATGCTTACTATGATGAAGCAACTGGCGTCTGGTATGCTGACAGTACCAAGCAAGAAAGAATCCAACCTAGAATTGTCTATGGTCGTGACAAGTCGCAGGGCATTGACTATGACTTCAAGGCTTTTGGATTCGGACTACTTATGGCACTACACGACTGGGAGGCATAATGAGCGATTTAGATAGATACGTATATGGCGTCAATCACACTAGCGAGAACTTCTCTAGCTTAGAGCCTTGGACCGTTGAGATTGATGACATCACCCTAACCTGGGTTCCTGCAATGCCATACCTTGTTGGCGAAGACTCTCCCGAGCTGGACCAAGTCATCTATGAAATCAATAGATTTATTAACTTCTCTAGGGTGGCGGATGATGGTTCTTTCAGCATTAGCTCGGTGGGCCCAGTAATTGCTGGCAACGTCAGCTCCCCCTACATGGTTCGTTATGCGATAGAATCTATCTATGGTGATACTACTAACCTAGTGTTCTCGGAAACTGCTCCCGAGTTTGAACCAGAAGATGAAGAAGACGAGGTAATTCTTGCTCAAGAAGACCTCGACAACCCAGAAGAGCAGCCAACTAACTAATAAGAAAGCAAAGAGTTATGGTAGACTTAGTAAAGAAGCTATAGCTTCGCTAGTCTTCCAAACTTTCAAGAAGAAGGTACAAATTAATGGCTAATCAGATTCCTGAGAATGCACCTGGACTATTCGACGTCCACCTGTACGTCAACCCTGAGACGCTTGTTGCAGAAGGCATGTTTTGCTTTGACTTCATGGGTATTGCTGTCCGACTAGATGGTGAGTGGAAGCAAGCACTGCGCGACGAGACTCGCTTGAATGAGTTCACGAGATACAAGCAGTACATGATTGACTGGGACGTTGACTATGCTCCCGTCAAGGATGCCCCAGAGGGAGAGCTCTCTATGGAGCACGAAGTCGTACAGGCTTATGACAACAAAACCCTAACCTGGGAAATGGTTAAAAAATACTGCGTGCTTGTTAGTGACGAGAACGGTCGCAACCCTGAAGCAGCAGCCCAGTAACTAAATTAAAGGCATCCAAATGGTAGAATTCATTGGTCGTAACGGAAACTTAGCATTATTTAGTAATGATGCTGAGGCAGTTGTCATCAACACAGACCTCAACCTTGTTGTAGGTGTCGGAGACCACGCTGCGCTGTCTAGTGCACGAGTCTGGGAGCCTACTGAAGAGACTTTCTCTAACTCAGTGGTGGAGCTTGCATCTGGTGCTGTCACTACCCTAGACATAAATGTTATAACTGCCTCTGCCCGTATGTACACCATCCCAGATGGTGCTAAGGCTGAAGCCAAGAAAGCCCTAGAGTGGCGTAAAGAAGAGAAGCGTGGCGGAACTCCTGTAGGTCTGAACACTGCTCGCACTCTTGCTAAGGGTGGACAAATAGGTATTGAAAAAGTACGCCACATTGCAAAGTACTTTGCCCGTCACGAAGTTGACAAAAAGGGCAAGGGCTACAAGCCTGGAGATGACGGCTTTCCGAGCAACGGACGAATCGCGTGGGCCTTGTGGGGCGGAGACACCGCTTGGCGTTGGGCTAAGGCAATCGTTGAGCGCGAAAACAAGAAAGCTGTTACCGCTGGTGGATACGCTCTACCTGGGTACAGAGACAACATAGAAACATACAAGACTTCAGACTCCTATGATTCTGAACTAGATGCTTTTAAGTCTGCTCACACCCTTGACCCAGAGTACGGCCCTGAATTTATGGCTCGCGTTCGCATGGACGGCTCTGGCGTTGACCGACTTTACAAAGTAGACTTTGACGGCACCGTTGCTGTTTGGGACGGTATGGGCTGGGACACACTTGGTCACGTTGATGGCGACATTTGGACTTACGACAATGCTCTTGATGACCCGTATGACCACTGCGAAAAAGACCACTTTGTTATTGACCCAGAATCAGCTGTCTACATTTCAGCTCGTATGCAGCAGGACCCGTTTGGTCGCGTCTCGATTGAAGAGATGGACCCAGATGAGGCTAACCTATTCTCTGAGGCTGCCGCTGGCGAAGACTGGGACCTAGTTGACTACGCTGTAGCAGCTTCTGGTGCTCTAGTAGCATTCATCGGTGCCGAGACTGGTAAGGGTCCTAAGCCTGCTGGTGCAACCAAAGCTGGAGATGGCAAGTACACTACAGCCGAGCGTTCAAACATTGCTAAGGGTGCTCCACGTGACGCCACTGGCCAGTTTGCTAAGACTGGTGGTCGTGCTGTAGTTGGTAACGACACTGCTAACGGAGCTGGAACCATTGTTGGTAGAAGTGCTTCAACTCCAGGAAATATTCTTTTCAAGTCAGATAAGACTGGCGAAACTGTTGACATCCCAGCTAAGTTCACCACTCCTGAAGACAAGGTAGCCCCTCCAGCTCCTGCTGTTGATTATGGTGCCCCTCTAGATGTTTCTGGAATCCTTGGAGAGCCTCGTGCGCCTCAGGGGCAGACGGTGCAGCTCCCTGGAACTATGGAGCCAATTACTTCTCAAGACCTAGGTCAGATGCTCGGCGACTGGGACACATACGTTCAGGAAGCTCGTGACTCTTTCACTGGCAAGGCTACAGACGATGAAGTTCGTCAGTACGCTAAAGACACTAACCAGAAGATTCGTGAAGTCCCTACTGTTGTCGAAGGCAAAGCTACATCTATTAAAGATGGAAAGTTTGTTGTCGAGTCTATTCCAGACCCAGTAATCACTGACGACGCTAACCCAGACAATGCTACTGCTCCTGGAATGATTAAGGCTCAGGCTCTAAGAAAACCTATCCTATTTGAAGAGCCTGCAACTCCTCCAACTCCTAACGAGCAGCTTCGTGGTGTTAAGAACGCTGAGCGTTCAGCTGACTCTGCTAAGGCAAAGGCTGCCACTGCTGCTCAGGAAAAACTACGTAAAGCAAAGAACGCTGACCGCCAAGCTGAGAAAGCTCCAGTTGGCCAGTCTGAGAAGCTACGCAATGTAAAGAACGCCGAACGCTCTGCTGATTCAGCAAAAGCAAAGGAAGCAGCTAAGGCTCAGGAGCGTCTACGCCAAGCCAAGAATGCAGACCGAGCCGCGGAGAAGACTCCAGTAGGTCAGTCTGAAAAACTTCGTCAGGTAAAGAACGCTGAGCGTTCAGCAGACAGCAAGAAGATTAAGGCAGAAGCGGATGCTCGCGAACGTCTACGTCAGGCTAAGAACGCTGACCGTCAGGCAGAAAAGACTCCTCTAGGTCCAAATGAAAAACTACGTCAGGTTAAAAACGCCGAGCGTAGTGCAGACTCTAAGAAAATCAAAGCCGAAGCAGATGCACGTGAAAGACTACGTCAAGCCAAGAATGCCGAGCGTGCTACTCCTAAGCCTGGGCTAGACCGTACAGAGCGTATGAAGCCTAAGCCAGATGCTCAGAGTGGTAAGTATGTAGTTAAGAAGGGTGATAGCCTCTGGTCTATTGCCGAGAAGAACAAGCCTAAGGGCTCTTCGACTGCCGAGTACTGGGCCAAGGTAATGAAGGCTAACCCTAAGGGTAACTTCAAGTCTGGCAACCCAAGCTTGATTTACTCTGGTGAAAAGGTAAACCTACCTGGCTACAATGCACCTTCTGCCCCTAAGATGACTCCAGCGCAGAAGCGCAATGCTGATGCTAAGCAGTATGGTCAAGGTATTCTTGCTGGCAAGGCTAAAGCAAAGGCTGAGAGCGACAAGCGTAATGCAGATGCTAAGGCATACGGCGAAGGTAAACTAGCTGGAATTGCTAAGGATAAGGCTCAGAAATCAGCTAAGGCAAATGCCGATGCCAAGGAATATGGCGAAGGTAAACTAGCTGGCATTGCTAAAGCCAAAGCCGAGAGTGCTAAGCGCAACGCTGATGCTAAGGAAATTGGCGAAGCTAAGAAAGCTGGCATTGCCAAGGGCGAAGCTCAGAAGTCTGCAAAAGCAAACGCTGATGCTAAGGAAGTTGGCACTGCCAAACTAGACGCCGCCGCTAAAGTCAAGGCCGACAACGCTAAGCGTAATGCTGATGCTAAGCAGGTTGGTCAGGCTAAGCAAGCTGGTGTCGCTAAAGACAAGGCTCAGAAGTCTGCCAAGGTAAATGCTGATGCTAAAGAGGTAGGCGAGGCTAAAAAAGCTTCCCAAGCTAAGGAAACTCCTAAGCCTTTCTTTACTCCAATAAAACCAGCAACCCCTAAGTCTCTACTTAAGCCACTACCTGCAAAACAGCCACAGAAGGATGCTGTTAAGGATGCACTAGATGGTCTGAAAGACCGTACTGCTTACAAGCAGGAGATTTTCAAACGAGGCAAGGCTGGGGCTAGGAAACGCAAATAGCCTTCCCAGAGCCAAAGTATACTAATAGTAGCGTTTTTATTTAGAAAAGGTAGTAAATTGGCAGAAGAAACTAAGCCTGTACCAGCAGCAGCTCCCGTAGCTGCGCCTGCTGCAACGCCAGTCGACCCTACCAACTCTGACGTACCTCCAGTTTACCTAGCTATCGTCTCTCCTGACGACCCTAATGCTGTTATGTCAGTGGTTGCTCTGGTTCCAGAGGACACACAGTCGACCGCCCCTATGACTTTCAAGCGAGAGAAAGGTGTCTGGACCAAAGATGAGCAGATTCTACGCGACCTTAAGTCCGCGACTCCACCACCTGTTGTACCTCTTGACGCTTCTGTTCTAAATAACGTACTTCAGCAGGTAGACAAGACCAGCCCAGCAGTTACCGCATCGGGACTTATTCCGCTATTTGACCTCAGGGACATATTTAAGGTTGACTATGTCAGCCCATTCGATGCTTTGGTAGCTTCTGTAATGTCTGGCAACTCTGACTTCGATGTTCTAGCAGATGAAGATGACTATTTTTCTCTACTCTCTAATGAAGAGTACGCAATGCTTGAAGCAGAAGGTCTTCTAGAAGACTTCTCTACGCAGACTGGTGTAACCGAGCACGCAGCCGAGGACCCTTGCTGGGATGGCTACAAGCAAATAGGTTTCAAGGACAAGAATGGGAAGCACGTTCCTAACTGCGTAAAAGCAAATAACAGCATGACCGCCGCTGGTGGCGCAGACCGCAACCGTGGCAACGCCGAGAAGCTACGCCGCTACTGGACCAGGGGCAAGGGTGCTGCAAAGATTCGTTGGGGCACTCCTGGCGACTGGACTCGTTGCGTCCGTCAACTTTCAAAGTACATGGGCGTTCGCGCGAAGGGCTACTGCCAACTTCGCCACAAGGAAGTAACTGGTATCTACACTGGTGACCGAAACAACCCTGGCAATGACAACGCATTCTCTGAGAAAGTAATCGAGCGTGCATTCCTAACGGCAGAAGCCAACAAGGCTCGTGCTCGTATGTCTATGGTTGCTGCCGCGGAGTCTACTGCTATGGGTTCTGCATTCACTATCCCGCTAGTTCTCCCTGAGGAAGTCGAGTCTGGAGACGGACGTAGCTTCAAGCCAGGCGTTGTCGAGATTCGTGATTTGCCTCTACCACTTATGTGGCAGTACAAAACTGGCGATGGACATTCTGGCTCGGTTGTAGTCGGACGTATCGACGGCATGGAGCGTGTAGAGGGTGGGATTGGAAATGCTTATGGAGTATTTGACAATGGCCCTCACGGTCGTGAAGCAGAGCGTCTTATCCGTAATGGATTCCTTCGTGGCGTATCTGCAGACCTTGACCAGTTCGAGGCAAAAGAGAGCAAGCCTGAAGCTGGAATGGAAGACAGCAAAGACGAAGAAATGGGTAAAACCAAACTAAGCATTAGCCATGCACGAATCATGGCCGTAACCATCGTACCTAAGCCAGCTTTCCAGGAGTGCGTAATCACCCTGGAAAACGCTGAACCACAGGAGGAAGAAATGTCCCCAGAAGACGGCGTCTATGAAGAGTCAGTCGATGTACAGCCAGAGATGGCAATAACTGCATCTGGCTTCTTGTCATCGCCAATCCCAGTAGTACCACCTACAGACTGGTTCAAAGACCCTGGCCTTGACAAGCCAACCCCACTTACTATCACAGACGACGGTCGTGTCTATGGTCACGTTGCTGCATGGCACGTAAACCACATCGGACTACCTAACAACACCAAGCCACCTCGCTCACGCAGCAAGTACGCATACTTCCACACTGGCGTTGTACGCACAGATGCTGGTAAGGATGTTCCAGTTGGTCAGCTTACTCTTGCTGGCGGACACGCTTCACTACACGCAAGCGCAGCTGCAGCCGCTAAGCACTACGATGACACTGCATCTGCAATCGCTGACGTACACGCTGGCGAAGACAAGCACGGCATCTGGGTAGCTGGTTCACTACGCCCAGAAGCAACCGAGGCTCAGATTCGCTCACTACGTGCTTCTGCACCTTCAGGTGACTGGCGTCCAGTAGGCGGAGCACTCGAGCTTGTCGCTGTATGTCAGGTAAACGTTCCTGGTTTCCCAATCGCTCGTGCTCTTATGGCTTCTGGCTCAGTTGTTGCTCTTGTAGCTGCTGGTGCATTTGAAATGGCTATGCTCCGTAACGATGTCGCTGGTCGACTATCCGCTAAGGCTGAAGCACTAGGTGCTCTAAGCGCAAGCGTTGAGACCATGAGCATTCGCGAGCGCATCGAAGCTAAGCGAATTGACGCTGAGTTTGGTTACATCTCCCGCGATGAGCGTGAAAAGCTAGCTGAGAAGGGTGAGGCCATGAAAGACGGCTCTTTCCCAATCCGCAATGTTGACGACCTGAAGAACGCTATCTCTTCTTACGGACGTTCAAAAGAATCAGAGCGTGCGGCCGTTCGTCGTCACATCTCGAAGCGTGCGAACGCTCTCAAGGTTCGTCACATGATTCCTGAAGAGTGGAAGAGCCTATCTTCTAAAGAAGCAGAGTTCGCAGTAAGCGACCTACGCTCGCGTATCTCAGCAATTACTGCTGGTGTTCCAGCTCCTATCGAAGTTAGCGACACTGACATTCAGAAGCTAGCAGATGCTAAGCGTGCTGCTGACATCGAACAAGAACAGATTGCTGCTGAAATCGAAGCTCGTAAGTCTGGCGAAGAAACTGTAGTAGACAAGATTGACCCTGAGACTGGTCTAACTAAGTTCATTCCTGGTAAGACTCAGCCTCGCGATGCTGGAGGCAAGTTCCGTAAGGTTCTTGCTCGCCTAAAGCAGGACCTCGGTGTTGCTGGTCTCCAGGAAGCATTGAAGCAGGTAGAGGACACAGAGAACCTAGAGTTCGCTGGTAACTACACTCAGGCTGCAAAGTCTGCAGATGCCTTGCTTAATACCATTGACCGTCTCAACACAGGTGCTCTAGACGCAACTAAGCTTGAGAACGTAAGAACTACCGCTGGAGAACTTGGAAAAGTGATTGCCAACCTACCGTTGCCATTCAACAACCAGGCCCAGAAGGTAAAATTTTCTGACCTTCCTCCTGCATTGAAGAAACTCATGGATGACATGATTACTCGTGTAGAAGCGAAGATTGGTAAAAAGGACGCTGGTGCTGCAACCGCAGAACTTAAGTCCTACATGTCGGGTGCAGACCTATATAGCCAATCCGAGATTTCATCTCGTATGGCTACACTGCTCCGACTCCTTACCTAAAAAGTAAGGTAAAATTAGTTATAGGTGGAGTGCCTCCACGCCTTGTTGCGTGTTAGTCCCTCGGCCTGACTGTTCACCCAGAGTGCAATCCCGCACTCGAAAGTAAATAACTGGCCTAAGGAGGTACAGTGGACAACATCAAGACGCAGCTCGATACTTTGGCTGAACTCAGCGATGAACAACTCGCAGAGCTACAGACATCTATCGTTAGCGAATTTGAGAACGTCGAAGGCGAAGAGCCCACTCCCGAGACAGTTGATGCCATGACGTCACTTGCTGACTCTCTTGACACAGTACGAGGTGAGCTTTCGCGCCGCGAGGTGCAGGCTGCCGAGCTAGCACAGGCAGCAGCCGACGCTACCGCACGTGTTAAGGGGTCAGATGACGCCGAAAGCAATGGAGAGGTTATGACCGACAATTCAGAAGAAGCCGCAGTGGAAGAAGTTCCAACTGAGGACATGCCAGTAGAGGATGCTCCTGTAGAGGAAGCACCAGCTATGGACGAGCCAGCAGAGACCCCAGCTCTTGAAGAAGAGCCTGGACAGGTTGAAGAAGGCACCGCTGAAGAAGAGGTTGAAGAAACCCCTGCTGACGAGGAAGAAGAGAAGAAGAAGGAAGCTTCAGAATACTCTTCAGAATCAGAAGACGCATCAACAACTCAGGAAGATGGTTCTGAACTATCGACTACAGATGGAGAAGCTGCCGATGCAGTTGCTCCAGCAGAAGTATCGGAGGCAGTCGTTGAGGCTGTTGAAGGTTCTGAAGCATCAACCCTAGAAACAACACCTATTGCTCAAGACGAGCAGGAAGAGCAGGCAACTGTGACCGCATCAGCTGAAGAGAGCTTCTCAGCTCCAGCAGACCGTCAGCCTGTTATCCAGGTCAATGAAGTGGCTCCAGTGGCAATCACTGCAGGCGCTGACATCCCAGGATACACAGCTGGCTCAACAATCAACGATATGAACGAAGTAGCTCAGGCTATGGAAAAGCGTATCCACTCACTTCGCCGTGTAAACGGTGGAGATGGCGAGCAGCACATTGTTGCTTCGCTAACAACCCAGTACGGTGAAGGCCGTACCCTTGGAACTGACGCTGAGTCAAACCAGGCTAAGATTAACGCCGTTGTCGGCCAGGAAGCACTTGTTGCTTCTGGTGGTCACGCTGCGCCATTCGAGGTCAAGTATGACATCTACGGAATCGGTTCTACTACTGTTCGTCCAGTTCGTGACTCGCTACCTAAGTTCCAGGCTGACCGCGGCGGTATCCGCTTCGTAACTCCACCAAGCTTTGCTTCTGGTGCTTACGACTCAGCTGTTGGTCTTTGGACTGCAGCAACTGACACAACCCCATACAGCAACACTAAGTCATCACTTACTGTTACTGCAGCTCAGGAGAACACCGTCTCAACAGACGCTGTAACCCTACAGCTACAGTTCGGTAACCTAATGACACGTGCTTACCCAGAGCTAATTGCCCGTCACAACGAGCTAGCCCTTGTACAGCACGCTCGTGAGGCTGAGCAGAACATCATCAGCAAGATTGGTAACGCTTCTACAGCTGTTACCTCGACTTCAACCATTGGTTTTGGTCGTGACTTCCTGGTGCAGGTTCGTCGTGCAGCTGTTGCTTACCGCAACCGTCACCGTATCGACAAGAACACTCAGCTTAAGGCTATTGTTCCTGACTGGGTATACGATGCAATCGCAGCTGACCTAACCTTGGCTATGCCAGGCGACGGTACTCTGTCAGTTTCTGAGTCAGAAATCAACGGCTACCTTGCTAACAGCAACGTAACCATGGTTGGCTCACCTGACGCAACTGTATTCGGTTCGCAGGGTGCTGGTGCTATGACTGCATTCCCATCAACCTTCGACTGGTTCCTATTCGCTGAAGGAACATTCTTGTTCCTAGACGGTGGAACTCTGGACCTTGGAATCATTCGTGACTCGACTCTTGTCGGCACAAACGACTACAAGATGTTCATCGAAACATTTGAAGGTGTTGCCAAGGTTGGTATTGAGTCGCTAAAGATTACCTCGACATTCGTTGTCAAGGGAACTGCAGCTGCTCTAGTTACCGCTGTAGGTTACTAAACCCGATTGTTGCGGGGGGCCTGGAAACGGGCCCCCCAATACAGCAAAAAAGATAAACTTTTAAACTAAGGATTTCAGATGGCTTTCCCAAATAATGGCGTTGTAGAGGCACCACAGATTGTGCCCTCCGCTTTTGGTCTACTTGCCGTAGTCAAGCCTGAAAACTCGACTGACGAGGGTCAATGGACTCGTGGATTTTCTCAGGAGTGGGAGACAACCCTATACTCGGCAACAAACTGGGACGACACTGACTCTACTAGCGGTGAAGTTGTAGCCGCTGGTGCACCTACTTACTACACCGAAATCAAACCATTCTTTATTGAAGCAGAAGAGCTTCGCTCAGGTCTAGGATTCCTAGGATTAGACCGAATCGCTCGCCTAAAGCGTCAGCTAGAAGGCGTTACCCAGCACGCAATGGAAATCGAGCTATGGGATGGAGCTGTTCGTAAGGGCGAGAGCCATGGTAACAAAGCTCTTTCGGCTGCTTCTGCAACCATTCTTAACGGTGGAACTGCTCTTTCACCACGCCGCGCACTTGCTCTTCTAGAGCACTCTATCGGACTAGCGTCTGATGGCGGCGAGCAGGGAGTTATTCACGTAACTCGCGACGTTGCTGCTTTGTTCTCTAGCAACTCGAACATGATTTTTCACGAAACTGAGAAAGACCACCTACAGACTATGGGCGGCACTCCAATTATCGTGGGGTCTGGCTACACAGGAACTGGACCTGATGGTGCAACTGGTGCAACTGCGTCAGCCACCAACAAATGGATTTACGCAACTGGCACCGTCCGCACTTACGTGGGCGATGTTGACGTCGTAAACGACAATCTAGCGCAAGCTTACGATGTGTCGGGAAATCAAAATGACATGAGATTGAAGGCAATTCGCCCAGCTGCGGTTTACTTCGATACATCCATCCACCTAGCTGTACGCGTCGACTTGACTGCGTAAAGCATAAACAACAACCTAAGGAGAACAGCTAAATGGCTACTCAAGAATATGCTGCTAGCATCCAGGGTGTGTCGATTCGTGTCACCCGCCTGGACGCCGCTGGCAATTTGCTAACTGGCCCAGGTGACAGCTACACCACCTCGGCCTTCATGCGTGTTTCATTCACCCCAGAATATGAAGAGGGCGATGAAATCACCGAAAAGGGCGCTAACGGTGTTATCTGCGTGTCTTACAAGGCACCTGACACACTAAAGCGCATCACAATGGAACTTGCTATTTGTGAGCCAGACCCAGAGCTTTCTGCTTTGATTTCTGGTGGTCTATTGCTTCGCAAGGACCTATCAAATGGTGGAGCTTCTAACACTCGTTCAATCGGTTGGGCTGCCCCAGGCGTAGGCGATGACCCAGCTGGTAACGGTGTTGCCATCGAAGCTTGGTCACACGCTGTATCAGGCGGTAAGCGTGCTTCGGTACTTCCTTACTTCCACTGGGTATTCCCATTCGTCAAGATGCGTCAATCAGGTGACCGCGTTATCGAAAACGGTCTGATGGCTAACACTTTCGAAGGCTACGGTCTTGGAAATGCTGCTTTCGGTTCAGGTATCGATGGCCGCTGGGAGTTCCCAGTTGCTGCAGAGCGTCCATACGCTTACGCACGCACCTCATGGGCTCCAACAGGTCTATCAGGCTTCTACACCTGGTCTGACAACGCCACTGACCAGGTTGTCTTCTCGGCATCAGGTACTGGCACCAAGAACGCTACCACAGTTAAGATTGCTTCGGTTGCTGCAAGCAACGCTGCTATCGCTAACAACGTAACAGTAGTGTTCGACGCTGACCCTAAGCTAGCTATTGGTGACAAGATTAAGGTTACTGGCATCGGTTCTCCATTCGATGGAACTGTTGACGTAGTTTACGCTAACACCACCGCTGCTACCTACACATCGCCTGTTGCTAACTCGGCATTCGACACTATTGCTACCAACACCGCTTTGGTAACCAACAGCATCGCTCGCATCCAGGTAATCAACTCGGTAACCGAGGTTCGTGTCGTAGCTAACGCTGTAACGTCGCTACTCCCAGTAACAACTGGTGAAGCATTCAACGTTCCTGGCAGCTTGACCTACAACGCTGACAACGCTATCGACAACATCATCACAGCTAACGAAACTGGCACAACTTCAGCCAACTAATTAGATAACTGAGTAGGGCGGTGCATCCTGTAATCGGATGTGCCGCCCGCTTGGTTTAGCTACTACGAAGGATTATCATGGCAAACAATCTCTGGGTACAGCCTTCAGAGCTAGGACCATACGCTCGTACAGAGTTCGCTACAGAGGCGTGTGAAACTGCCTCGTTCCTTCTTTGGGCCATGTCTGGTCGTAAGTACACTGGCACAACCATTGTTACTGAACGCTACACCTGCGTCCTTCGCAACAACCGCATGGGTCCGTCTACTAAGACGAACTCACCAGTTCTGTTCGGTGGAGATGTCTATAACATCCCATCGGGTGACTACGACGAATACTCGGAGCTCACAGCAGACGGCCTCTCTCCCGATGCCCGAATTCGACTTCGCGGTCGCCCAGTTAGTAAAGTTATTGCTTTGCGTAACAAAATGGGTGAGCTAATTGACCCTAGCAAATACTACCTAGTAGACCACTCGACTATCCACGTTGCTGCTGGAACTGCCTGGACACCTTGTAATACAGAAATCACCTATGAGTATGGAACCCCTGTCCCAGTTGCGGGTCGCATGGCTGCTCGCACTATGGCTCTAGAGTTTGCAAAACTATGGGCTGGTGACGATGACTGTGCGTTACCTCAGCGTGTTACTTCTGTTTCACGTCAGGGTATCTCTTACACAATCTTGGATAACCAGGAGTTCATCGAAGAACTTCGTACTGGTCTGTACGCAGTTGACTTGTTCCTTAAGACAGTCAACCCAGACAACGCTCGCAGAAAAGCTAAGGTATTTACTCCTGATGTTCCTCGCGCTCGTCGTTACACAGCGAAGCCGCTCTACCTAACTGCTGATGCTGACTATGACGTTACCCTAGTCCGAAACACTGCTGGTACGTGGGATGCTCCTGCCGAGGTCGACCTGACTGCACTAGTCAATAACACTGGGTGGTCTCCTCAGGTGAAACTCCGTAACTATGGAGCCACCACGACAATCGACCTAGACTCTAGCTCCATCGACCTAAACATCATAGACGAAACTATTAGTGTCACCTTCCCGTATGACAAGGTCTTCAAAGCTATCGGTATGGTTGACCCTGGTACTTGGACACTTTACGCAACTAAAACTATTGCTGGCGTAGAGAATGTGACTGAGCTTGCTACTGGCAATCTTAAAGTCGAAATGTATGGTTAGGAGAGACCATGGTTTATTTTGATATCAGCGGTGTAGACAGCGAAGCCCTACGCTTAAAAGATATGATGGACGGCGTTCTTGAACGCTTAGAGTCCGTCTACCAGTCCTACAATGTTCCGCTACCTAATCGTCGCTACTGGATGATTGGTGAGCCAGCTTACGACTGCGAGCAAGTTGTTATCGCATTTGACAGTCTTTACCTAGGCCCTCCAGGAGACGAGGTTGCTCAGCCTAATCGCTGCAACGTTCCTCGCAGTGCGACTTTTCGTATTCTAGTTTCCCGAGAAGTTTCGATTGTTGGCGTGAACGGACGTCCACCTTCAGGCGATAAGATTCAACAGACTTCTGCACTTCCAACTATCGATGCTTGGATTCTTATGGAGTCTATTCGTGAGTTCGACATGTGGGACGAGACTGGTTACGGTCTGGGTGTTGTTGCTTCACTTGAAATTGCAGGTCCAGAGGGTGGCTTCAATACTACTGGTCTGCGCGTAACAATGGCGGTCCCATAATGCTGCGCTTTAAGTCAAATCGTGTGCATTTTTACAACACGACTTTGCACAACTTTTTGAACACAAACCGTTCTAGAGACCCTATTACGCTTTGGTCTGAGATTGAGCGGTCTCTTAACCGAGGCGTGCTTAGGGCTAAAGGCGAGGTTGGCGTAAAAACTGGAAGACTTAAAAACAGTATTTTCTCCTACCACCTAGGTCACGCTAAGGGTCAGGTTTACGGTATTCGTGCTACCAGACCATACGCTACTATTCACCATGAGGGTTCTCGTGCACACAAGATGGAGATTATCCGTCCTAGTGGTAAGTCTCGTGTCCTAGTCTCTAGAACGGTCATGCACCCTGGGACTAAGCCAAACCCATTCCTTAGTAATCAACTAGAAACTATCTGCCGAGTTGGACGTGGTCCTCACAAGACCTGGAACGAATAATAGCCATTCCTAGGCCATAGTACAATAGACGTAGGCGTAATAAGCGCCTTTCTATGATGACTACAAAAGAAAGATATCACTAAGATGGCAAGATTTAAAGATTTTGGTAAGGGTAAAGAAGACAACACTATTTCTTCAGACCCAATCAAGTTTGCACTACACGGTCAGGAATTCGACTGCCACCCACGACTACAGGGTAAGACCCTACTACAGTTCGTTGAACTAGCTAACTCTGAAGACGCTGGCTCATCAGCTAAGGTTACTCGCGTTTTCTTTGAGAAAGTAATGGACGCTGAGAACTACAAGCGTTTCGATGCACTTCTTGAGCACCCAGACACAATCGTGACCGTTGAGTCACTTGGAGAAATCATTGGCTGGCTAATCGAGGAGTACAGCGGCCGCCCAAATCAGCAGCCAGAGGCTTAACGCTCTGGGCGGTTGACCTCTGGCCGTATGTAAATGGTAAAGCACTAGTGAATGGATTGAAACTTGAAGAGATGGAACTCTCTGACATGCTTGATGTCATCCACTATTTCTATGAAGATGACCTCAACTATGCTTCAGTCGAAGCATCTCAGATGGCAAACGCTAGGCGCATTACCGTTTTCAAGCAACTCTATGGAGTCGAATACAAGTACGCAACCGAAGACGCGAAGAACAAGACTGCCACTAGTGGCAATAGTAACTTCGACTTCGACTTGGATGACCCTGTTCCTTTCGACCCAACTAACGCACCTCAGAAACCTTTCATTCCAGCAACTGAAATTGATGCTAACTCATTTACACCGTTCGGTGACGTCCTTGACGCCCCCATTAACTAGAAGCTAGCGAGGAGGTGAGAATATGGCACTCGTAGGTGAAGCAAGAATTAAGGTTGTTGCTGATACAAGCAAAGTCCGTGAAGAAATTCAAAAGGCTTTTGGCAACATGGAGAAGGACGCTGATAAAGCTGGAAACAGCGTATCTAAATCTTTCAACAGAGGCATGTCAAATGGCATGGGTAATGGAAACGCTTTTAAGAAATTTACTAGCGAATCCAAACAACTATCGAGTCAGTTCCACAAAGCAATCCGTAGCAGCTATAAGTGGCAAGCAGCAACAGGAGCTTTGCTACAAAGCATAATGGCGCTCGGTGGCGGTCTTCTCGCTCTCGTTGGTAACATAGCTGGTGCCGCTTCGGCTGGTATCGCGCTTGTTGGTGTTATGGCTCAGATTAAAGTTGCCAGCATGGTTGCCAAATCTGCCTTCAAGGGTGTTATGGAGGCAGTCAAGAAAGACTCCAAAGGCGCTGGCGAAGCTGGTAAGACAATCAAAGAGCTGCGCGAAGAGATGCAGCAACTTGCATTCGCCGCAGAAGAGGCTGCTCTTGGTGAAGAAGCAGCGTCCATCAAACTTGAAAAAGCTCGTGAATCTCTGGCTCGTGTTCAAAACCTTCCGCCAGACAACCGTGCCCGACGTGAAGCGGAGCTAGCCTATAAAGAGGCTGAACTTGGCTATCGTAAAGCTAAAGACAAAAACGCTGACGCCGAAGATGCAATCATCAATCCTAAAAAGAAAAAGGGTTCGATTGGCGATGACCCTTATAAGGACTTGACCAAGAGTCAAAAAGAGTTTGCAATATACCTAAAGAGCGTAATGCCTGAGTTTAAGAAGCTCAACGAGGCGGCAGCTAGTGGCTTCCTTCCAGAAGTAAAAAAGGGAATGCAAGAAATGTTTAAGGGCGGTCTATTTGACCGCCTTGTAAAGGGCTTTGAAGATGTCGGTAAGGGTCTAGGTAAGGCGACTAAAAACTTCGCTGGGACAATGTTCGACCCTCAGAACCAGAACAACCTCTCTACGTTCTTCAAGAACACTGCCACGACTACAGGAACTCTCGGTACAGTCCTAGGAAAAGCATTCTCTGGCTTCCTTACGCTGATGACTGCAATCAATCCGCTTATTACTAGGTTCACCAGCTTCCTAGAGATGAAAGCAACTGGATTCTCTAAAAACATGCAGGGCGACTTTGCCAATGTTCAGGCGTTTTTTAAGCAAGCTGGAGATGCAGCCGCTGGATGGGGTACAATCCTAGGACGTATCTTTGATAAGTTCAAAGGCATGATTAAGGCTAACGTCGGTCCTGGTACTGGCGGTCAGCTTCTTCTAGACTACTTCAAGCAAGGTACTGACGGATTCCGTGGGCTAGACGGTGCTGCTGGAGAGTTTGCTCGAAAGAACCACTTCCTAGCATCTGCTACCAACCTAAAAGCTATGCTTGAGAGCGTTAGCAAAATATTTGGCTTTATGTCTGACCTAGGTACTGACCCTGCTGTTGCTAGTTTCTGGGGTATTCTATCTGAGCTAGAGGGGCCGCTCAGCCATATATTTGAATCTATTACTGGCTCTTCCGATGAGTTAGCTAAGCTACTAGTTACGGTAGTTGAGATTGTTGCATCGTTCACTGATGCTGGTCAGTTGAATGCATACATGGGAATTTTAAGCAATATTTTTGGTATCCTCGGTGGAATTGTTAGGACGCTTTCTCCTGTCTTAGCCTTCTTTGGACCAGCTGTAGGTGCTATCGGTGCGCTGGTGACTACTATGCTCCTTCTGAAGAAGGTCACCATGCTCGTGACTGGTACCACTATGGTGCTTGGTAAAGGCATCGGCTGGGTTACCAGAATGACTCAGGGATTGATTCTTGCCAACAAGACTCACCTGGCTCAGGAAACCCTGAGCATGCGAATTAAGCGAGCCCTGATTATGCTAACTACCGCTGAGGGTAGAGCAAAGATGATGGCATCTCTTAAAGTAATCTTCTCTGCTGGTGCTAGCCAAAAAGCAGCTCAGGCTGATGCTCAGGCTGCGATAGCTAAGGCTGCTGCTACAGGAGCTACTGTTGCTCAGTCGGTAGTAACTACCGCTGCTATCGGCCCTACTATGGCCTTGTCTGCTGCCATCAACTCAGCTATCTGGCCTCTAACTCTTATTGTTGCCGCTATTGCTCTAGTTGTGGTGGGTATCATCGCCCTTGTAGGCTGGCTAAACCAGATTAAAGCTGACCAGGTTAAAAAAGCTGGTAAGGAAATTGACTCTCAGTTTACAGCAACTAAGGGCAAAATCATTGGTGCCGCCGAAGCTCAGGATATGTGGAGTGCTTCGCTTCTCTCTATGCGTGATGACCAAAAAACTGGAATCAAAAGCATCAAAGAGATGGGTAAGGCTCTAAACGAACAGGGAATTTATGTACAAGGCTATGGAACTGTACAGTCAGAAGCCCATAAGAACGCTAAAGAAGCCCTAGATGTGTATATGAGCAGCTTAGCTAAACTTGCAAAGAAGAACTTGCCAGAGGCTCAACGCCAGTTCCGCAACATGATTGTATCTAGCGGAATGAACAAGCAAGCTACCATGGATTCCATTGTTGCAAACAAGGACATGGTTAAGTCTCTGGAGAAGCAAGCCAAGGCAATGGGTGACACCATTATGAATGCCGACGGTACAGTGAATGCTCTGAAGGCGCTCGACTATGCTATTGGCGAAGGCTCTTATGTTCGCCAGAAAGCTATTCTAGAGCAAAGAAAGTTTGCCGAAACCTTTAAGAATGCTGCTTCTACATTTATTGATAGCAATGAAGCTATGCAAAATGCTACCACTGATGGCAAGCTTGACCTTAAGAAGTATGTCAAAGAGCTAAAGAACCAGGGAGGGGAGCTCACTAGCTGGAGAGCTAACATCACCAAGCTGAATGGTCTCTTCACAGATAAAAAGGTTCTTCAGGGAATCATTGCTCAGGGGTCTGCTGGTGCAGGACTTGTGCAGGCACTTGCCAGTGGCGGTCAAAAGGCCGTCACTGAGTATCAAAATGCTCAGAAGGAAATCCTCAAAGCTAAGCAGGATGCTGACACTTTCACTAGAGCGTACAGCAGCACCGAAGCCGCCTCTAACGCTCTAAAAAACAGCATGAAGGGGGCTGGCAGCATGATGGCTAGGACTATGGAACGTTTTGCTGACGATGCCGCATCAGGTATGGGAACATTTGAACTTGCTGCTAAATATAATATCAGCGAGAAAGCCCTCATAGCTGAGCAGAAGAGACTGGATGCTGGTGGCGACCTAGCTAAGAACGTGAACCTAACTGCCCAATGGGACAAGCCAAGCCTACAGGCGATGCAAAAGGAACTAGCTGAGAAAATGGGCACAATAACGCTTACAGCTGTGCCTGGACCAGCTAAAGGTAATGCTAATGGAGGCGTTATCACTCGTGCTCTTGGTGGCATCGTCGGTACAGTTCGGGACATTTCTAAGTTTGCAGACGGCTATGGACCTAGCTACAACGGCCGCGTAACTGGCCCTGGAACTGCTCGCTCTGACCAGATTCCTGCAATGATTTCTAACGGCGAGTTTGTTATGAACGCCCGCGCTACCGCTGCCAACCTAGACCTACTAAATGCCATGAACAGCAATAAGGGTGTCTCTGCTGGAAACCAGATTGCTATTACAGTAAATGCAGCCCCAGGTATGGACGAGCAGCAAGTTGCCGCTCAGGTTGCCCGTCAGCTCGATGCTCAGCTATCTAAGGGTGGTGCTCTATAATGACAGTTGACTATACAAAGTCTGGTGCTCAGGGTTTAGAAAATAAAATTGTTAATCAGGGACTTACTAAAGTTCCGTTCCCGAATATTACGGGTCTCACTCTTGCTGCTGATATCCACCTGAAACATCCAGACATCGCCGAAGAACTCACCTTCAATACTATTGACTCAGACAACAACGTCTGGGTAATTACCGACATTCAAAACTGGTGGAACATGCCAGAGCCAGAACTTCCAGACATTGCTCGCGGTCTAGACGACGGCTCTTATGACGTTCGCGGGCGTTGGAGAGCTAGAAGCATGACTGTGACTGGTTCGATTCTTGTGTCAGACGCATCTAAAACAGCCGCTGCCCGTCAGAAACTTATGGAATACTGCAACCTTGTCTACACGGGCGGTTGGTTGATTGTTGACGAGACCCCTTACCGCAAGGCTGCCTACGTGCGTCTAGTCGGTCAGCCGACATTCGAGAACCCTACTCCTCGTGGTCGTATCAACTTTACAATCCCGCTAAAAGCGGCTGACCCGCTAAAGTACTACTGGAACCGAGCCGACACAGATGGTTACACTTATGCCAACAGCATTGCCACGGCTAACGTAATCAATAACGGTAACTATCAAGTAGCTGGTGTATTTACTGTTACAGGTCCAATTACTGCTCCCGCATACATTGTAGCCAACAACGCAACTACTAGCACCAGTCAGAAACTGACAATCACAGCTAGTCTTCGTGATACCACCTACACTACTGGAACTACCTATACCGAGTTCTCTGGCGGTACTGCAATCATCACAGCTAATGCTGTAGCTAACGCTAGCCACGGATTCCTTGTTGGTGACCGAATCACTATTACTGGCTCTGGAACTAGGTTCAACGCAACAAACGTTGCCGTTACTGCAGTTACTACCAGCACTATCTCTTACGAGAAGCCGATTGCTAACATCACTAGCATCACCCACTCTGGTAACGTAGCTGCGGTAACCACTGCGGCTGCTCATGGATTAGTTGCTGGTGACACCTTCTACATCAAGGGGAGCAGCAACCCAGTATTTGACGGGGGCTACACTGTTCTAGCCTCTCCGACCCCTGGAACATACACATTCTCTTATTCAAAAGTAACCGCTAACCAGGGCTCTGGCTACGGCGGTACGCTGTCTCCTCAGCTGGCATCTACAGCTTTAGGTTCGCCTGGAGCAGTTACCCTAGCCGTAACCGACACTATGAGCATCGATACCTACAACAACACTGTTGTTTACCGAGGACTTCCTGACTCATCGCGCTCAACGCTGGCTGTAAACGTTGACTGGATTAAATTTAAACCTGGGACTTCAGTAGTTACTTTCTCTCCGACTGCAGGTGCAGGAACGTGTTCGCTCAAATACCGCTCTGGCTGGATAGGGTAAAATAGTCTTATAGAGACGACCCGACGTGAGGATGTAAATGCCAGACGGTATAGCACTACCAATTACGAGCGCTAATGCGCCTCGCTACCGCTACTATACGGTTAACATTGTCACCAACAAGGTAATCGGTGAAATCCCTTTTGAAGATGTTAGCTACGAGCGTTCAGTAAAAGCTCCTGGTCCTTTTGAAGGAAAGATTACTGTATCTGAGCAGACTAACGACTTGGACCTCTACAACGCCACCCTACCTGGCAAGACTGCTCTTTACGTAGTCCGCGACGAGACCCCAGTTTGGGGCGGAATTATCTGGGGCCGCACCTACGACCTAGTTGGTCGAAGCCTTGCTATTTCGGCTTCTGAATTTACAAGTTACCTAAGCCACCGAATTGTTTGGAAGACCTACTCGCACAGCTTTACTGCAAAGCTGACTAAGGTAACCGACAATGGCTATGTCAAAGTTTCTGTTCAGAATAAGACGCTCAAAGAAGCCCTCACAATTACTGACGCTAGTGGTAACCCGACTACTGTCAGCATCAACTTTGCCGACAACGCTTTGCGTAAGTACAATAAAAATTACAATGTTGTTGGACTAGCTAGCACTCCTGCAGCTCCTGCTGACCCAGGGCGTACCGCATTCTATGTTGATATGCCACTACTGCCAGCTAAAAAAGGTATCTACGATGGTGTAGGCGTATCTATGAAAGCAGATACCTACGACTACTTACGCGATATTCTTACCTCTACCTTTGCTGACTTCACCGACATACAGTTCCCGAACGAGGTAATCGAGCCAGGTATCCGTGAAGCCTACACCGTGAAGACTAAGCAGTTAGCTGCCTCTAACTCCACCGTTGGTGTGGCCACGCTAACAACAGAAACTGACCACGGGCTAACCCTGGGGCAGAGTGTTGAGATTTCGAATGTTGACCCTCAGCTAGATGGTTTGTATGCGGTAAGTGAGATTCCAAACAAGCAAACATTCAAATACAACATCGTTAATCCTGTTGCAGCGTATGACCGTTCTACGAAGATATACCTTACAAACATTGCTACTGCGAATGTTGTTGACCAGAGAGATACTGTTGCTAGGCGCAGGGTTACTACCTATATCTCTCAGTACATCACCAATATCTCTAGAGTAAGCGGAGTTACCACTCTAACTTTTGATGGTGTTCACAATTTTGAAAAAGGACAGAAGATAGTTCTATCTATCGAAGCTTCGCCTTATGTCTACTTTATGATTTCTGTGACCACGACAAAAAATGGTAAAAAGACCACTAAAAAGGTGAAGACTAATACTTTTGATTACAAACAGTGGAATCACACGGTCCTAGTAACATCTGCCACTGACGAGACCATCACCTTCGATGAGCCTAAGTACAAGGCAGCTAAGTACAATAAAACTTTTGATACTGTAACTCTCAATAAGAACTCTGCCAAGAGCGCGGAGCCAGTATCCACACTGCAGCTCTACCCTAGCAACTCTTCTGGCTACAACATTGGAGACAATGTATACGTTGATGGTGTCGACCAGCCAGAATGGCCGTATGGTGTGTACGACGGGTATCAGAAGATTTACGACGTCAGCCCTGGTACGGCAATAAAAATCTCCTCATACGAGTCTCTTCTATCCAATTCTAACGAGGACGAGACAGAAGATACTGTAGTTGTCCGCTACACTTGCGACGCTGACCCAGGGATTGCCGAGCAGGATGAGTTTGTTGTTTCTGGCATTACCGCATATCCTCAGCTGAATGGTACTTTTATTGCCGCTAAGCCTTCATACAAGAGCAGCACCAAGTGGATTGTAGAAGTTAAGAAAGCCATTGCAATTATTTCTTCTACCGCTCAGTCTTCTGGGGCAGCACTGCGTAAAAATGGTGACAGTTGGATTGCTTATAGGCCAAACACTAGTGAGCTACGCTACAGCTTGAAGAGCGAGCCAAATAACGTGGCTGCGGTTGTTAAGATGTCTTACACTAAAAAAACTAAAACAGTAAAAGTAGTCACTAAAGAGCGTCACAGCTTTAAGGTTGGCGACAACGTAAGACTCGAATATGCAAAGTCCAAAAACAACGTCGACCAAAAAACCTATGGCGGTAACATAGTCATCACTGGCGTTAGCGACTCGGACACCTTTACTTACGTGCTTGTCAAGGGTAGACACAAGCTGGCTGCCCCGACCTCTGACGTAGCTGTTGTGACTAAGACAGCTACTGCCACACTAATCTCCAGCAAGACTGCTATCACCCCTGCATTAGATATCCCTATCTTAGCTATTAGAGGAGAGGCTACTTCTGATGCCTATTCAACAATCACTGTTTATGCTGATGACCATGATTTAAAAAGCGGTGATTTCATATCAATCAGCTATGCTAATGCTGCTTACAACGCGATATCTACCAAAGAAGAGCCAGTCCAGGTAACTACTGCTGGAGATAAGTATTTTAGATATCAAGTTGGTGGCCCTAGCTTTGGCGGAGATACGACAAATGTGTACAGCCTAGAGTACATGAGCAGCTCTAACGTTCGCGTAAAAGTTGCTAAGAGCACTGCCCTAACCGCTCTTACAGCTACAATTACTTCTGTTGATTTCTCTAACGTAGCCAATAATCAAGTAGTATTCACAACAGCTTCTCCTCATGGCATTGTTGCTGGTCGTAAGGTATCCATCACTGGGTTCCCTCAGCCTTCAACTACCATAAGAACTTCAACCAATACTGCGGTTACGGTTACTAATATCTCCTACCTCAGCCAAGACAACTCCATCACTGTAAGATTCTCGGCCCCGCACGGACTGAGTGACGTTGATGACATTGGTGCAAAACTAAAGATTAGCGGAGCACCAGACACGGCTCCGTATCTCACTGATACCGACTACATTAACGGCCTACCTCTAAAGTCCTGGCTGAACTCTTCAACTGGCCACTACATCGCAGATGTTGTTACGCCTACCGAAGTGTCGATACCTCTTATGGAGTTTAACCGCGACTGGGAGCTGTATGGCAGTTCTCTATCTGGTCTATCTGCATACTTGATAACTGAGACAAAAACTATTTCCAGTGCTACCGACTACTCGAAGCTAAACTTTGTAGCTGATGTTGTATCTGTACCTTCTACAACCAAACTTGTGTTCAAGTATCCTGGCGTAGATGACGACGGATTTAGTGGGACCTACACCCCAGGCGTCACTGTCACAGCTACTGCTCCCGCTTATAGAAACGAGACAAGCAATCAGCCAGAGGTTGGTGACCTATTTGGCTTGTCTGGATTTAGAGATACCAGCATTAGCCTGTACTCATACTTGAATAGGGACGGGTATACCGTCAATGATATAGGCTCCGTTCCTTCTCAGACGGCAAATACGTACATCTATCTAACTCCTCCAAAAGTTAGTGGAAAGTACATCAAGTATGCAAACGCAGTATTCACTGCTGGTAAATACCCGACCCTGAGCCGTGGCTTTGACGTTAGCGGTAGCGTGTATCTAAACCAGTCTGTTCGCGATGCCACTGAGGACCGAAACTCTTACACAGTTAGTAAGGTCACCAGAGCGGCCGACAATGTTACAACTACTCTTTACACCAGCATTCACTCTATAAATGTTGGCGACTATGTCGTAGTAGACATGTTTAAGGATAGTTTTGATGCTTTCACCCAGAACTACAAGCCATTAAAGGTGACGGCAACCACTGCCAATAGCATCACCTATGTGATGTCTACTAAGACTTCAATCGAGTACATTTCCTGGAACGCTAAAGTAGCCACTGTTTACTTTACTGGCGGTTCTGATGCTCGTCACAATTTTGTTGTTGGAGACACCGTAACTATCGCAAACATCCCTGATGCTGGATTTAGCGGGACTGGTAAGGTTATTACCTCGGTCAGCCCTACAAGTATCTCGTTCACCAACACTAGCCCTACTGCAAAAATTAAGAAGAAAACTACAGCCAGTACTGCCACGGCTACAAGAACTGCATCAGTTACTATTACTGATAGCTCGACTGACGGCGTAATTACAAAGGTCCCGACTATCTACAAACGACCAGTTGTGTATTCTAAGACCTACGGTGAGTACCCTAATAACGCTAGTATCGGTGGAATCACATTCTCCACTATGGACTACAGCAATAAAGGAATGGCTAACTCTCCAATCTTCGGAAGCGACCTTCAAACAGTTGCCGAGATTCTAGACAAGTACTCTAATGGTCTCAATGGGTTTGATTACCGCATTGACCCTGGTCTATACACTGATACTGACGGGGTAAAGAAGTTCACTCGCAAGTTTGTGCTGATTCCTATCTACCCGCCGACTCTGACCTCGTACCTGAATACGCTGCCTGGTGGCAAGCTGGCTCGCGGGCAGGTAGCTACTCCAGCTGCTCTGGGTGCGGACAAGGTCATCTTCGAGTACCCAGGAAACGTGACTAACGTCAGCCTTGCTGAGAAAGCCGAGACTTCTGCGACGCGTATCTTTGTTCGTAGCGGCGATGGTAAAGCTGGTTCTGGTACAGAAGTAGCGTACTCTGCAGCAGCTGACTCAGACCTGCTTGCCGATAACTGGCCACTACTTGATAAGAAGGAGACAGTTGCCTGGCCTCTACAGGCTTCAGGAACAGATGCTGGAACCACCCCAACCAACACCGACACCTGGGGAAACCACGATGACGAAACTGACTACCACACAAGTGCGTTAAGATTTTTAAGTGAGTCAAAACCGCCAGCTGGTGATTTTGTAATCAACGTTAATGGTTCCGTGACTCCTGTAATTGGAAGCTACAATCCTGGAGACTGGTGCTCAATTATCATCAATGACAACTTCGTCAAGACACGCCTAAACAGCGTACTCGAACCAAGAAAAGACGTCATTGTTCGAAAGATTGATGCCATCAAGGTTTCTGTTCCAAATAACCCAGCGTTCCCCGAGCAGATTAGCTTGACACTTATTCCAGATTGGCAGGTCGACTCAGTTGGCAAATAGACGCATAAGCCGTAATAAGAGCTTTGCCTCTTATGTAAATTCGATTAACCAAGACGTAAATGCACTTAAAAGTACCAACACTGGCGGAAGCATTAGTGCTGGTGCAATCTCTGGTGAAAACCTAAGCGAAACAGTAACGCTATTTGGAAGTTCAATCCAAAGCAACAACTACGCTCCTGGAGCTGCTGGTTGGAAGATTGATGGCACTGGTGTGGCAGAGTTTGCGGATGTCTATGTCCGTGGTGATATTAATGCTGAGACTGGAACTATCGGTTACTGGAATATCAGTCCAGTAGATGCCACCCGTCACATTGGTAATGACCGAATCTTTGGTACGTTCCTAGAGTCTGCTCAGATTGGAATCAATGACGATGAGCGAGACGATGGCGTTTATGTGTCGCTCTACAAGACCTATTTCGAGGACGCACTCCCCGTAACGGACTGCAGACGTACTGCCAACGTTGCAACTATCACGGTTCCAGGGCACACGTACCAAGCTGGAGATTACATTAATGTTTTAATCGACCAGGATACAACTTTTAACGCGTCCCCCGTTGCTGTAAGAATTGATGAAGTTACCGAGTTTACGGTTAGTTATGAGAACACAGGCTCCGACTTTCCTACTGCCAACTCTACAACTGGAATCCTATCTAGCACAGCGGTAACTGGTACCGCTCAGTATTTCCAGAAAGACTCTGCTGGTCTATTTGTTCGTGACTACGGAAAAGTTGACTTCGACTACGGGTACTTCTCTTCTGAAGGCGTTAAATATGCCGCGGGCCAAGCAGTTAACTTGTTCCACAATCCGAGTTTTGAATATGGCTACGTGCTTTACGAGGCTGACAGTACTCCCGACCTAGGTACATGGACTATTGTTTCTGGTAGCGGTAGAAGTGCCACTAACTCGGCTGCCACATTTAGCTCCAACTTCTACCCATTGACGGCTGGAAGTTTTGTTGGCTGGGAGTTTAAGATTTCCAACACTGGATACTACACTCCCACTACTGACTACATCAAAGGCGTAGTAGATTACGCGGGAGCAAAAACATACAAAGTATTTGGCTCTAGTGCTGGTACAGATAGAGAACTTACTTTCAGTGCGGACGTGTTCTTCTCCCCGACACACCAGGCAATGACTCCTAGCGGAGTAACTGTGACGGCACCAAACTTGGTGTTTACTTTTGCATCTAATCCTTATGCATTAGTCGGAGATATGATTTATCTAGACTTAGATATCTGGGACGATGCTTATACCTACAGCTCTGCCACGCAAAAAACTGGCGACAGACTGTTTAAGGTAAATGCTGCTAACGCAACTAGCCTCACAGTTACTAACCCCTGGGCGTTGGCAATAACAGGTGCCACTATAGAATCAACCACCTCTGGCAGACCAGCAACTATTTATCACATTGCTGATGGTCAGCAAGTGACAACTGTAGCCCTAACCTACTCAAACGCATCAGTAAACACTATTATGACCTTGACTGCACCCAACCACGGGTTCACTACTGGAGATGTCATATATCTAGATGCAAACGTATTTGACTCTGACCCAGACTTTGCTTATAACAACTTTGCAGAGTTTGGTGTTGGCGATGATGGTCACACCTTCACAGTTAAATCCACAACGTCGACAACAGTTGTCGTGGAGGTCCCGAATGCGGATTACCAACCAGCTGGATATACGTTATCTGGTCGAACTAGCGATAGTGGATATGTTAGACCTGCTGCTATCTATTCTGGAAAAACAGTTTTGTATAGTTATGACTCTGCGAAAATAGAGTTTTCTAATGGAACTACTACCACCCTATATAGCGTTCTTACCACGGCATCCAAAGCTGAGTGGAACGATGTGGCTAACAGTGTTGTAAATAAGATTTCTACATATATTCCAGATGACTACATTGCAGCAGCCGTAAATAAGAATATCTCTATGGCTAAGGGCTCTAATAGTCCTTTTAGAATAAGCGCGTATGCCTTAGATGCCGCATATCAGTCCCTTGACCCGACTGGGCGAGCTGCCTCGGCTAATTTCTACATCAGACTCCCACTTGGGTTCTATGAGGCTGACGGTACAACAGTGCTAAAAGCTAAGGCGGATAGCCTAGCTCAGACTGTTCGTCAGACATATGACAACATTCAACTATCGACTGGTTCGGAGTTCTTTTTTGGTGGAGATTCGCACTCGGGAAGTTCCTGGGCCGACACCACACTAATTCCTGCTACGTACTCTGTTGGTACTGCAGATTCTTGGATTGATATTAGTGTTGAGAACGGCACTAGCTCTATCGACCACATCTCTGCGCTAACATTCATACCTACTGGTACTACGGTCTTGTATAACCCAGCATCGATTGCTCCTATTGCTCCACCGTCTTACGACTACTCACCTTATCAAGTGCCTGGTTATGTGTCATATGGGCAAACCACTTTATTAAATGCCAATCAGTCTACTTACTTGGTAGACAGTAGCATGCTAACCATCGAGGCTGGTAAATCTGGCTACATTAGTCCGAGTGGAACCATCACGTCTTCTGGTAGCTACCTGACTGGAGTTTCTGGGTCACTGGCTTCTGGTTTTGAGATGGTGGCATACAAGGATAGCGAGCTCTCTTCCCCGATTTCTTCAATTGGAGTTTGGGTAGACCATGATAACCTCAGCTACGCGTCTATTAGCGCTGACAAAGTCTATTTTAGAGACTCTTATGATAATAAGACCCTTGCCTCGGACTATAGAGTAGCAAGTAGCGGTTCACTGCCTAAAGATGAGTTTGGCAGCTATCTGCCAGAGATGGCGAATCACGTAGTCTACCTAAAGAGCGCTACTAATATAACCACTACCAACACTTCATACACCTATGGAACATCTAAGCTAGGTGGGTATTTTAGAACTGGAGCTTCTGGAAAAACTTTGGTTAATTTTGGCATGAGGACCGACAACTCTACTACTGGTAGCGTGTATGGGAACGTTGAAATTAGACTTGGAACAGACTCAGATGGAGTGCCTACAACCAGCGGTACTGTGGTGTCTAACTACGCAGCGGTTGTTGCTCAGAGCCAGGGCACAAATATCCACACCAGTACTTCAGCCTGCCTATACCACCTACTACCACATACTACGTACTATATTGCTTTTGGGTGGTATGTTAGCTCTGGTACTGGTAGTGCTTATGACCGATTCATAATCGTAAATCAAATTGTTTAGGATATTATGTTTAGAATACTAAAAATAGATGGCCCAGACGGTGGCTATGTTTACATCGTCTATGATGTAGTGTCTAAAAAAGATATTGCATCTTACGGCACATTAGAAGAAGCTTATAAAGATTTAATAAGTCGTCGACTTTAGACTACTATTTAGAAGTTGACTTCTTATTTTGTAGTTTTACTCTTGCTGCTCTCTTGCGGGCTTGTTCTTTTTGTGCACGAATCATTCGTTCTGCTCTTTGAGCGTGGTAAGCGTCTACAGCATTTGCACTAGTTCTGCTCTGCCATTCAAAACCACACTCGGTACACTCAACCATACGCATTGTCGCCCAGCGGCCACCATTAGGTCGCTCTACAGTTTTTGTCACTAGGTCCAACGTCTTTGTGTCGCAACCTGGGCACTTAGGGAATCGCTTACGACGAATCTCCTGACCTTCCCAGTTAATGGAAAGTGTGCGTTTGATTCGCTTCTGGTCCATGCCACCCCAGACGCCGTCCTTCTGCTTATCTTCTAGTGCCCACTTAGCACACTGGAGACGAACAGGGCAGTCGTTGCAAATTATTTTTGCAGATGCAATATCTGTTTTGTTGTTGGAGAAAAATATTTCAATCTTTTCTCTGTACTTTGGCTTAGCACACTCGGCATCTTCATGCCACTCTAGGTCTGAACTCACGGAATCTCTATTTCTACAAAAGTGATTTCCTGAATATCTTCTATTAGGTCTCCGAGAGGCGAGTTACCGTCTTCATCGCAGAAGGTTAGGTACTCATCCCCACCGACTGAGCCTGCCCAGCCATGCTGAGTATCTCCGTTGTCTATAAGTTTGAATGCCTCGGCCAGACTGTGCACAATCCCGTCACGCTGTAGCGTAGATGCGAGGGCACGCTTCACTACTTCATGCTCTATGTCTACGTGTTCTTCTGTGTAGAACACCAATCCAAGGTCGCCTTTAGTGTACGGAAAGTCGTAACCTTCCCACTCAGACCAAAGGGCCTCGCCTTTTCTAGAATCTTTCATACTATGATTCTATATTGACGAGACCCTTCTATATGGTCTATAATCCGTGAATTACAAATTTAACCACCAGGGGTGATTACGTAGCCATTCTTCAATTTACCGTGAGCAGTCACTTCAAACTTAGAGTCAAGTAGCTCGACTTTCAGTTCTACGTCTACCTTGTCTGGCACTTCGTCTCGGTCAATCCCTAGGAACCTACCGATGTGATTCATAGCGGCGTCTTTAGCAGACTGGTAATCCGTAGCAGTGAACTTTAATTCGAATGAAGTACGCATTATCGAACTCGCTTCTCTAGCTTGTATGGAGAGTAGTGCACGCCATCAAGTTGTGGGTTCTTGCCATCAGTTGATTTGAAAATTACGTCTCCATAGCGAAGAGCAGTAATCTTTCCGCGACGACCGTTGTGCATAGCACCAGAGGCATCATCGAATGCGTCATTTAGGACTCGTACTTCATCTCCAACAGTCAGTTGACCAGGCAGAGCTGGTACCCAAATCTCGTCCTTGTTCTCCTGCGGAGTTGTTAGTGCCGTGTTTACAGCGAGCTTACTAAAAATCTCTACTGCTTCTTTAGCTAGTGCAGGGGATAAGTCAGCAGTAGACCAGGTCTCAAGTAGTTTGAGGACCATCTTGCCAGAACCAACCTTTACTTTGGCATCTTGCATTTGCTGTCTAACCCATTCGTCATTTACGTCTGGCATTTGTTTCTCCTATTAGTTGTTTACTAGATTGTTTAAAGTTTCTAGGACTTCTTCTTTTGTAGAAATAGCATTCAAGTAGTCCTGCTTCTGCAACTTTGTTACTGCGTAACGCTCGTCTGGCTGCATGTGTTCAATGTAGGTGGGTAGATATGCCCACTGCTTAGAGAACTCCATAGTTTCACGCCACTCGGTCACTACTGGGGTCTGACCATTGAGAGCCATTGTAATCATGGGACTCCACCAGGTTCCTCCGTGGCGTTCCTGCGGAGCAAGTAAGAATCCGACGGACTCGGCAATTCGCTCTGAGACAGCTAGGTCATTGTCTCGTTTGCTTTCTCTGGCTAGCCCTACTACCTTTACCAACTGGCTTTCAATATTTGAAGACCACCTAGTAGAAAGGTCGTTTGCAGTCCAGTGATACTCTGGCTTAAAGAAATCGGTGTTTCCGTCTTCAAGATAGAGAGCATCAAAATTCAAACCAATAAGACTGTTCTCGGCACCACGAGGTAGGTATTTAGATACCGATTCGTCGGATTTCCAAGGTAGCCCTGGGTAGATTGTAATAGGCCACTGCTGGCTCTGAAGCAGCTCACAGGCCCTCACAAGGCGTTCTAGGGCCTCTGGCTTGGATGCTAGGGCATGTTCAGCTCTACGGAAATAGAAGGGTTTTACAAGGCTTTTAGGGTTCTTTAAGACCGAATTTAGACTGGCTTCTAAGAGCCAATGTTGAGGCTGGTCAATGACCAACCGAAGTTTAGGGGAGTCGAACATCAGCTCAATTACGCTCAATGCGCCATATGCTTTGTTTGCGCTCAGTGTGGTTGGCGGCACTACACCAACAAAAATTGCATCATAGATGTCTAACTGTTCTTTGGTCCAAGAGATGCTTGCAGGGACCCACGCAACATCGTGACCCTGACTAACTAAAGCATTATTTAGAATGCCGAAAAATCCAAGGTTACTCTTGTGAACTCTCTCAGACGTGTGCCCCGAGGCCATACCAGTTAAAAGAATCTTCATAGTCATACCTTACCAGCAGGTAAGAGGGACACCGATTGCTCGGTGCCCCCTCCGCTGTTGTTTGTTTAGAACGGTGAATCTGCTGCAGTGATAGGAGCAGCTGGAGCTGGAGCAGGTGCTGGAGCAGGAGCAGCAGCCACAGGGGCTGGTGCTGGAGCTGGAGCAGGTGCAGAAGCAGCTACAGGGGTAGCAGTAGCATCGGTTGGAAGAACGTAGTACATCTTGATTTCGTTCTTCTTCGAGCCCTGCCATACACGAGAGCCAACCTGACCACGGAATGAGCGACCGATTAGAGCCTGCTCAATCTGGGCGTTAGATGGGTTCTGGTCGAAGTAGGCCTTGTTTAGACCTAGTGCTGACATCTTCTTGAAGAACATGCCAAGTGCAGCAGACGAGTCTGGAGAAACAACAAGGTTGTCCCAAACTAGACGCTTTGCGTGTGGACCAGCCTGTACCTCAGTCTTGAGCGAGAACATGGTCTTGCCTGACTGTGATACTTTGGCGGTGGCTTCAGTGACCTTTAGGTCATAGTCGCCGTCTGGTAGTGGCTCGTAGTTTCCTACTTCGCCTGCCTCTTTGACGAGGTCGCTCCAATTTAGTGAGCTCATAGGATTATCCTACTTTCTGTGTTGTGTCGTTAGTCTTCACTCCGAAGACCATGTCGAGCATACGCTCAATTCCTAAATCGCCTTGTTCAACAATCTTCCCAAGACGACCTTGGACACGTTCACCAGCTTCGTAGTCTGGTGTACGTTCTACATACATACGGCGCACCTTGTAAGGGAGTTGCATTGGGTCAGGGTTTGGTACTGACTCAACGGTAATTGCGCCGAGGATATCGTAGAAATATGGTGCCTGAACTGCTAGCTGGCCCTGTAGGTAAGGACGGTATACGCCATCCTGTCCCTTACGAGACATAGCAGTCAAGACAATAGCCTCTAGAGGCTGGGTTGGGTGCATCGTTAGGTCACGGAGGTCACGAAGTAGTGCGCCCATGTGACGAAGTAGTTCGCCCCACTGCTGCATCTTCATCTGCTCTGTACCAGCGATGTTGTCCATGCACTTCACCTGCAACTCCGAGATGGAGTCGATGATGAGTGACTTGAACTGGTGCTTTCCGCTCTGAAGCCACTGGAATGCTTTCATAACTACATCGTAGTCACGAACCTGCACAACAACAGTGTCCCAGGTGCCATCAGCAACTGGTGGCTCCTCACGGATTGGGTCCCAGTACTTGACGTTGATTGGTAGGAAGCGGTGGCCGCCCTCCACATCAAGCATGAGGCGTGGGTATGGTGCGGTAACCGCAAAGGTGGACTTTCCAACCTTTGACTCACCGTGAACCATGATGGTTAAAGAACGTTGTACTTCGCTCATCATTCACTACCTTTCTTTTCTTCTGTAGTTCCATAATAGTCATAAGGGTTGCCAACCGCAAATGAATCCTCGATTGCTGCTTCTGCAGCACTTCCGTCATCCATCAAAGGACATACGGAGAAAAACTGACACTTCCACTTACAGTCACGACTTGGCTTAGGGTAGGCCACAAGCTGGTGGTCTGCTCCTGCATCAAGCTGGTCACGAACGTTAAGCATATCGCCAACCGCACCAGTTAGTCGCTTCCAGAAGTTGCGAAGTGCATAGATGTTGTGTCGTACTTCAATCTGCTGATAGAAAGGTGGCTTTGCGTTAGCAGTTCGCTTTACCTTTTTCAGCATCGTAAAGATACCACCGTCAGAGCGTTCGCCCTCCTTGTTCTGTGCAGCTTCCAAAACCATGTAGGTAAGAATCTGCTCGTTCATGTGAGCAGTCGAACCGAACTCGGTGAACGAGCCACCAACGGTCTTGAAGTCACGGAACATACGAGCACCGTCTGACTTACGACGAACACGCATATCGAGCTTACCTTGAAGTTCTACACGACCATCAAACATCGGCATAGAGATAATCTCTTCGTTAGAGATACGCTCTAGCTCAACGTCAATGCCTTCGTCTTCAACCCACTCTAGGTAGCCAGCAAGCATGATGTGACCTAGCTCTGCTTCAGACTCTAGGTCTGAAGTGTCGCGGTATGCATCCATTAGAATCTTGCGGTCAGCAGCAACTAGTTCTGAGTGAATCTCAAGCAAGTCGAGTTCCATGTCAGACGAGTAGTAGCGGTCCATAGCTTCGTGGATACGGGAACCAAGTGCAAGTGCTCCAGTGAACTCTTGCTGCTTTGGCTTTAGTCGGCGATAGTAGCTGAACCACCAGCGTCGACGGCAGTCTTTGAATGTTTGAATCTCTGAATTGGAGATTCTGATTGGGGGGCGTAATTCTGTCATTTGTTTTATTTTACCTTCTCTGCCTTGAGCATGTCAAGTAGCTTAGCCTTATCTTTTACAACTTGCTCAAAGTTGTCAGCTTTTGTATCTAGAGCCTGAATTACACGCTCTTCGATTGTGTCCTCGGTCACGTAGTCAGTAATGAGAATCGAGTCGTGAATCTCAGAGCCGATGCGGTGAACGCGGTCCAGTGCCTGCTTGTAGTCAACTAGCGACCACGGACGCTGGAGCATCACTAGACGACGTGCAGCTGTAAGAGTTACACCTACACCGCCAGCTTGTGCAGTGAATAGAATCCACTTAATCTTGCCTGACTGGAAGTCATCGATTGCCTGCTGACGTTGGTCCTCATCTTGAGCACCAGTAATCAAGCCGTGGGCGATTCCTTCTTTAGTCATTCGTGCGCTCAGCAGTTCGATGAGCTGACGAGATACGGCACAGACGGCGACAGAGTCACCATCGTAGTCGCTGTTTTTAATATCATCCATCAGAGCATCTACCTTACAGGAAGGGTCTGACAAAGTAATTTTCTCTTGGCCAAGTTCGTCAATAGTTACGTCAGCGTAAGAGCTTGCTAGCTGAAGTAGACGCAGAGTCTGAGTCAGTGGGTTAGGTGCAACGATAGCATCGCCAACCTCTGAACCATCATCACTCTTGCTTAGCATTGCAATCATGTTGTCGCGCATCTGCTTGTAGGCTTTAGCCTGCTTTGGAGACATCTCGACATCTCGGCGGTTGGTCATAACTTCTGGGAGCCATGGCAATACGCGGGACTTCAGCATACGTCTCATGCGTGGGTTGATAGTTGCATAGAACTCTTCCTCCATGTGAGGCTTTACACCTAGAACCATCATTCCACCGAATGCGTTGAACATGGTGTTCACCATGCGGTCAATCCACTTGGTCTTTGATGGCCACTCTTCTGGAGAGAGCCAGTGCAGGATTGCCCACATATCAACAACGTCATTAGCGATTGGAGTACCAGTCATTGCAAAACGAATGTCTGCATTGCCAGTTGCTGCCCAAAGTGCTCGGCTCTGCTTAGACTTAGGGTCTTTTGAGCGGTGCATCTCGTCAGCTACAACAGCCTTGAAGTCGATGGTGTTTAGTTCACGCTGGTGCACCTCACACTTAGTGTGTGTGACTCGGGTGTCGTGCCCACCGCAGTCAACGCAGCGTGCAAGAGCAATAGCACCATATGATGCGAGCTTGGAATGAGTGCGTAGCGATTCCCAGTTGATAACGTAAACGTTTGCTGGGTGCTCAAACTGTGCACGACGCTGAACTGAAGTTCCCTTGATAACCTGAACGTCAACGCCTGGCCACCACTTTTCAAACTCACGTGCCCAGTTCTTCTTCAGAGTGTTTGGGCAAACGATTAGAGCAGGGAAGATGTTCTCTCCGCGGTCGTGCAATTCTTTTAGTCCACGAATAGCCTGAGCAGTCTTACCTAGACCTGGCTCGTCAGCTAGAAGTGCGCGACGTGCAGTTGCTAGGAACTTTACGCCAGCACGCTGGTGTGGGAATAGGTCTTCGTTTCCGAGGTCTTCTGCCTCAGGTAGTACTTCGATATCGCGCAAAACATTGGATGGGTTTACACGAGTTAGAACTTCGTTAGAAGCCCATGCAGCGAGGTTGGGGCCAATCTCTAGCTCAGTTTTGAAGGTTGAGCGGAGTGCTAGACAGCTAGCCCAAGAAGTAGGCACACGCCAAATTTGCTCTTTAGCGGACCAAGCAGCACCTGGAAGGCTCTTACATAGCTCTTTTAGACGCCATTCAGCGTTGATGATGATGTGTTTACTCGATTCATCGAGTTCTACATTTACAGGCACTAGGCCATCCTTTCGTCATTACATACATACTAACACAAATAAATGAGTTTTATTTCATTTTTTGTTAGTATCTTTATTCTAGTAGTTTAACTGGTTTCCAACCGCTTTTTACTAATCTTAGCAAGCCGTGTCGGATTGCGTCAAGTGCGTGTCCTTCGCCACCTTTGTGCCAGTAGCCAAGCTTCTTTAGCTTCTCATTAGTAAACATTGCTTTTGCATCAGCAGGAGACTGGAAATAGATATCGTCAGGAGCCATTCCCATATCCATGATGCACTGCTTGAGAATACCAATCTGCTCAAGTGAGTAAGGAGCCTGTGCGTTCTTGACGGTCTGCATGCTAATTAGGAATCGCTCACACACAATCTCGATTTGAATGCCGCGAGCAAAAGCGTCACCGAGAGCTTGACGGATTGGCTTTGCGTATTCTTCCTGCTGGTATTCCCCTGACCAAATAAGTTCTGGGTCCTGGTCCTCTGAGAAAGCAAACAAGGCAATGCCGCTGGCTTTCCCTGGGTCAACTGATAATACTAACTTAGACATACTTCTGTCCCCAGTTCTCTAGTGGTCCATCAACATCAGCTGTAAGTGGCACAGCCCAACCTTCTCGTGTAGTCATGCACTCACGGACAATCTGCTGAATCTCAGCAGCACTCTCACGCGGGGCATTCAACACAATTTCATCGTGCACTGGCACAATCAAAAACTCTGTCAAGTCAGCCTGGTCGAGTTTGATTAGGTTCGACTTGAAAACTTCGGCAGCTCCACCCTGAATCAGGTAGTTAGTCAAAGTATAGACACGGTCTTCGTCACAAGGGAGTCTGCGACCAGTCCAAGTATTTACATAACCCTGTCCAGTTTCGCGTAGTCGGCGCATACCAACATCTTCTACTTGCTTCTGGAAAAGAGCCATGCCAGGGTATCGTTCGTCAAAAGCGTTTGATACTGCACGCATCTGGTCTTCTGGAACGCCAGCAGTCAAAGCCTGCTTAGCAACACCTGCACCGTATAGACGACCATAAACTACACCCTTGATAAGGCCACGACGCTTGTCTGACTTCACCATAGATGGGTCAGCATAAACTTCACGACCAATTTCGGTGAACGGGTCAGAGCCAGTAGCGTCTGCCATGTTGAATAGGTTGATTAGGTTCTCATCTTTAGACAAGGTTGCGAACATGCGGAACTCAACCTGGTCGAGGTCCGAAGTGATGATTACGTGGTCGTCATCCTTAGGCAAGAACGCACGGCGCACAGTGTCGTCTCCCTTTGGAAGAGTCTGCAGTGCTGGGTTCTGGATTGTCATACGACCAGTACGAGCACCCATGGTGCGGATAGATGGGTGAACAAATCCGTCAACGTTGTCGTTGATGAAGTTGGAGAAGTAGGTAGACGCGAGCTTGTCTGCCTTACGCTGCTTCAGGACTGTGTCTGCCAGTAACTGAATCTCTGGAGTACCGTCGCGAGCAAGAAGTTTTAGCTGGTCAGCAGAAGCGGACTTGTTTCCAGACGGAGTGGTCTGAGTAATCTCTGCCCCTAGTGCTTCAAACTGACGCACCAACTGAGCGTTGCTGGTGATAGATAGACCCTTGTAGTTATCCTTACCCCACTGCTTAACTTGCTCGGTATAGGTTACAAGTTCTTCGTACTTCTTCTTAGAGTAGTCGAGGTCTAGACGAGCACCGTTGAGTTCCATACGGGTAACGATTCGGCGGGTGTTCATTTCAAGTTCGTATGCACGAGCATAAGGTTGACCTGGTCCGCACTTCTCCCAGAACTGCTCAAAGAGCTTCATGGTCAGAACTGTATCAAGAGCACCATAAGCCCAGTAAGGCTGGTAGTTGATTGGGACAGTTCCCCAGGTCCAGCCATTCTTAGCTAGACCATCATCTAGAACTGACTGAAGTGCAGCAGCTTTAGAATCTACGTATTGAGAAGTGAGTCGCTTTAGAGCACCTGAGCCTAGTGGGTCAATCAGGTGAGCCATAATCATTGTGTCGTGGGCGCGTTCCCACGGGAGCTGCCATCGGGTTTGAACATCAAACCATCGGGCTTCGAAAGCAATGTTGTGGCAAACAATCGGGCCGTCAAACTTATCCATGCCCTCATAGAAAACACCATTCCACTCTTCCCATGGAATTGCCCAGCCAGTTTGACCATCGCCAACCTGAACTAAACGCAGGCGTCCGTGCCAGGGGGAGAGTGCATCATCACGTTTGCCGCCTGGAAGTTCTCCAGTTTCGGTGTCGATTGAGATGGCATTCATTGGGCGACGTTCGCCTAGCCAGTTGATGAATTTCTCAGCCTGAGAAACGCTATCTACCAGCTCCAGTTTGATATCGCCTAGGCCTGTCATCTGTGTCCTTAATCGTCTCTACTAGTATGTCACATCTAACCAAATAGTCAAGTACTACTTCTGGGTTGCGATGTGCATCTGAATCTTTTACTCTAGCCACCACTCTAGCAAGTCCCGAGTTAGAAATCAACTTGGCGCATTGCATGCATGGAGCTCCAGTGATATAGATAGTACCACCCTCAACTGACGAACGGTCTACATATAGAAGTGCGTTTGCCTCGGAGTGAATCGATGGGCAGCCTTCGTATGCGGATGTGAGTTCAGTTTTACCTTGAGCACGTTCGCACCAGTTCAAACATTCGCCTTCAACTTTTAATCCAGCTGCTTGACCATTGTAGCCAGTAGATGAGATTCGTTGGTTGGCGTCTACAATCACTGCACCAATCTGTGCACGAGAACAACGAGAACGTAGTGCAACGGTCTCTGCAACTCTCATCCAGGTTTGGTCCCAGGTGAGGCGTTCCATTATGGAATAATCTCGAACTTGTAGATACTTGCTATCTTGTCGTCATTCTTAGAGGCATCTTCTAGGAGTCTCTGAGCTACGTTTGTCAAGTAGCGTGCGCCACCTTCGTCAAACTTATAGAGAGCATCTAGAACTGCAACAGGCTCTTCCGAAACCTGAGCCCAGTGGCGATTCTTCTCTGGAAAAACAAGTTCTGCTTCTTGGGTAGGCGAGCACTCTTCACATGGAAGAGCTTCTTTTGAAAGTTCCTCGAAAGATACTTCGCTTAGGCCATACCTTTTTACTAGGCTGCAACTTGCTCCGTGATAGACAAGTGATACGCCCACTCTAGAGAGAATGTAAGAACCACTCTCGGTTCTGTACAGTTCAAACTCAATCCATCGGGTCGAACCGCGACGCCAGGATGAAGACTTGCCTAGAAGCTTTCCATTGAACTGTAGCGTTCTGGCTCCGTCTTTAACTTCAATCATCAGTTATTCCTTGACTGGCTTCTTACTAAGTTCTGCTACCTGAGCTTCTAGCTCCTGAACGCGACGGCGTTCTAGGTGCAGTGCAGCTTCAAGTTCTGCAGATACGCCCATGGCTCGGTTGAGCTGCTCGCGGGTGATTGCAATGATGTTTGATAGGTATTCTGGGTTGTTGTTATTCTCTGCCATTTTTGTCTTTCTTGTATGTTATGCGGACTATATAAAAATTCTACACCTAATAAAGATTGCTTATTATGGTAAGCAGCCTATTTGAGATTGATTCTTCTCTTAATTTCCGTAGTGCTAATGCCCTCTGTATATGGCACATAGATAAGTCCAATGTTTCGCTCATCTAGCCAATCCTGAGTGAAGCTCATTTGCTTGTAGTAGTCCTTGCGAGCCCAGTCCGAGCCGATAATGATGTAGTTCGGCTGAACCATTTCAATAGAGATAGTCGAGTCTGTGCCGCCCACGTTTGGCACTACCTCGTCCACCCAACGGCAGGCTAGTAGGGCTTCCTTACGCTCCTCATAGGAGAGGATTGGTGGCTTACCTTTGTACTTCTCTATAAACTCGTCGGTATTCAAAGCAACTACTACGTTGCCGATTTCGGCTGCACGCTTTAGAAGTCGATAGTGCCCCTTGTGCGGTAAGTCAAATGTTCCACCTGTGTAGACAACTGGTCTCAAAACTCGAACTCCTCTACGTTTTCTAGATTTGGATATGCTTTTTCGATTGGGTACTCGACCTGCGAATACCTGTAGGTCTTATCGTCAATTGCTTCATAGATGGCAAATACTTTGTGAGAGTCGTATCCAAGCTGGTCGACATACTCCAAGAAGTTATCCTTGATACTCACGCAGTCGGAGCCTGATGTCGCTCCATTGTGGCTGGTGGTTAGGCCAGTCGTCATAGTAAAAGACCAGTCACGATAGATTTTTTTATTGTTGTAAAGAGTCCATGCAGCATAAACGGTATCTAGGCAGTGTCCCGACACCATCTTGCTGAAGTCCATAAGTCCATGCTTTAGAAGCCACTCGTAGTAGTCAAGAATAAAGAGTGCAAGCTCCCTGCGGAGTGCTACCCAAATCCCGTTTAAGTGGATAGTCAGTGAGTGGTTTGGATACTTGCGTGACATCTTAATCATGGTGGTCTTCCCTGTGCCCCCATCATTGACCATATGAGACGCCATCATCCAAACGCTGTCGTCCTTCTCCATCATTCTTTCCACCCTCTGAGTAAATCCAGGGTGGTCAGTAGAGAAGGCATCTCCAGCATTGAAGATAAATACTTCATGCTCTGTCTTAGCAAAGTCGACTAGTGAGTTGTAGAAGTGTCCAAAGTATCTGACCTTTTCGGCAATGACCCAGTTGTTGCGAACTACTGGCTCAGTCGAAACATCGAATACTAAGTAGTCCATGCCAGACGACCCAAGTTGAGAATCAATGTCTAAAGAGTTAGCCATCAACTCGTCCCAGGCGACTACATAGGTCTTGCTACTAATCATTACAGCCTTACAGGAATTACGCTGAGGAACTCTCGCGGGTCAAACTTTCCACCGATTACCATGCTTAGAAGTCCAGGCTTTGATTCCATACCTGCGCTGTCGCGGAACCATTCTGAACCTGGGTCAGTTGTCGGGCACTGAACCCAGAAACGGTGAGCGATGTCAGCACACTTAAAGTTGTGGAAGTGTCCAGATACCCAGACGTCTGCCAAGCCGAGAGCAGTCTGACCTGCAGACTGGTTTGCTAGATACTTGTGCGGGTCGCGAGCTTGGTGTCCGTGGAATAGCCCAAGCATTGTGCCTTCAATGTCAACAGTCAGAGTCTGATGCCCAGAAGCAGGGTAGCGGAACTCGATGTGCTGTAGAGCTGGGTTCTCGGCGCAAGCGTCTTGAACTGCTGCAGCAATTTCTACGTTCCAACCATCTGCTGGGTCCGCGGCAACTTGACGAGTTACTTCGTCATGGTTTCCGTTCACAACGGCGACAGTCATACGTTCGGCTAGTGGGGCAAATGCTTTGACCTGTGCCATAAGCAAACGACGTGCAACACGCACCTGCTCGGTTAGTCCGAGGTCGGAAGCAGCCTGTCCTTGTAGACGACCGTTCTGGCTGACAATACCTTCAACGTGGTCGCCTGGAAGTCCGAGAGTGATTGAGCCTAGGCCCAGTCCCATTTTCTGTAGACCATTAAATCTTCCGACAGCGGCTTCGGTCAAGCTTAGGATTCGCTCAACTGATTGTTCTGTTCCCTGACCATTCGCCTTCTTACCAATTTGCTGGTCGCTAGGAAACACTGCAAACGAACCTGAGCCAGTGGCAGTTTTAATGCCGCGCTCTGGACGCCACTTCTTCAGCTCATCTACTAACTTCTCTGCGTCTAGTCGTTCGGCTAGTGCAACTTTTGCTGGAACAACATTGATACGTAGTGACTCAAGGAACTCGCCGTCGTACTTCTGCCACTTACCACGACGAATAGATGTTACTTCCCAGTCGTTTGGATTGAGGTCGAAGTTCTCTAGAATCTCGCGAGCATCTTGAGGCTGACCAGCAGCACGTGGTTCAGAAATAATAAAGCCACCAGACATATCATCAACGTCCATACGTGGACGCCAAGATTCTGGTGTGCCTAGTGCTTTGATATCAGAGCCAGATTTTCCTGGACTAACTAATTTCTCAAACTTATCCGATAGACCCATTAGTTGGTTCTCCTGTTGCATCCGCACTCGCCGCGACGGTGTCGGTCAACTGCACTGTTAGATGTGTCAAACCCTTCTTCACGAAGGACTTTGCCGATGGTGGCATTGTTTAAACGGTTGGGCGTGCCGTCGGGAGTTTCCAGCATATCTTTCAATGCTTGTCTATCGGTTTCTGGTAGTTGAGTACCGTGAATGATTGAGCCGATTTTACAGAGTGTTGAACGCTTAGCTGTTTTACTAGCTTCTGCAAGCCTGTCTGAGAGTGACATAGGTAGTCCTTTCGTACTGCGTATTTGTCTTTTGTAATTCTACTACACCAATATAGATGTATGTCTAGTATTTAACTAGCTTTTTTTCTAGTCCTTCTTACTGGAACCATTGGCGATTCCAAAGTGCTATCCAGTGCTGGGGTGTAGCCAGGGTTGTTTGAGAGAAGAAGTTGCTTGATGAACTGAAGCTCGACGTGATTTTCTTTGGTGGTATCCGAGGCCGTTTTTACTTGGTCAGCTAGAGAACTCCCACCGTTAGGCCAAAGCTGGTGTTCTACTCGGTCAAGTCTTTCAGAGATTGTTCTGCCTTTTGCGTCCAAACCGATAGAGTCTTGAATTCGACGTGCTAATCTATAGATAGCAATGATGCCACCAATGATGATTCCAATTGCAGTTATGACTGCTGAGGTCGTAAAAATTACATCCATTTGCATGAGTTATAATGGTATCCCTGGTAGTAGCGGTTAGGTTCGTTACTACAATAATACCCTAATAGGGTCGCCCTGATTTGGCAGGTTGTTAGGTCAACCACTTCGGTCAGTTTTAGTGCATTTGCACAATTTTTTGCGTTTCGACTTGCATTGTCGCATCTTTGTATGTAGTCTGGTCGAAGTAGATTTAGGAGAGAAAATATGGCTGATTGGAATTCCGCGGGAAATGGACGTCTCGCAAAAGCAGCAACTTGGTATGCATCGAAAGGGTGGAGGGTCTTGCCCTGCCACGGTATCGCTGATGGAGGTCGTTGTACCTGTAGTAGCCCTCACACGGAGCCTAAAGATGTCGGTAAGCACCCAGCTCTAAAAGAGTGGAATGTTAACGCCACCAACGATGCTCCAACTGTAGGCGGTTGGTGGGAGCGCAATCCTGAGTACAACATCGGTGTTTACACTGGCCCATCTGGGTTCCTAGTAATCGATGTTGACCCACGGTCTGAAGGTCTTGAGTCATTTGACAAGTTTGAAGAACTCCTTGAGGGAGTCCTACCTAGCACTGTAGAAGCTGAGACTGGTGAGTACACCCACAAGGGCAAGATTGTTCGTGGACGCCACCTCTATTTCAAGTGCGACCCTGAAGAAAAGCTAGTCGGAAACCTACTCAAAAACGGTCTTAAGGGTATCGATATCAAGCACAACGGGTACGTCCTTGTTGCTCCGTCTCGCCACTTCTCTGGAATCACTTATGACTGGAAGCCAGGCCACGCTCCTTGGGAGATGGAAATGGCTGAAGCTCCTGAAGAACTTCTACAGGTACTACGCAAGAATGCTCGACGCCACGGTAGCACTAGCTACACGGAGGGCAGTTGGGAGTGGATGAATGACCTTGAGTTCAAGGGCGAAAAGGTCAACGTTCAGAAGATTCTTGAAGAAGGTATTGACGAAGGTTCTCGTGCCATCGATGTCTACAAACTTGCATGTGCTCTAGCCAACAGCATTGGCGTTGAGAGCGAACACAAGAAGATGATGATTGAGACGACAATGATTCGTTTCAACGCCGAGAAGGTTCGTCCTCCGATGGAGCTTGAGGGTCCAAACTCATTGCTCATGCACACACGCCGTGCAATCGAATTTGTTGCTGACAACCCGAAGACTGACCGCTTATGGAATGGTCTATCTGATTGGCAGCAGGGTAAGACTTGGGCTGAGAGTGCCTCGTCCCCTGAGGCTCAGGCTGCGCTATCTACTCCTAACGGTGCTAGTCGTGGTCCTAACTCTGTAGGTCAAGCAATTACTCGCATGGTTGAGGCTGGCGTATCTATTCAGGATGCATCCAACAATGGAAATCTAGACATTCCTCAGGACCAGGACGCTATCTCCGAGCAAGATGGTGGACAGCCTGGAAACCGTACTCTGACTGACACTGGTAATGGTAGACGCCTTGTAGATACTTTCGGTGCCGCTATTCGTTACACTCCAGGGTTGGGCTGGTTCCACTGGGACGGCAACTACTGGAAGCCAGACGTTGAAAACTTGGAAATGCAAGAACTCTGCAAGCGAGTATCTGCAGTAATCGCCAGCGAGATTAACAACTACGTTGGAGACACAGACAAGCAGTCTGAGATTATCAAGTGGGCTAACCAAGGTAAGTCAAACACTCGTATCAACAACATGCTTTCCAGCTCAAACTCTGACCCACGTGTGGTAGTCGGTGTCGAGAAGTGGGACAGCGATGTCAACTTGCTTGGTGTTCAGAATGGTGTGATTGACCTCAAGACTGGCGAACTACTAAAGGGTCAGCCAAACCTCTACATTACTCGCCGTGCACCTGTTGCGTACAACCCAGGTCTGCGTAACCCACGCTGGGAGCAGTTTATTGACTTTGCTACTGGTGGAGACAAAGAACTTCAGAACTGGTTACAGAAAGCAGTTGGCTACACACTGACTGGTAACAACAACCACGACCTTATGTTCTTGGTCTACGGTCCTCCAGGTTCTGGTAAGAACACCTTTGTTGAAGCAATCGTTAAGGCTCTTGGAACTAAGCAGTACGCTTGGCCACTTGACTCTACTGTTCTTGCTGCCAATGACGGCTCTGCTAACCGCTCTGACGAGTACCACTGGGCACAGCTTCGTGGTCGCCGTATGGTTTGGGTCGATGAGTTGCCAGAATCCGAGCGACTAAAAGAGAACGCTGTAAAGAAGCTAACTGGTTCGTCTGAAATCTCAGCACGTTCCCCTGGTGAGCAGCCGTTTACGTTCGAGGCTCAGGCGAAGCTTTGGGTTACCACTAACCACCGTCCTACGATTATGGATGATGCTATGTGGCGTCGTCTTCGTCCAATCCCATGGTTGCATGTTCCAGAGAAGTCTGACCCAGACTTGAAGGCTTACTTGTTTGACCCTGAGGGCGGTCTTGCTGGAGTTCTTGCTTGGGCTGTCGAAGGTGCTGTTAAGTATCTAGGCTCCTCTGCTAAGGACCCGCTAGGTATGTGCGGTGCTGTTGAAGAAGCTTCGTCTATCTACCGCAAGGAGCAGGACCGAATTGGTCTATTCATTGAGGAAGAGACTATCGAGACTGACGGTAATGACATGCCAGTCAAGAAGCTGTACACCATCTACAAGATGTGGTGCGGTGAGCGCGGTGAGTATCCTCTATCTCAGGCAAACTTCCAGCGTCGTCTTGCTGACCGCGGTATGGAAATTGGTGGTCACGGTACAAACGCTATTCTCAAGAACCGTTTCACTAGACCTCGTGCAGTTCCTGATTCTCAGGTCGACTACTCTCTTCTTAGTCGAGCAGCTGACTTCTAAAAAACAACCCTGTCACTAATACATAACTAAGATTTGTGTAGTAGAATGGCAATGTGTTTCGGGAGAGAGGCACGTGGGGGCTGGTAGTTCTCAGCTACTAGCCCCCTTCTAACTACTTAGGAGACTAAATGAAAATTTGCATCGCTACCCCGATGTATGGCGGTAATGCAAAGAGCAACTACTCGTCATCACTACTGCAGCTTCTTGCTGCGCTCACCTCTGCTGGACACCAAGCATTTCAAACTGTAATCACGAACGAGAGTCTTATTACTAGAGCTAGAAATACTCTAGCCAAAGAGTTCCTAAAGACTGATGCGGATGCAATCCTGTTTATCGATGCAGACCACGGATTCTTTGCTGAAGACATCATCAAAATGATTGAGTCTGGTAAAGACTTGATTGGCGGCATCTACCCGATGAAGGCAATCAACTGGACCAATGTTCGTAAGGCAGCTCTTGCTGGTAAAGAAGACCTAGAGTCTTACTCTGGATTCTTTGCTGTCAACTTCCTTGAAGAAGAGCAGACATTTCAGTATTTCGAACCATTCAAGGTTCGCGACATCGGTACTGGAATGATGTTTGCTACCCGTAAGGTGTTTGAAGACTTGAAGCCTATTTGTAAGTCATACAAAAACAACTCAATCAGTAACGGCGGCATCGAGGATGCAACTATCACTGAATACTTCACCACAATGATTACTGACGAGCCAGAATCAATTCTGCTATCTGAGGATTACGCGTTCTGCCACATGTGGCGTTCGCTAGGTAACGACGTCTATGCTGCCCCGTGGGTTCGAATGACTCACTCTGGTGACTACAACTTCGCTGGAAACTTCTTGCGTATGCTAGAAGCTAATCAGATGCCTGCTGCTCCGATTGCAGGTCAACCAGATTCTTCACCGTCGTCGGATGCCACTTCCGAAGATTCTGAGTAGGAATCTCGTCGCGGTTTAGGCCGTCGGCAATTGTTTTAAACGAAGCCCCTGAAGCTCTTTCAGACAGAATTCTCTGTTTGATATCTTCGGGGGTTTTGTTCTTGGGCCCCATGTCTACGCCCCACACCACTCCGCGCTCGCGGCGGTCCTTGTGAACATCACGCTGACGCTCAGCAATGATTCCACGTTCCATCTCGGCTAGGGCGGACATAATTGTAACTACGAATCGGCCCTGGTAGCTAGAGGTGTCTAGGTTCAGGTCCAGCATCACAAGACGCCAGCCGTTCTTATTGGCTCGGTCTACGATGCTTAGGAAGTCCTGGGTTGAGCGAGCCAGGCGGTCGATGCGAGTGACGAAGAGTGCCTTTGCTTCCCCCGCGTCCAACCTCTTCAAGGCGTTAGTGAGTGCTGGTCGCCCAGAGATAGATTTACCAGAGCGTCCTTCTTCTCGGACAAGCTCTATGTTTGCATAGCCAGCCAACTCGGCTGCTTGATGGAGCTGACGCTCTTGGACGTCAAGAGATACGCCGTCGTTTACCTGTAGTTGGGTAGATACGCGTGCGTAAAGTAAGGCTAAATCAGTAGGTTCAACATCCACTTATTAATTATAAGTCAGTAAGAATTGTTGTTACTGTGGTGTGGAGTGATTCTAGTCCGTTGTAGTTTGAGATGCGGTGGTCAAACTTGTAGTCATCTAGAGCGTGCTCTGAGATGTGGTCATTTGCGGCTTTGTAGCCAATACGCTCTACTCGCCAGATTTCTCCGCCTAGCTTTTTGATTTCATCAGCCTCGTTTGGAAAACGGACGTCAGCAAACACAACTTTGGAGCCATCTGGGATGGCTTTAATTGCCTGGTCCACCCAGAAGTTCTCTCCGAACATATCGCGACCTACTTCTGTGCCTAGGCGTTGGAGTAGCTCACGGACGCCTGGGGTGATTACTTTTGCCGTATCCCAGTCTAGGTCTTTGCCTAGGGACTGCCTTACGGACATGTAACTGCCCTCGATAGTCTGAACTGCTGGGTTGAGTCGGGTTAGTGCTTCTTTCATAGGGGCAGCAAAAGACATCTTGACGTACCCGTGATTCTCGACCATGTGGTCAGCGATAGTGTCTTTGCCAGCACGTGCCCACCCAGAAAGTCCGATGCAAGTAACACGAGGTACTAACTGTCCGTCCTTGAGAACCATTAGTGGAATACCGATTGCTTGAGCAACGTGTACCTCAAGCTGAGCACCCTTTGAAGTTTGCCATCCTGGCAGGACACAGAGTGCATCCACGTCCATAACATGCGGTAGGTCTCGACGCATGTACCAAGACCACAGTTGGTTTGGTCGGTCAGGAGAGCCAGCTGAGTCTAGGGCTTCTTGAACCGTTGCTCCGTCATTGTGAGCGGGATTGATTACATCGTGGCCCAGAGAGTCTAGTTGGCGTTCTGCGTCAAAGAAAGCTGGAAAGTTCCAGTCTTTGATTCCTGTCATTGGACCTGCGATGTATACCTTCATTATTCCTTCTCTTTATCAATGTTTAAATTGATGTCTTTCACAATCTCGTCAAACTGCTCATCGGTGTCTGATAAGTCAGAAATATCTACGGAAACGAAGTCACCTTTACTGACTGTTTCTAGGAAGTACATAGCCTTAGCTGAGTCGTAACCGTCATCGTATCCAGCAACAAAAGCTTCAATCTCCACCTGAGTTGCCTCCCTAACAGTGTACTCGTCAACCTCTTCATCAAAGGCAAGTTCTCCGACTGCTTCTTCAGGGGTACTGGCCCCTACGTAGTCGTAGTCTTCAGTCACACCGTCTTCATCGAAATACTTCCAATCGATGCGGTAGATTCTCGCGGTGTTTTCTTCTTCAGACATTACTTATCGGCAGGCTGTTCGAATGCTAGGCGAGTGATTTCTTCTGATGCAAGTAGTACAGCGATTGGGGCAGCGGCAGTGATTAGCACACCAACCCATGCGCGGAAGTCTGCTAGCGAACCATCCCAGAAAGAGAGGGTGTGTGCAATGTTGGCTACAACTGATACTGCCGCGAATGCGGTTAGTCCGCCTAGGGTGCGCCAGGTGCTCTCTCCACGAGCTTTAAAAACTACGAGCGAGATTGTGTAGGCAAGAATTGCAGCATCGATAAACACTGCTGGTAGCCACTGTAGGAAAGTCGGTAGTCCAGTCCATGCTGAAACATCGTAGATGCCGTTAAAAGATACTGCGAACGAAGTAATCATAAGCAGGGAAACTAAGGCTACGGCAGTTGCCAGAACTGGAATGGCATCAGGATTGATGCGTGCTGATTTTTTTCTAACTACAGGTTCTTCTACTTTTGCAAAGTTATTTACAACAGGAATTGGAGCAGGTGCTGGTTCGCTCATCGGTAAGCCTTCCTTCTTCGGCATTGGTGGGTACATGTATTCAAGAAGTTCATTTTGGTCGTCGTTCATCATTTTTCCTTTCGGTGATATGAGTCTATAGTAAATCAAGCAGAAAAGCCACCCGTAAGAGTGGCTTTTCGGTATTTCGCCTCACTGGACGGAATTAATACTTATCTAGATTCTAGCCCCCTACGCTGCTCTCTGTCAACTCCAACATGTGAGATAATTGAGGTACAAGTTAACAGAGGACTGCCGTGAGTAAACCCAATAACATATGTGCCGTTTGTAAAGAACGATTCGTAGTTGACTCTTTGGCTCGTTTATGCGAGATGAAGCATGATGGAGTTGTGTTTGTCAGGCAAGAATATGTTCCTAGGCCCAATCAGAGGCCGCTAAAGCCTAAAGAAGATTCTTAGACTAGGGTCACCCAGGAAGTGCCGTTGTAGGCTTTTATGCGTGGAAAAGCCGTAGAAGATACTGTCCCCGTGGTAGGCGTCGTGTTGAGGTCAGATACGTTTGGGTTGAAGTAGTTTTGATAAAAATAAATTGTCCAAGCACCAGAAGAGCCGCCCACTGAGTCCACGCCCCAGGTGCCATTAAAGCCCGCTGGGCTAGAGGTACCAGTAATTGTAACTGTGTCTCCAACAAACACGGGTTGAGCTACTGTGTTTACTTGTACAGAAGCAAAAGAGTCCAGTCCATAAACTTTTCCATTGGTAAATGCCGTAGCAGGCATTCTTGTTACTCTGATAGTTCTTGACCCACCAGCAGCATAGTAGATAGGTCGCCAAGTAGTTCCGTCCCAAATTCCACCGTTTAGTTTTGTTGCGGTAGACGCTGGGCTGTATGGCCCTGAACTATTGGCGTCTATATATACGCTGCCATCGGTGGATGTGTAACTACCTGCACCAGTCGGGATTACAGCGTTCATGGCAGCTACATAGAATTGATAGGTCTCGCCTGGAACTAGACCTGTAATAGTTGCACTCGTAGCGTTCACGGCGGTCTCTGCTACGGCAATCGATGAGCCTCCACTAGCGCTTGTCCATTTCACCTTATATCTAAGGGTAGTTGCTGCGTACCCGCCTGGGTCCGATGGAGCAGACCAGCCGATGGTGACGCTAGTTGATGTTTTGCTAGTGATTGTTGGAGCTGCGGGGGCGTCTGGCAAGTAGTAATACTTGAGAACAAATCTAAGGTTACCTGGGTTATAGGTAGTAGCTACAGTGGTTGAAGTGTTGCTACCGCTATAGCTGCTGAATGAGCCAGTAGCAGTGTCTCGTTTAGATGCTAGAGATGCGCTTGCCCAGGTTCCTGCATAATAGGTAGTTCCGCCTGCAATTACAGCATTAATAGTTCCAGTGACTGAGGCGGTAGCACTAGAGACAGAGGCTGTTACACCATTTAGGGTCACTGTAGTTATGTCGAATAGCACACCTGCTGACTTCCACAAACCCATTCGAGCTGCGTTAGTGGTTCCAGAAGTTCCACCTACGGTCATGTTCACAGACTCGATTTTATAAAAAGCGATTCCCTGGTAGGGGTCAGTGTTTCCAGCAACTAAATCAGCAGATGAGAAGTTGTCAATCATCTTCAACCCAGAGGCGGAGCCAAAGGGTTGGTTAGTGGTACCACCGTTGGTAAATGTTTGTACGGTTGTTGCCATTAGAAGCTAATCCAGATATCCCCAGCAACTAGCGGTGAGTCAACTGGCGTCGTGTTTGATACATAAATTCTAGCCATATTATTTACGGTAGCTGTAGTTGGTGCGGTATTTCCAATAATCGCGCCTCTAATTGCGTAGTTCGCTGCTAGGTTGGTGACTACAGTCGGGGATGAGATTGTCAATGGTGCAGTTCCAGAAGCAACAGTCGATGTGAGTGTGGATGAGCTAACGCTGGTCATACCAGAGATTGTTGTTGTAGCTGCTGCGCCAAGAGTTAGTGTTTGTGCTCCGAGTAGGACAGCTGTATTTGCCAACTTAGCATTAGCGATTGAGCCCGAAAGCATCGTGTTGGTTACAGACCCAGTATCGCCAGTGGTTACTACTGTGCCTGTGGTTGCTGGGAGAGTGACTACAGTTCCAGTTCCAGCAGTGGCACTAGCAAGAAGTTGAATTGTTCCAGAGGTAGACCCAGGGAAGGTAACGCTAGAGATTCCAGTAAGACCCTGGTTTGCCGAAGCTCGGTTTAGGGCGACTGCGGTAGTTCCTACATAGGCAGTCGAGTTTCCTAAGACGGTGCTGGTTAGAGTTCCAGTTACGTTAGCGCCTGGGATGTTTGTGAGTGATGCACCAGAACCAGAGAATGTGGCTGCAGCAATATCTCCTACCGCAGTAAACGCTCCTGTACCAGTAAGTGTTGCAGCAAGCGTTACGCCACCATACCATTTGAAACTGCCAGTTGTGTCGCTAGTAGTGTGCCAGAACTCGCCAGAGTTAATACCAACTGTATAGCCAGCAGAAGCTGCACCGATGTTGTCGTAGTAGATGGTTCTAACGCCACCACTGTATGAGTTAAATGTTGGGGCACCAGCACCCAAGCCAAATTTCTGCGAGACCAGAGTTGCTTGATTAGCAGCGAAGTTTCCAGAGGAGTCTCTTAGGACAAGAGTCGAGGCACCGTTGGCTGTCGCACCGTTTGTGGCAATCGCTACTGAGTCTGCGGATGAGTCACCAGTAATTGTGATACCAGTTCCAGCAGTAAGAGTTAGGGTGTCAGTAGATGAGTCAGCTACTGGACTGGTTCCAGATGGGGTTGAGATAGTAGCAAAAGAGTTTGAAGCCGAGCCACCACCACCGCCAACTAGGTTAGTAGATACCCCAGCACCACCACCAGTGATGTCAATGTAGTATCCACGGGCACTTCCGCCTTGCTCGAAGAAGCGGAGTTTATCTTGGAAGACGTCAATAGTTACACCGCCAGTTAGGGTGGTGTTAGTTACTGCTTTATTGAGGAAGATTTCTCCACCCTCATCGCCAGACGAGTTAGTGGAGCGTAGGTTTCCAGATGCCGTAATTGCCGAAGCAGAGGTTATGTCACCATTTACGGTTATTGGTACTTCAAATTCTTTAGGGTTTTGGGCCATTATCCAATTATAGTGACACGGTAGGCGTCTGCGGCTACGTTAGACGCAGAGTTCCAACCTAAAGTCACATCTCCTGTCGTGTTGCTGATTTGAACGTCAACCTCAACATTGGAGTTAGTAGCTAGGTCGCGAACTTGGACGATGTAACCAACTGCTCCAGATGTAGCAGGTAGACCGTGAGTCGACTGTGGGATAGACCAGGTTGCCTGACCGCTTGAGATGGTAATCGCAATGTTGTTGGCACTGTACTTACCAGTTGCTCCAAGAGAGGTGCGAGCTGCGGCTGCAGTTGTAGCACCAGTACCACCAGCAGTTACTGGAAGTGTTCCAGTTGTTAGTGCTGAAGTAGAGGTTGCGTAGACAGCACCGCCAGAAGTGAAGCTGGTAAGACCAGTACCACCCTGAGTGGTTGCCATGGTTCCAGTAATTACTGTGTTAGCAACTGCGGTAATCGCAACTGAGCCAGAGGTTACTGTGAACTGAGCTGATGGGAATAGCGCAATACCTGCAGCAATTGAAGTTGCTAGCGAGTGAGTAGTTGTGGCAATGCCAGTTACACGACCGTATGAGTCGGTGGTTAGACCAGAAACAAACGAAGTAGTTGCTGATGGAGTTGTGTTTGAGTAAGTGACTGTTGCAAGGTCGATGTTGTCAGCGTTAACAACGATGCGAGCTGTGCTTGCAGTACCGACATCGAATGCCGAACCGTTAGCAACAAGACCTGCACCAGCAGTTGTTCCAGTTGCACCAGAGAACTGAGTCCAAGAAATAGCGTCGGTACCAATCTTGATACCGTTGACTGGGGCAGTGGATGTACCTTGTAGAGTTTGGACCCACTGAGTTCCAGCGTTGGTTGTACCAGAGATAACATATACCAAGTCACCAGCTACAAGGTCTCCAGCGTGAGAGTTGTCAGAGTCTAGAGAACGGGTAAGAATACCAGCTACGCCAGTTTCTGGAGCAGTAGATACGTAGTAAAGACCGTTAACGATAGAAGATGTACCTGCAGCTGCGGTAACACCGTTCTTAACAAGAACTCGGTCACCGAGAGCCAAGTTAGTCGCACTGTCAATTGTTTTGAAGCCAGTGGTCGAGAAGGTGATTGTTGCACCAACACCAGTACCGCCATCTGCACCTGTTGTACCAGCTGCGTAAACAGCTGCAAGAGTTGTGGTTGTTGCATACTTAACAGCGTCGTGAGCGTTTACACCCTGAGCCATGTTGTCAACGTATGCCTTGTTAGCAGCGTCAGTGGCGTTTACAGGGGTAGGAACTGTAACTGTTCCAGTGAAGGTAGCGTTGTTAGCTGAAACTGTTCCAGTAAGGGTCGGGCTTCCAGCGAATACAAGAGCTCCAGTACCAGTCTCGTCTGAGATGATACCTGCAAGTTCAGATGACGAGGTAGCAGCAAGAACGTTTAGCTTGTCGGTTGTTACAACAAGTGTCTTGCTGGTTGGAATTGTGGTCGAGTTGATGGTAGTGATACCAGCAAGAGTGGTTGAGCTTGAGCCCAAGGCAATTGCAGTGGTACCAACGGTTACTGAGGTGTTAGCAAGTTTTGCGTTAGCAATCGAGCCAGCAAGCATTGTGTTGGTAACTGTAGCTGAATCAGCAGAAGTAATAAGAGTGCTTGTACCAGCTGGGACAGTAACAGTTCCAGAAGCTGCGGCTGCAGTTACAAGAGTTGTAGTTCCAGATGAAGAACCTGCGATAGTAAGACCAGCAGAGCCGATGGCTGGGCTGACTAGTGATAGACCAGAGACGCTAGTTGTGGTTGCACCAAGAGTAAGTGTGCTAGAACCAAGAGTTACCGTGCTGTTAGCCAACTTGGCATTCGCAATCGAACCAGCAAGCATGGTGCTAGTTACGGTTCCTGTATCACCAGTGGTTACAACCGTACCTGTAACTGCAGGTAGGGTAACGGTAGTTGTACCAGCGGCAGCTGATGCCTTAAGAACAGTTGTTCCAGAAGTAGAGCCGTTGAATGTGGCACCAGTTCCACCGACTGTTGGGAGGGTAAGTGTTACACCAGCGAAGGTAGTTACTGTAGAACCAAGAGATACTGATGTGGAACCAATCACTACAGCTGAGTTTGAAAGCTTTGCGTTGGCGATAGAGCCAGCAAGCATCGTATTAGTTACAGTTGCGGAGTCGGCAGAAGTGATTAGTGTGCTAGTTCCCGCTGGAATTGTTACTGTACCTGAAGCAGTAGCCGAAGTGACTACTGTTGTGTTGCCAGAGGATGAGCCAGCAATTGTAAGACCAGCAGAACCAACTGCAGGAGTTGTAAGAATTGGCGATGTAAGAGTTACACCAGCAAAAGTAGCGACAGTTGAGCCCAGTGAGACAGAAGTTGAACCAATTGTTACTGCTGAATTAGAGAGCTTAGCGTTAGCGATTGACCCAGCAAGCATGGTGTTGGTGACGGTCCCAGTGTCGCCAGTAGTGATTACTGTACCTGTAATGGCTGGAAGAGTAATTGTGGTTGTACCAGCAGTAGCACTTGCTACAACGGTGGTTGTACCAGAAGTAGAACCACTGAATGCCGCACCAGTTCCGCCAATTGTTGGCAACGATAGCGTTAGACCAGAAACGCTAGTAGTGGTTGAGCCAAGGGTTAGGGTGCTAGAACCAAGAGTGATTGTTGAGTTAGCTAGCTTTGCGTTGGCAATGGCCGCGCCTGATGCAATATCGGCATTGACGATTCCACCAGAGATTAGTACCTTGTCCCAGGCGGTGCCGTCATATATGTAAAGCACGTTAGCGGTGCTATCGAAGTAGACTTGACCCTTAACAGGTGAAGACGGTGCAGTGCCCGAGTTCTCGATTACTGCCTGTCTAATCTCGTTCTTGTTGAGATTGATAGGAACTAAGAAGCTCTTTGCATTTATAGCCATTATATATTATCCTTGGTCTAGGAGAGGTATGCGTAACCAGAGAGGGCGTTGGAGAATTCTATGGTTAAAGTGTTATTATTATTATACGTTATGTAGCCTTCAATGACATTTCCGTAGTTGTCTTTGACGGTCACATTTGGGTTGAATCCCAGGTTGTGGACTACTTCCCAGGTTGCGGATGTTGAAGTTTGCCCGTGGGTGTAGTTAATCTTTTGATTATCTGTCCAGGCGGTGTCGAAATTAGTAGAAGAACCCTTTACTAAAATCTGACCAGTAGTACCACCCGTGGCTACTCCTGCGCCTGCAGTTCCTGCTGGACCCTGTGGACCAGTTACTACTGTGGTTACAACTACGTCCCAGACTGAGCCAGTCCATTTCCAGGTGCGCTCGCCGACCGTAAACGTCTCGTTTACTTGGGGGGAGTTTGGAAAATCAATTGCTGTCATTATGGTACCTCGTATGTTCCTGATAGGTAAAAGTAGTCTGCGGTCTGAACCGTAAGTGGGGTGTTGTGGTCAAATGCGACATCTTTAGCACTTGAGCCTGGGTGCCACAAAGTTATTGTTGTAGTTCCACTTTCAGCATCTGCGGCTATTGCGTGATGATTTCCAGTAGATGCATCGTGGAATCCGCCATCTCTAAAAACATAATCTGCTACTGGTGCAAATGGCAAAGTTAAAGAGTATTGACCAGTCCCAAAATTTGTGACATTTGTGCAAGCAACATTTATTCTGAAATGAACAAGTTTTCCAATTTTGATGTATTTTCCAGTTGCTGGAGTTCCAGTATAAGTTAGTCCAGTCCCAGACCATACTGGAGAGTATGATTCAGAAGTTGGATTTAGAGCAGGTCCTGGTTCACCTTGTGCCCCAGTTGCTCCAGTGTCACCAACAAGAGACGCCAACCATGCTGCTTCGGTGCCAACAAATCCGTTAGCTACAGCAATTTCGTATGCCGAGTCACCATCCGTACCATTTGTTCCGTTGGTTCCGTTTGTTCCGTTTGTTCCAGCGGCACCAGTTGCTCCCGTTGCGCCAGTTGCTCCCGTAGCACCTGTAGGGATAGTGAAGTTCAAAGTCTGAGACGGTGGAGTTCCTGAAATAGTAACGCTTGCTGCTGAGCCAGGGCTTCCAGTAGTTGTGTTGCCGATACTCAGCGCAGTAGCTGGACCTATATAAGAAGTAGAGGTCTCAACCCAGTAGCCGTCGTATCGCAGATACATCTGCGCTGTAGATGAGCGGAACCATGTATCTCCGACTTGTGGGTTTAATGGTGCGGTTTCAGAAACCGTATAAGTTCCTTTTGGCCCTTGTGCTCCAGTTGCACCCGTGGCACCTGCTGGTCCAGTGGCTCCAGCGGCTCCTGCAGGTCCCGCGGCTCCCTGAGGACCGCCAATACTAACCTCAACGTGGACAGCTTGCTCTTCAACAATAATCTTGTTGGCATCGTATTGGTCTACATAGACCCTATTTGGTAGGTCATTTTGCTCAATTGCCACTAGCGAGTCACCTCAGCTTTGACAACGAAGTTACCTTCGATGATACTGTGCACCTCAGTCCCGCCTGTCGCGACTAGTTCTAAGTCGTAAACATACTGCCCTGCAGCAACATTGGACATAGTATTAGCGTCGATTAGTAGGGTGATTTGTCCTTTGGTATCGGCTGAACCGTCTGCTCCTAGAGTGATTCGGCCATTAGCAGTGGTGAGTGAGATGGTTACGGTGTCTGAAGTTACGTTTGGGCGGACCTGCATTCTTGCAGTCCACGTTCCAATAGCGATGGGGGCCTTTGCAGAGTCTGTCCAGGTGATGGTACGCGAAAACGTACTGCCCTGTTTAGCAGTAATATTGTAGATTCCAGCAGGTGCGCAGCAGCTCATGTTGCCTCGATTCGGAGAGAAATTAAAGTCTATTCTTAGTTTACACCACTTATCGCTAGACAATACGGGCAATAGTCCGATAGACTAACAGAATGGAGAGATTTTAATGGCTAAAAGTATGAGATTTGAGTACCCATATCTGGAGGATTTTGGGGCTAGATTAGTGCATCTTATGGACCGCCCTGAACCAGAAGTGAAAGAGTGGACTGCACTAAACCCATCTGTGGGTTATTCTGAGGAAGACGGGCATATCTGCCTGATTCGCTCTAGTAATTACAAAATTAACCCGACGACCCGTGAGTTCGAGATTCTCACTTCTGGAGACATTAGAACACATACGTGGGTATGTAGCCTAGACAGCGAGACCTGGAAAGTCAGTAATCTTCGTGAAATCAAGATTGTTGGCGGCCCTGCCGTTCCCCGAGGAATCGAAGATGCTAGATTATTCCGTCGTGATGGCGTTTGGTACATGCACGGCGTAATGCTTGAGCGTGCTCACACTGTCCCTGCCCGCCTTGCGGTGTATCGACTAGACCTAAAAACTAACGAGGCACACTTCATTGAAAAAATGGAGGGACCTAACGTTGACCGCCCAGAAAAGAACTGGATGACTACGTTCAATGAGGCTAGTCCTAATTTTGAATATGTTTACAGTCCTACTGGTATTTTGAAGGATGGCCTATTTATTAGTAGACCTAACTCAAATGAGGAGATTGCTCAGATTAGAGGCGGTAGCTCACTTTTGGAGCTAGATGGCGGTGGCTACATTGCCATTACCCACACTGTCTACGATAAAAAAGAGCAGTTCTCGGAAGATGGCTACATCAAACAGCGTGTTTTCCGTAGCTACACTCATCAGTTTGTTCGATATGACAACTATGCCAAAATCATTGAAGTCAGCCCTGAGTTTTTGTTTGAGGGTTACCCAGTTGAGTTCGCCGCTGGTATTGCAGATGCAGGGGATAACTTTGTTATCTCTTACGGTATTGAAGACTCCAGTGCAAATCTTGCAGTTATTCCAAAGAAAAACGTTATGGATATGTTCTACCCTGCCGATGAGGTAGAAGACTGGTAGCCATGGCTGATAGCGACTTATTAGAACTAACTGACCTAGATTTAGACGAGGATAATGAAGAACGTTTAGCTCATTACGCCGAATCCTCTGAGGTTACAGAGGGGTATATTATGGGAACACCCGTAATAGCCCTGTGTGGGAAAGTCTTCGTGCCCTCTAGAGACCCCGAAAAACTAAGGGTTTGCCCGATTTGCAAAAAAATTGTAGAGGCACTATTCTTGAATCACGAGTAATACTCCCCCTTTCTGGGAGGATGTATACTTGTAAAACAACAATAACTCCCTAAAGAAAGCGGTAACGCAGCATATGTTCTCATTTAAATTGAATGAAGAGTTCGTAGCGGAGTACAAGTCCAAGGAATCCCCTTTTGGTTACAAAGATGCCGCTGGCAACTCTGTAGGCGAAATTACATTTCTACGCACGTACTCACGCAAAAAAGAAGATGGCACTAAAGAAACCTGGTCAGAAGTTTGTGAGCGTGTAACTAACGGTACATACTCAATCCAGAAAGACCACGCAAAGCAGAACCGCTTGCCATGGTCAGACGCTAAGGCTGCTGCCTCGGCAAAGGAGTTCTTTGACTCCCTATTCCACCTCAAGTGGTCTCCTCCAGGTCGTGGACTCTGGGTCATGGGAACTAACATTGTAAACATCCAGAAGAACTCGGCTGCTCTGCAGAACTGTGCTTTTGTATCTACTTTGGAAATGACCAAGCAGAACCCAGGTAAGCCATTCGCATTCCTCATGGAAGCATCGATGCTCGGTGTGGGTGTTGGCTTTGACGACAAGGGTGCTGACAAGAACTTTGAAATCTATGAGCCAGGTCAGCCTCAGGAATACGTAATTCCAGACACCCGTGAGGGTTGGATGGAGTCGACTGTCGCACTTATCAACTCATTCTTGAAGCCAGAGCAGCCAAGCTGGGACTTTAACTACGACCAGATTCGCCCATACGGTGCACCTATTGCAACCTTTGGTGGAACTGCTTCAGGTCCAGACCCACTTATCGCTCTTCACAACAAGATTCGTGACTTGCTCATGGGTCGCAAAGGTGAGCTACTGACTACTGTCGACATTGCTGACATCGGTAACCTAATCGGTCGCTGTGTTGTATCAGGTAACGTTCGTCGTTCGGCTGAGCTTTTGATTGGTCGAATTGACGACGACAACTTCTTAAACCTTAAGAATGTCGAGCAGTTCCCTGAGCGTAACTCATACGATGCTGAAGCCCCTGGTTGGGGTTGGATGTCAAACAACTCAGTCATGGTAAACGTTGGAACTGACTTCTCAAAGATTATCGATGGAATCATCCGCAACGGTGAGCCTGGCGTTATCTGGGAAGACATCTCTAAGGCTTATGGCCGTCTAGGTGACCCAATCAACAACAAGGACCACCGCATCATGGGCTACAACCCTTGTGCAGAGCAGTCGCTTGAGAGCTACGAAATGTGTACTCTTGTTGAGACTTACCTAAACCGTCACGACTCGTTGGAAGACTACAAGCGTACTTTGAAGTTCGCTTACCTCTATGCCAAGACCGTAACCCTACTTCCTACTCACTGGGAAGAGACCAACGCCATCATGCAGCGTAACCGTCGTATCGGAACTTCAATGTCTGGTATTGCTAACTTCGCTGACAACAAGGGCATCCCAGCTCTTCGTACATGGATGGACGAAGGCTACTCAGTTGTAAAGCGTTACGACACTGTCTACTCTGAGTGGTTGGGTATCCGTGAGTCAATCAAGACCACGACCGTTAAGCCATCGGGTACTGTGTCTATTCTTGCTGGTGAGTCTCCAGGTGTTCACTGGACTCCAGGTGGCGAATACTTCATGCGTGCAATCCGCTTCGGAAACAACGACCCAATGTTGCCACTATTCAAGATGGCTAACTACACGATTGAGCCAGCCTCTGAATCACCAGAGACTACTTCAGTAGTGTTCTTCCCAATCAAGTCAGGGGCTAAGCGTGCAGAACGCGACGTCACTATCTTTGAGAAGATGGCGCTCGCGGCAACTGCTCAGCGTTACTGGTCAGACAACTCTGTATCGGTGACTATCTCGTTTGACCCTGAGACAGAAGCCAAGCACGTTGAGTCTGTACTTCACATGTATGACGGTCAGCTAAAAACTGTATCGTTCTTGCCGTCTGGTAACTTTACCTATCCTCAGATGCCGTACACCCAGATTACTAAGGAAGAGTTCGAGGACGCAGCTGGTAAGTTGTTCCCTATCTCATTCGATGGTGTCTACCAGGGTCTTGGTGTCGAGGCTATCGGTGAGGCATACTGCACCACAGACGCCTGTGAAATCAAGTTGATTGTGGAGAACCAGAAATAATTGGTAGTAATCAGTAGCGTCTACACAAAGACTGGCGACCAAGGAACTACTTCTCTCGGAGACGGGAGTCGTACTTCTAAGAACGATGCCAGACTTGAAGCGTTCTCAACTGTAGATGAGGCCAACTCCAGCATTGGAGTTGCCTTGTCTATGGACATTGATGCTGATGTGAAGGAGGTCCTGCTCCGCATTCAAAACGACATGTTTGATGTTGGGGCAGACCTCTGCACACCAGTTATTGATGACCCTAAGTATCCACCGCTAAGAGTTACGGAAGAGCAGGTTACTCGACTAGAGAACCTAATCGACCAATACAATGAGCCTCTAAGCACTCTTAGAACTTTTGTGCTCCCTAGCGGAACTCCGTTGGCGGCTCAGCTTCATGTAGCCAGAACCGTGGTTCGCAGAGCAGAACGTCAGACTTGGAACGCTATCCATGCGTTTGGTGAGGGTGTCAACATCACTACTGCCAAGTATCTCAACCGTTTGTCTGACTTACTATTCGTACTATCCCGTCACGCTAACCGCGAGATTGGCGATGTGCTTTGGGTTCCAGGTGCTAACCGTGAAAAATAAAAATCTAAGTATCTTAATCACCGCTGGGCTAGTTCTTGGTGGTGTCGGATTTGTTGTTGCTACTCAGCCTGACAAGGAGTGCGTGAATGTCTATGTTGACTATGGGGTCTTAGACTCTAATGCAAAGTCGACTAAGTGCATTTCTGTAAGTGGAGAAGCTAATGGTCTAGAAGTTCTAACTAAAGCTGGTCTCTCAGTTGAGGGTACTGGTAAGTATGGGCTGCAGATTGTATGCCGTGTGAACTCTCTACCTAGTGCAACTAGACCAATCGGTATCAAAGACCACGAAGACTACGTTGAAACCTGTGCTGAGATGCCAGCAGCATTCGCCTACTGGGCAGTGATTGTCAAGAAGGGTGCTCTACCTTGGGGTTGGGCAGATACTGGAATTGACAAGGTAACACTCAAGGCTGGCGACTCTGTCGGTCTTGTGTTTGCTGACAACGAGAATGTGAAGTTCCCAGAATGATTGCCGTTAAGAATCAAGATGAAAAACAAATTTTTGATGAGCTAGTTAAACGCAACTTCAAAACAACTAATCAAAAGTCAGCATCTCGAATCGCTATTGAAGTTGGAATCCAACTAACAGCTTTTTGGGCACTAACCAACCTAGCCATTTATGTATGGCGTCTATGCACAGGCTGCTAAAGAAAGAAGAATAAGAATGAGCGTAATCGTTTACAGTAACCCAAACTGCGTCCAGTGTGAGCAGACCAAACGTTTCTTGACTGTCAAGGGCGTTGAGTTCGAAGCCAAGATGATTCAGGACAGTCCAGAGGTCTTTGCCCTCATCGAGGCGAAGGGCTACTCGTCAGCTCCCGTGGTTGTGGTCGGCGAAGACAGCTGGTCTGGATTCCGTCTAGACAAGCTAAACACACTGGTCCACCAGGACTAGCAAATACTAGAAGCCCCTCCTTCGGGAGGGGTTTTCTTTTATGCGGTAGAATTGTTGCATGGCTACTACATACGAATACAAATGCTCGGAAAACCCAGAGCATAAATACCTCGAATACCGAAGTATGCACGAGGACCAGAAGCAGCTGACTTGCGTTGAAGAGGGTTGCGACGGTAAACTATTGAGAGTGTTCTACGCACCGAAGATTAACTTCAAAGGCGGAGGATTCGGAACCAATAAAGACTGGGTATAGCCCACTAAATAGATAGAGACGTAACGATGGATTTCTACCACGATGCACCAGATTTCCTCGAAAATGCAGATGCCCCCTGCGCGGAGACCTTCCCTGACATGTTCTTCGCTGACGAACCTAAACCAGGGGTTCTTTCATACCGCTCAACCTATGAGTTTGAAAACGAAGCAAAAAAGGTTTGTGCTGAGTGCCCTTACCGACTAGCCTGCCTAAAGTACGCTATGGACCATCAAGAAATCCAGGGCATCTGGGGCGGACTTACTGAAAAAGACCGAACCGCTGTCCGCCGTGGTACCCGCGGAATCAATATTACCTACCGCAATAGAAGTCGCTAAACTGCGGTAAAATAGAAGTAGCTCTTGGGAGAGAGGGTTTAAACACCTACTCACTCTTAGGGAGATTATATGGAAATCGCAAAAAAGATATTCAAGCGTACAATCGCTTTGGTTATCCTCAAGGTCAGCGGTGTTCTAGCCGCTGGTTCAATTGCTGGAGTCGAACTCTGGCAGTCAGCCCTTGTTGCCGCATTCGTTGGTGTCATGGAAGTCGCTGAGTCTCTAGCACGTGCTTACGTTGTAGATGGCGTTCTAGACAACGATGAAATCGACATTGCATTCGCTTCTTCAGCTGAGGCTGAAGTTGCTCGTAGCAAAAAACTCAACTAACTAAATACCATCAAGTCCCTCAGAGAAATCTGGGGGATTTGTTGCGTTAGGGGGTCTTTAGTGCTAGCCTTTACCTACTACTACAAACATTGGAGAGACATGGATTTTGAAGAATGGCTAAAGTTTGGATTCGACCAGGGTTGGTGCGGTCCAGCAGTTTGCGAGACTCACGATGGTCTCCCACTAAGTGAAGCTGAAGCTGAAGAGTTTGAAGAGAGCGACCCTTGTATCAACATTGTTCGCCTCTATGAAGATGCTGAAGTTAAGCAAGCAGTTGAAGAAAGCCACGGCCCTTCTGTTTGGCGTGCATCTAATCGAGGCTACGAAGTAGAGTAATCCCACTTGGTCTAGAATTACAGCATGACTTATAAGTTAGTTGCTTTTGACCTAGACGGAACTCTTGCGGAGAGTAAGTCCCCTATTTCTGATGAGATGGCCGAGACACTAGAAAAACTACTTACCATTGCTCAGGTTTGCGTCATCACTGGCGGTGGTGAGAATCAACTACGCTCTCAGGTGGCAGATAGGCTGACTACATCTAAAGGTTTACACCTGATGCCAACATGCGGTACTAGATATTTGGTGCGTAATAAGCGTCATTGGGCTGTCCAATACTCTGAGGATATCTCTACTATCGACTCCCGTAGAATCGCTAGGATTGTTCAAGAGTGTGCTGAGGATTTAGACATCTGGGAGAAAAGACCCTACGGAGATATTATCGAGCGTAGAGGTTCGCAGGTTACCTTTTCTGCCCTGGGACAAGAAGCTCCTCTTGATGAGAAGTTAGCCTGGGACCCCGACGGGTCTAAGAAGATTGCCCTACGAGATGCGGTGGCAGAAAAACTGCCTAGCTTTGAAGTTCGATGCGGCGGTACAACTAGCATCGACATTACCCGCAGCGGAGTGGATAAAGCCTATGGCATTCGCAAACTAAGTATGGTTACTGGTATCTCTACTGGTGAAATGCTTTTCATCGGTGATAGACTTGACTCCAATGGCAACGACTATCCAGTGATTTTTACTGGGGCTACTTGCATTGAAGTATCAGGACCAGAGGAAACTCTGGGTGTAATTAAAGACCTAATCAATAACGTTCTTAAGGAGAACTAATGGCAAAAGGTAAAGGTGGCGGTGGACAGACTCCGCAGAAAACAACGACTGACCGTAAGAACGGTAAGGCTGAGAAGAAGCGTCCAAAGTTTTTCGATGCAATCAAGCGTCGTCTAGTAACAAAAAAGAACTAATCAGGTATACTGATAGTACAACTAAATAGTGCAACATGGGGATGCCTGGTTTCGACTGGCAGACTTTAACATGGTGAAGCAAGCAGAAACGGCCACGCATTCTTAAAGTGTGGTAAAGAAATAAATGCTGAATCTCGTTCAACATTCGCTCTAGCCGCGTAATCTTAGGATTCGCCGTTAGGCCCCTGACAAAGCAGTAGTTCTAGCTGGGCAGTCAGGTTTTAAATAAGTAGAACACGCAATGCCCGCAATACCCGTAGTACCGTGGCTGGTAGAGCCTAAGCTTGTAGAAGAACATCTAAACCTGTTAGGACGGGGGTTCGATTCCCCCCATCTCCACGGATTTGGTTTGACATCGCGGAGAGGCTTTGTTAGACTAATCTACTGACTAGTGGCAGCAGCAGAAGCTGACCCTTAGTGAAATAGACGCAAGACCGAAGTACGAGAACCCGAACCTGAAGCTCATTGCGAGCGGACGCAGACGAAGTACCGAGAAGTGAGCCGAAAGACTAGCATTGGAATCAGGAGTCGCGCCCTGGACCTAGTTACTATGAGAAATGATGGTTGGCTACTAACCCGCACGGCGATAAGTAGTAGATAAAAACCTGCACCTCTGTTCGTAAGTTCATGTGCAGGTTCTCATTGACCGCTAGCTCAACGGCAGAGCGTCTCCCTGTTAAGGAGGTGGTTCCTGGTTCGAATCCAGGGCGGTCAGCAATAAGGAGAGATATGCCTGTACCTAAGAAGATATTGATAGGAACCCAGTCCTGGGAGATTATCGAGCGTTCTCGTAAAGTGGATGCTTCTCTCAATGAAGACGACTATGGCTACACTCTGAGCAAAGAGAATCGCATTGTCATTGACGCTGACATTACTGATAGTCGCAAGCGTCAAACCCTGTTCCATGAAATCATGCACGCTGTCCGCTTTACGCTGGGCGGATACCCTACCCCTAAGAAGACTGACGATGTTGATGTCTGGGAGCACTACTTCATCGGGATGTATGAAGAGGGTCTACTTTTGACCCTGCAAACCAACCCAGAACTTCTTGAGTTTTTATTAGAGAAATAGACTTGACATCCTAGGGGTATTGCTGTAACGTGGGTCTTACCAATAGTAAGGAGCCAAAATGGCAGCGTATCGCAAAGAGCTACAAGAACTCATAAAGACTGCTGAGAAGCAGGGCTGGGTAGTATCAGCCAACAAGAACAACCACTACAAGTGGACTTCGCCAGGCGGAGCGTTCTTCTTCTCTGCAAGCACCCCCTCTGACTGGAGGGCTCTCAAGTACATCGTCCAGTACCTACGCAAGTATGGTTTTGAAGAGACTAATGGAAAGAAGAAGACCAAATGAGAAAAACCCTAATCAATGCCCTGTTATGGGCGATTTGCCTAGCACTACTTTTGGTAGGCATCACTAGTGCTAATGGTGGGGTAGAACCTAAGCAGAACTGCTGGGACCAACACCAGACTGAAGAAGAAGCAATCCTGAACTGCGAGAACCACGATGGCAACTGAGGAAATCATCCTTAGAGTCTTCTTGACCTATCTAGCAATCTTCGGCATCTTCAATCTAGGTGGGTACATGTACCTCAGGCTATTCGTAGCCAAGAAGCAGAAAACCCCTGTAACTAGGCGTACTAGAGCCTGACGGCGTATAACTTTAAACTTAAAGGTATACAGGAGATTGTCCATTATGTTATGTACGAACTTAGTACCTTAGACCTATGCTAGGCTTTATATCGTGAAGAAGAAACCAGGATACCCGTGCATTAAGCACAGGATTAGATTTAGGGGCAGCTACTGCCCTAAGTGCTACAAAGAACGAAGGGACGCAGAGCGTTATGCGTAGGAGAGTTGTTCTTGTGACTGGTGGGTTTGACCCGCTGCACAGAGGTCATATTGCTTACTTCAAAGCCGCCCGTGAGTTGGGCGACGCCCTTATTGTTGGAGTGAACTCCGATGAGTGGTTAGACCGCAAAAAGGGTAAACGGTTCATGGACCTAGAAGACAGACTCGCTATCGTCGACGCCCTTAAGTCTGTAGATGGTGTAATCACTTTTGATGATGCTGACAACACTGCCATCGAGGCGATTAAGACTTGTCTAGCGGACTTCCCTGATGCTGTGATTATCTTTGCAAATGGTGGAGACAGAACACTTGACAATATCCCCGAGATGGTGGTAGAGTCAGAAAGACTTCACTTCGTCTTTGGCGTAGGTGGAGAAGACAAGAAGAACAGCTCTAGCTGGATTCTTAACCGATATAAGGAGAACAATGGGTGATGGATGGACATGTCCAATCTGTAGTTGGGCAACGCGACAAGGCGGAAACGAGAACTGGTACAACTGGTCTGACGACTGCGAGGCGCACCTAAAGAGATGCAAGGAAAAAGAAGCCAATGGCTCTGAGCAGTGAGTGCGAAACTCATGGGTGGTTTTGGGACCCTGCTGATGATATGGGTTGCCCTGTGTGCCACGGTATTGAACTTGAGCACAAACGGTGCGTTGAGGTACTAGAATCATCTGATAGCGCATGTGCTGACTGGGCTATAGCAACTATCGAAAGAGACTAGTAATGAATGAACCAAACGCCAAAGCATTCGTAGTCGGATTTGAAGCTGGTGAGGCTGCAATGCTTGACCGAGCTATCAAAGTACTAGGTAGCGTCTCTTGGGTTAGCATTGCCAAGACTGACGATGAATCTAGGATGGTCAGCACGACAGACCTGATTGCTCTTTTAAAGGAAGAACTCGGCGGAGTCTGATAAACTAAACTAGAAATACGCCCCCTTAGCTCAGTTGGTAGAGCGCGATACTTGTAATATCGATGTCATCAGTTCGATTCTGGTAGGGGGCTCAATGAAGTAGTGTAGCCTCAACCAACTCGACTACTTCATAGCGAGACCCTTTTGGTAGCCAGAGATGTTGGTATCGACTGGGGAGCATCGGGTCTTGCGAATGGAAGCGTGGCCGAGTGGCCGAAGGCGGTAGTCTTGAAAACTACTGACGTTAATAGCGTCCGCGAGTTCGAATCTCGCCGCTTCCTCTGTTGACAGAAATCGTCGCCGCAAGTATGGTTAGTGTATGACTAATAAAGAAAAAGACGCAGAGTACGAACGTATCATCCGTGAGATTAAGTTTGCTAAGCATCAGCAAAAGAAGCGTCTCTATGAGCAAGCAACTAGACAGCGTAGAGCTGAATTGAAAATCGTCGCTGCCAGTAAGGAACAAAGCAAGTGAGCGGATATCAACCAGACTTTGACCACGACCTAGAGCGCGGGAAGGTTGGGGAAAGCCTGCTTGGGACGTTTCTTGGGGACTTGGCTGACGGGGGTAAGTTTGAAGTAAAGACTGACTACCTTGCTCAGAAGTACGGGAACTTCTACATCGAGTGCCAACAATTCAACTGGTCGGATGAGTCAGACCTTCGGGACTCGGGAATCAGAACAACTAAGTCTGAGTGGTGGGTATGCGCCAGTCCAAACGGTAGTGGGATGCTTGTCATCCGTACTTCGGATTTGAGAGACCTTATTGAGGAAACTAAGCCTCCTCTTGGTAAGCAAGGAGTTACTAACGACTTCACTAATGGGAGTTATGGCTACAAAGTCAAAGTAGATGATGTACTTCGTAAACTTAGTATGAAGAGTTAGTCTGGTAGAATGTTCTTTATGAGTGAGCAGTTCTTTGAGAGACCCTGGGGTGGGTACATGATTCTGAACGAGAGTTCGGATGGTGGAGTAGTGAAGTTGCTAAAGGTGAAGCCTGGTGCGCAACTGTCGCTGCAAAAGCACGCGTTGAGGTCCGAGAAGTGGTTTGCTATGACTGATGGGCTGTTGGCTCAGGTAAACGGTGAAACCATTGAGATGTACCAAACCGTTTCCGTCGACGTCCCTATTGGTGTAATCCACAGACTTATCAATCCAACCGCAGAGGTTGGCTATGTTGTTGAAGTAATCGCTGGTAAGTACGATGAAGAAGACATCGTTCGACTAGAGGATGATTATGGTCGGGTGGACGCAAGTGAGTAAAGAACCCTACTGCCCTGCCTGTGGGTTCAAGATGCTCTACATGTTTGACAATGCCAACGGTTCTGTCTACCACTGCCTCGGTTGTGGCGGAGATGAAGTTGTTGCTAAGAAAGAGAAGAAATAGTGTCTGAGCTAGAGGATATGAAGATGACCAGAATACTTATCGGTGAGTTCATTGAGGGATTCAAGCATGGTGAGCAGGCGCTCGCCGAAAAGATTAAAGAGTGGATTGAAGCTAATCGCACCTACATGGAGATTGAAGCTGGGATTGGTATCTACAGAGACCACTTCACATCAGAAGATTTGATTAAGTTCATCGATAGCGGAGAGTGGAGTGCTGTTGATGAGAAGTTTTAAAGAACCTAACTACACTGGCCCCGAATGCAAATGCTGCAAGACTGATATCGAGAAGGTATTAGAGAAGCTGGCTGAAGAACAAAAACGAACTAAGCTCGGCTTTATTCAGTACCAGCGAATTGAAGAGTTGCTCAAGGAGCTTTAATTGAAGGTCGGAATTGTTCTTCCTTGGAGAGATACTCCAGAAAGAATTGAAGGTTTTGAGGCAGCCCTTAGGTGGCACACTGAGATATTCCCTGACTTTACTTTCTATAAGAGTGACAGCGTTGGTGAGAAGTTCAACCCATCTGAAGCACGCAACCGTGGATGCCTAGAAGCAATCGCTGATGGCTGTGATGTTCTAGTAGTTCTAGATGCTGACACCCTTTTCCATCGCCTAGGGATTATCGAAGCCATTCAGGCTGCAATTAGAACTGGGTTTGTCTGCTACCCCTACACATATGTAGTTGACCTGTCTCTCGATGAGACTGTTCAGTATCTAAGTGGCAGAATAAATCTAGAGCTGTTTACAGAAAGAAATGGTGGCCCTGGAACAGGATTAGCTAATCATGTTGGCAGTGGTTGGGTTATGACTAGTGAGACCTTTAAACGGCTAAACGGTTGGGACGAGAACTTCAAAGGTTGGGGCTATGAGGACAATGCTTTCCAAGAGGCTCATCTTAAAATGCTCGGCGCACCTATGGTTAGAGCCTTCGGAAGATGCTATAGACTAAACCATGAGGGACGAGACTTGGGGTCTATTGATGCGAACCGTATCAGGTTTTCATTGTATTCGGCGTCAACAGAAGATAGTATTGAAGAGTTGGTTTCAACAAACCTAGTGCATCAGAAAGAAGTACAGAATGAAGATTAAATATCGCAGTGACGTGACTGTAGAACTAATCCAGTCAATGGCGTCAGACTCGGCAGTCGCGATGGCTGCTCGTGTAAGCACTGGCGCATCCAATAGCGTAGACGCCAGTAAGGATGCTGGCCTAATCAACTACCTAATGCGAGACAGACATGGTTCTCCATTTGAGCACAACGCATTTACCTTTTACATCGAGGCTCCTATCTTTGTGTTCCGCGAGTTCATGCGTCACCGAATCGCTTCTTACAACGAAGAGTCAGGTCGATACAAGCAGTTAGACCCTGTGTTCTATGTTCCAGACGAGAACCGTAAGCTAATCCAAACTGGTAAGCCAGGCGCTTATGTGTTCGTAGAGGGAAAGCCAAAGCAACTAAAGACTGTAATCAAGTCAACTCACAAAGCAAACGAGCTAGCCTACGAGCAGTATGAGAAGATGCTAGACGCAGGTATTGCTAGAGAAGTTGCTCGTGGAGTTCTTCCTGTGAACCTGTACTCATCTATGTATGTGACCATGAACGCTCGTGCCCTGATGAACTTCTTGTCTTTGCGCACTGCTCGCGATGGAACGCACTTCCCTAGTTTCCCTCAGCGGGAGATTGAGATGGTTGCTGAGAAGATGGAAGAGTTCTTCGCCGCAGCTATGCCAGTAACTTATGAGACCTTCAACAAGAATGGAAGAGTCGCCCCCTAATGAATAGCTATAAGAAGGATGAAACAAAATGAGTGAAGAATACGATGCAGGTGTAGTCGCTGGTAAAGCAGCGGAACGCAAGGCAATCATTGAAGCAATCATGGCTAACCCAGGGTTGATTGCTGAGTGCACTTTTGTGAACGATGCTAGCAACACTATTTTCATGCCAGCAAAGTTTATTGCAAAGCTCGATGGCACTTGGGTCGACCCTGTAGTTCCTGAAGAGGAGTAACTTCCTAATGGATAGTTATGGCGTAATCCCAATCGGGGACTATCTTTTGTCGGTACCTGGGGGAATCCTCTACACAATCGGTATCTTCCTAAGCCTAACCCTTGCTCGTGGTATCGCAGAGAATAGCCAAGCGGAACACTTTAGACTGACTAAGTTCGTTGTGTATGGTCTGCTACTTAGTTTTCTAACAACAGCACTTTGGTTTCAGTTAGGAGTTTGGTTCTATGTCAAAGCGTGATTTCTTTGGGGCAGTACTTATCTATATGCTGTCTGCTTCAATCGTCATTACGTCAGCGTCCCTATTGTTTAACAACATCTGGGTCTTCTATGTAGGTGAACTAGTTGCTATCCCTGTCTCACTTTTGATTGCTGGGGCAACTTTTAATAGCCACACCAAAGATGATTAGGTAGTTTTACTTGAAATACGCTAGACTATTTAAAACACAGAAGAGAGACAAAGATGCGTGAACGACAGATTCGCAAGTTGCAGAAGAACCGCCACTTAGCTGAGATTGGTTTCACCCTTCTTCAGAACCCTACCTTCAAGAACCTAAGCCGTGCAGACCGCTACAAGATGGCAAAGTTAATCTACAAGGCTGAACTGATTGAAGTAGAGATTAAGTCCAAGGACCTAAGCAAGACTCTCAACGCATTCCAAGACATGATTCAAAACATCACAAGTCAGATGGTCGATGACGATGATGATGATGACGAGAACCCCTTCAAATAACATTTGTAATTTGCGGGTATAACGCCAGCTCGGAGTAGACTAGAACCTTCAAGTGCCCTATAATAAGTAGTGGATAGATAAGTGTTCATATTATTTATTCTCCTTTCTACTGGTGGGAAAGCCCTCGGACTTCGGTTCGGGGGTTTTCTTTTATTTGGACTTGACAAGATTGAAAGATAGCAGTAGATTGTCTACATGCAAACATTTCTACCATTCATCGAGTTCAGCGAATCAGCTAAGGCACTGGACAACAAACGACTAAACAAGCAGATTCTTGAGGGTTACCAGATTCTCAATGTTCTGAGCAATGACGACCCCCACGCTGGTTGGCGCAATCATCCTGCAGTAAAAATGTGGAGAGGTCACGAAGACGCTCTCTGGGATTACATCTTCGCCTGTGTGCGTGAGGCTGACGAGCGTGGCATCAAGACAGATAAGAATGTCGAGAACCTGATGAACCTACGCAAACGCGCAGAGTACAACTGGGGTGGCGGAATGCCTGAGTGGATGTCGAAGCAAGAAGTGCTTAACCGCTTAGTAACTACGCACAGAGCCAATCTCTACCGCAAAGACCCTGTCTACTACTTCGACTTTGTCAGTTCTGTTACTAGCGAGTGGAACGAACCTTGCTGTGAGAAGTGCAACTACTACTGGGTAACGCACAAAGCTTAGGGTAAAAGAAATCCCCCCGACCTGATATGTTGGTGGGGGGAGTTCTATCTAGGGGTTTTGATTACACGCTATATGACTTATATAAGTGAGCGTCTTTATACCTTGTCTAGTCTAGGAGAGCCCAAGTCTTTGGACCCACGATACCGTCTACAAGCAAACCGTGCTTCTTCTGAACAGCCTTTACAGCCTTGTCAGTTCCTGCTTCGAAGTTACCTGTGACAACAATCTTTAGCTGCTGCTGGATGAATTTAACTTCTTCACCCTTTGAACCAATCTTTAGGTAGTGACCTGGGTAGCCTGGGTTAGCAATCTTGGCAACTGCAACTACTGGCTTCTTAACTTCAGCTACTTCTGGCTTTACAACCTTTGCTTCTTTTGGAACAGCAACAGTTGGGATTTCAGCGACAGAGTGAGATGGTGCAACAGTTACAGTTGCAGTCTCAGGAGTCTCCTTGTGAGCATTGATGTTTGCCTTCTCGAAAGCCATAACAGCCTTGCAGAACTCCATTGGGTCGTAGTAACCCTTACCATTGTGGAAGCCTGCCATTGGCTGAGCCTTGATGTGACCTGCCCAGATTTCCCAGTGGAGGTGCTTGCCAGTTGCGAAACCAGTCTCGCCCATCTTGCCAACGATTGTGCCAGCTTCAATCTTCTGACCAACCTTGACCTTGATTGAACCCTTGACCATGTGGAAGTAAGTCCAAGTGACCTTCTTACCCATAACGGTTGACTGAACGATTACTGAGTGACCACCAGAAGTTGGTGAGTCGTTAGGCTTAACAGCAATAACCTTGCCATCTGCCCATGCTTCTAGATAAGTAGTTGCGCCACCCTGCCAGATGTCAACACCATTGTGGTGCTTCTTTGCCTTCTTGATTGGGTGCATACGCCAGCCAAATGGGCTGGTTACTTTCCACGATTTGTGAGGTGTGCCATCTACTGGCCACTGTGATTTTGCCATCTTGTTTTCCTTAAGGTTTGTAGTTTGAGAAGGGAGCGACCCTTACCTTCTAATTTTACCTCTTGGCTACTTAACTGATTTCTTCCGAGGAGCTGGCTTCTTCTTTGGCTCTTCTGGCTTTTCGTAGCGAAGCGGGAAGGTTAGTACCCAGATTGCTAGGGTCGCCATGATGAGCGTACCTGTCAGGTCTTTGGCAGAGCCCTCAAGTACGAGCCATGCAACAGCCATACCTAGTAGTGTCCATGCTTGGTCAATGATGTCTTTTAGCAGACCTTTTAAAAAGTTCTTCATTACTTTTCTTCTTTCTGAGCTTCTGCTCGTTTGGCTTTGAGTTCTTCAAAGTTCTTTATTTTGGTGTCGCCCATGTATCCCCAGGCGTATCCACCTGCGATAAGTGCGTGGTTTACTGATTCGCCATCGTTGTCTAGATACAACCAACCAAGGACTCGGCCATACTTCTCTGATGAGTCTGGCTTCTCGGTTCTTATTACGATGCTGGTTGCAGCCTTCAGCTTCTTCTTAAGAAGTTCTTTGACTTCGAGCCCTAGAACTTTCTCTTCCTTGTTTGTTGTGCGAGACTCTGGGGTGTCGATACCAGCAAGACGAACTCGCTTAGTGATTGAGATATCGAAGCCTAAGTCAATCTCAACGTCGATGGTGTCTCCGTCGATGACTGCTATGAGTGTCTTTACTCTGTATTCGTACATGATTACTTTCCTATTCTTCTTGAACCGCCAGAGCTACTTGCTCCAGCTGAGGCTGTACTTGCAGCGGCTGCTGCACTTTGAATGGCTGCTCCAGCGGCAACAACCGCTGTAACAACTACCTTCTCTGACTCTTCACGAACCTTTGGGGACATGTCAGCACCAGCGTTACCAATGAAGTTCAGGGCTTCTACTGCTCCAGCAAGACCAGGGATGGCTGCAAGTTCTGGGCTTAGTTCGATGTCGTCTTGCTCCGCAGCAAGGTAGAGTGCGTCCAACGCTTGCTCGTACTCGGCGGAACCCTGCTCGGCAGTTTCGAATGTTTCGAGAGCGGCTTCAACAAGTTGCTCTGCTTGAGCCTCGGTAAGTTCAGTTGGGTCAACAGCATCAAGGTTTACTTCCATAAGGTTCTCGGCAGATAGTTCTGCTGGGATTTCCTTAGAGCCTTCTTCTTCTACAACTGGCGGCTCTTCTTCAATCAGGGTGGAGACTTCTTGAATCTCGTTCTCGGTTGGTAGTTGAGTCGAAGTCGTCTTGGCTGTGATAACAGATGACTGATAAGAAGTTACAGCTTCAGTGTGAGCTACTTCCGCTTCAGTGAAAGTACTAGTAGCAGAAAGTGAGGCAGCTTCGGCAGTTTGAAGTTGAGTGGTGGTAGTGGTAACTGTCTCCGCTACACTGGCTGCAGTTGTGTCCGCTATTACGAAGTTGTCGTCGGCAGCTACCTTCTTAGTCTCTACTTCAGTCTTGATAGTAGAGGCAGCAACTAACTGGTCAGATGCAGAGTCATACTCAGATTGGGCCACGTCGACGTCAGTAGTTGCAGTAGTTAGTTCTGAGTTGGCAGTTAGGTAGTCAGAGTTAGCAGAGGATTGGTCATTTTTGGAAACAGTAAGACTTTCCTCCACTAATGAGAAGTTGTCGGATTTAGTTTGGAATACTTCTTCGGCGTTGTCAAGTATGGTCTTGAGTGCTGGGTCGTGAATTAATGGGGCAGTTGGTTGACCTTCGTATGTGAGAGTTCCAGTGATGTGCTTGTACCAACCGCCACAAGGGTCACCCCATACAGAGTTGAGTGCTCGGATGGTGATTGTAGAAAGCCCATCTAGTTGTGGGGTAATGTTCTTTCCACAAGTTGGGCGGTCGATTGCTTCGTATCGCAAGTTACTATAAGTGAAAGTCGCACCTGCTGGGGCTGTGAAAGTTGCCTGTCCGCCTTCGTTAATCTTTACATTAAGGGTCCCCTCGGTTCTTACTAGCTCCGTGGTGTAGTAAGTCTCCGTGGTGTAATAGATTTCTTCTTCGTAAGTGATGACTTCTTCGTAAGTTGTTTCAGTGGTTGGTTGACCATGGGAAACCTTAAGTGTTGGGTTCTTGACGCGAGGTCCATAGTTACCAGCCCAGTAGCCATTGTCAATTCCAGAGAATGAAACAGTAATGTAAGAGACTGGACCTGTTGGGGTCAGGGTGATTGACTTGGTCTCCCAGTCGTGTCTACCCTCTGAGGTGTAGGTAGCAGAGCCAACTGGATTCTGGTTGATGTCCTTAGCCTCAACGGTCATCGAGTATGAGTCAGTGATGTTCCTGTTGGAGTCATCATTGAACCAGTCGGCTGAAAGAGTAAGTGTTGCGTCTTCGAACGGTCCAGAGTAAAGACCTTGGCTAACCGTTTGGTTTGTGTAAGAGAAGACAATGTTGCTATTGAAGTAGCCTGGCTGTGAGTTCTGCCAACCAATTGAAAGTCCACTCCAGCCTGCGTTCCCCTGTGAGAAGTCTGAGTTGAAGAGTAGGTTCGGGATAGTCTGCTGGGTGGTTGTTGTGTGTGGAACAAGAGTGCGAACTTCTACTGTCCTAGTGTTCTCTACCTGACGAGTGTGTTCTTGCTGATAAGTAGGTGCAATCCAATCTGGGTCAGGGATTAGATTTGTGTCGTAGTTGCTCTGAGCTATGTCTCTTATTGCTTGTGCTGAATTTTTAGCCTCTAGAGCTGTGTTGTATTGGGTTTGTGCGTCCGCTAGTGCGACGTTCGCGTTCTGGAGTAGAGTTGCTTTTTCCGAGAAAGCCTGTGCCTTTAGTGCTTTGTTCAGGGCCGCTGCGTTTAATATATTCAACTTCGTATTAGTGGAAGCTTGTTTTAGAGCTAGCTCGTCGGAAGCATTTTGAAGTTGTTGGGCTGCTTCGTTTCGGGCTGCTAGTGCTGCATCTCTAGTTGCTTGTGCTTCTATCTGTTGCTGGGCTGCCAGATTGTAGGCTGCTAGGGCTGCTTCTTTATTAGAGGTGGCAGAGTTGAGATTTGCTAGGGCTTCGGAAAGAGTAGTGGACGCTTTCTGATAGGCGGCGTAATCTGACTTTGCCTTAGCGATGGCGGACTTGAGTTCAGAGATACGGGACTGGAGGTTCTGAACCTTGGTGTTGATGGTTGCCTGCAGTGCGGGGTTCTTTGCAGGACTAATAAGAAGTTGCGAAACTTGACTTTCAGCTCGGTCTAGACTAGACTGTAATTGCTGGATATCAGACAAAGAAGGAGTTTCAGATGACAATATCGTTCGAGGGTTTTGACCTAGGAAGTTACTTGCTGGGCGTTGGAACGCCGATTGCCCTAGCTTTTGTGTACGCTGTGATTCAAGCAGTGAAGCAGGCTGCGCGTAAGACACGTCGCTAATAGCGAGTTGTGCCATGCAAATTGGCATACCAAAAAGAAGGGCCGTTGTGAAAACCAACGGTCCTTTTCTTATCTTGCTGTTTCTATTAATCAACGAGATTCAGTCCTTAAAAATGAATCTCTCCCTCTTCTATTGTAAGTCAGAACGGGAAAATTGATTAGTCTTCTTCTGGTCCCCAGACCTCATCGTGAACTCGTCTGAGGAGTATCATCACATCTCTTGCGAGTGATTCGGTAGCGAGAAGAACGTCTGCTCTTTCGTCAGGAATGTCTGAAAGTATTAGCTCGTTGTGTGTCTGTTTGATGACTTCCGAGCATAGGAAGATTCGGTCGAGGGCTGCCTCGGTCGGGGTTCTTGTATCTTCCTGCATGTAAATATTGTACCTTGTTTGAGATTAGGGAGTTGTTTATGTTTGATGTACTAACAAGAAATAAGAGCGGAAATAGTGGTTTGAACTATAGCATAGGGGTCTGGAGTGTAGTAGGGTATTTGATAGAAGTCAAGGAAGAGAAGGGAAAAAGGTACTAACAGAAAATGATTTGTTTTGGAGAGTTTGGTGCTAGTATCTTGGAGGATGTACTAACAAGAAATGATTTGCTTCGGCTATCAAAAAGTGTTAGTACCCTAATAGATTTATTAGTTCTGTTCGTAAAACTACTATGCGTGTATATGTGCGCTATCGGAGTTAGGGTGGTTTACGAACGGAACTATCAGAACTAAAAAATCTAATGAAATCTATGCTAGAGTGTTAGAAGGAATTTGCATTTGCATTTTCGCTTGACAAATGGATTGGAGAAATAGAATGGCAGACATGGAAGAGTTTTTTGACGTGACTATGGAAGAAGCGATTTCGGCTTTGGATAAGTTCGACAAAGGTCGAGAGAGGGACACACGAATTTGTATTTGTGGACACCACTCAAATCGACACACAGAGATTGATGGATTGATTGACTGCAAGGTTGTGAAGTACGAATGTTCTTGCACAGTCTTTAGACCAGTCTTAAAATCCAGCAATGTGAAACCGTTCATCAGAACAACAACTGGTCCAGGAGTTGAGCACGCTTTGTTGAAAGGTGTAGCAGGAGCAGTCAAGTTGGGAGCAGAGATTGAGTGGTTGGTCGAACCTAAGTGCGACAAGTGCGAAAAAGAAGCGAAGGTATTACCAGTTGCTCTAAACCCAATGTCACTTCGAGTCTCAAACATTGGGACAAGAGTGAACCAGTTAGTCTGTCGCGAGTGCCTAGTAGAGTTGAGCTAATGATGAGTACCAAGATTGCACCAGCCCTAGCATGGACCAACCTAGAGTTTGAGGTCACCGAAGAGAACCAAATCCTTATGATGGGCAGACCAAACTATATCGAAGCAGCTCGTCTCGGAAAGATTAAAGACGAACTACAAGAGATTTTCTTTGACCTGACTGATGAGGGGGTCCAACTGGACATCACCTACTTGCTCAACGGTGAACACAAATCGATGGGTGAGAGCTACATCACTTTCCTAGTTCATCTGGAGTACCCGATTTACATCCTTGACAAGATTGATGTTGAGGAGTACGCTTTAAGTCTGATTGAAGAACGTGGACTGCCTAGCTATGTGACGTTGTTCAAGAAAGAAACCACCAATGAACTTGAGTCACCACTGAAGTCAATGAATGTGGCTGAACTATTGAAGAAGGATTTCAGTGGCTAAGAACGCCAAAGGCAGTAGGCAATGTGGGTTCTGCATGACAGGACACCACGAAACCTGCAAACCCGAGATTCGACACTTCGACAAAGTGTGGCTCTGCTATTGCACCGAATGTCACCCAGATAGAACTAGCGAGGAAACAAATGAAGAAACTACTCCAGAAGATTAAGAACCTACTTGGCATCAAGTCCAAGAAGAACTATCAAGTCCCTAAGGAATTCAGGGAGTATCTCAACTCGATTGAACGAGACGAGAAAGGTCGCTGGATTTTCCCTGAACAGAAGAAGACCACCAAACTTGCTGAAGTTCCAGTCGAACTAATCGGGAACAAGGACTGGCAGGATTTCAAGAGTGTTGTCGGAGACGAGAAGACTTGGGAAGCACCCTGCATGTGTAGCGTCAAACTAGGTAAGTGCAAATGCAAGAGCAAAGACTAGTCACCCCTAAAGAGGCAGCTAGCCAACTCTATGTAACTATCGGGATGATTGCCTACTGGATTCGAAAAGGCAGACTTCACAAGCACTACCTTGAGGGCAGTACCCGAAACTATCTAGTGGATTTGGAAGAAGCCAAGCGAGCAGCGAACTGGCACAACCTTCGATACGTTGGACTACCAGAACATCTAGTTACGACTAGCGAGGCAGCAGATGCTATCGGAGTTGGCACCAGAGAGATTGGGTACTACGCCAGAATGGGCTACATCCAAAAGCACTACGTCTTGGGAAACAACCACCACTACCTCGTGGATATCAACGAAGTGCTTGAGCAACCAGAACGGATTGCCAAGATGTATCGTTCCGAAGAACGGAAGGCCCATCTTCGAATGATTGCTAAGACTCAACCGAGAGATAAAACTGGACGACTATTTGTTCGCAGGTCTTCCTAGATTTTGAACGGCTTGTCTGATAAGCTATTGGGATGCTAGACGAGAAGCCGATTAAGATTATGTACGCTGCACAGTATGTGGGCGTATCGCAGAAGACCGTCTACAACTGGCTTCATCTTGGGTACATGAGACTCTACCATCCTGGCTATGTCCTTCTAAGCGAAGTACGGCGAGCACAGATTAGAGCCAATAACACTAAGTCCGATAAATCACGGCAAGCATCTAAGGTATCAAACCGCGACCGCCTTGGTCGATTCAGTTCCTTCGACTAACGGCAAGCACCTATCAACGGATAGGTTCGTTGTTATTGACAAGAGGAAACCCTTCCGTCACCCTCACCGTGCGCAAAAATTCGTCCGAGACAAATCAACGGTCTAAAGGTTTTGTACAATTGGTACGAAACAGTAAGGTTACCCGAGGTTTGGTAAACTTGTTACGAAGGCAGCTTCGTCACAGACCTCTCCCCAGTTGACGGAGCTGCTTTCGCTTTAACCGAAGCGGCCTGCCCCTTCAACATACTACTAAGGATTAATGCAAAGATGACCGATGCCGACCTAGACTTTTTCGGAAGCGGCGAGGATGAGAAAGCGGAGTACGTAATTGACGAACCGCTCGACCTTCGCGTTGACCTATCCGCCCTTGGTATTGAGGAAGTAGACAAGGGAGTATGTGAGGACAACTACTCCAACCGTGCTATACTACGGCGAGCGCGTCTAAGTTGGGACCCAGTATATTCAACCAACGGTGTGCCAACGGGTCTCATCAGAGCTCGCTCTAAAGAAACCACTATGGAGCGTCGACTCATGTCGCTCTCCGAAAAGCGCCCCATCCTAACCGACCCAACTTCAAACAACTCAGATTACCTAACGGGCCTGGATTTGATAGCTGAGGAAGCGTCTGACTTCTTAGTACCACCTTGGGTAGTGCACGCTACTCGCCTCTACTTGAAAGAACAAGAAACGGGTGTTCTTAATCCAAAGCGTCAACCGTTAGCTCAACCGCATCGTTGTCGTCAGATTAAGGACGACGGTATCCGATGTATGCTATGGTCCAGTGGACGTCCAAAGGATGACGGTCTATGTCGCATTCACTTGAGAAGCGTTAAGCACAAAACCTCAGATGACATCGAACGTGCTCGTGCGAAGTTGGTCCAGGCAGCTCCTTACGCCGTCGACATGCTTGAAGACTTGATGGAGAACGCTGAGTCAGAACCAGTTAAGCTCAAAGCTGCCACTGAAATTCTTGACCGTGCTGGTGTACGTGGTGGAATCGAAATTGATTCAAACGTTAATATCGACGTGCGGCCTGCAGCTAGTATCATTGCTGAACGTTTGCAGCGTTTAGCACTGGGTGCCGTCGAGGCTAGTGCTAAGCTTGCAGATGCAGGTATCGAAGTTATCGATGCTGAAGTTGTGATTGATGAAGAAAAACCGAAAAAGCTCGAAGAGCTCAGCGGCCAGGAAGAGAACTAAACACTAATGCAAAGTTACCAGGACCTGGTCGATGCGGCCCGCAGCCATCTGCTAAACATAACCGCGGATATCAACAACGCATCAACGCGGCTTGAACACATACGACTAACCGCGCTAGCTCAGGAAGCTGAGAATCTAGTAACCGAGCTTGAGAATTTCAACCGAGGCCTGGTATACTCACATGAGGGCCCGCATACTGAAGCGGCCCGCGAAGACAATACCGTATCGCTATTCGAATAACGGGTGCCCTGGGAGAAGAACATGTTTACTCGAACCGCTAAGCTTGCAGCTGCTAGCTTTGTTGAGACGGCGAGCGCTTATCTAAACTACGAGTCTGGACCGTTGATGAGGAATCAGTTCGGCGAGCGCGTAGGATACAATTCACAACCGTGGGCTGGGATGTTCATCGACGTAGTCGGACGTGAGTGCGGCCTGCATCTACCATCCTTCGCATATACGCCAACCGCGCTTAGTGAGATGTTACGCGACGGGTGCCAGGTAGCTCGACCGATGCCTGGTGACATCGCCTTCTTCAACTTCTCATCAGAGAATGCAGGAACCGCCTTCGCGATGCCACATGTCGCAATTGTCACTGACGTGCGCGAATTCAAGTCAACGGGTAGGTTCCTGGTCATCGAAGGTAATAGCCGCCCCGCTAATGCAAAGTTAGCGACGGGAGTCGACGGAGTCTTCTCACGAGTCCGCAATGCTGCAGACGTCATCGCATTTGTTAGACCGAAGTACTCGAAGGCGACGGCGGCCCGAGTCATCCAACTTTTCACTAAGGTTATTGGGAAGCTAGGCCTGGCGGCCAGCTTAGATTCAACTGCTCTTGAAGAAGCGGCACGCGCTAACATTGGGGTGGTCCCCGCAGCGCTAGCTCCATCACTTCGCAATAAGCAAATCGAAGCTGTTCAGCTAGCACTGGGTGTAACCGTCGGCCTGCAAGGAGCGAAGCAAGGTGCCTGGGATTCAGTAACCGTAGCCGCCTTCACCAACTTCCAACGAAAGATTGGACTCGTTGGCCAGGATGCTGATGGAATTCCGAACCGCTCGTCACTGCAGCGGCTTGCATCTGAAACGAATCTCTTCCACGTCCTGGATTAACGGCGGCCCGCATCCTGGTCAACTTCTCATTAATGATGTCTAGCTGCTGAGCTACACTGCGGCTTCCAGGTAAACTTCTCATTAGCGTGCGACCGAACGGTTACCTGGGATACGACGGGCCCGCATCCTTCAACTTCGCATTAAGACGGCGAGCTGAGCTCGAAGCTGTACGTACACTGCCACTTCTCATTAACGGTTCCATCCAGGAAGACCGCGGCCTGGTCTTCAGACGTCTGACTTGACATCGACGGCATGCACTGCTACAGTTGAACTATCAACCGAGAGGAACCGCAATGCCTAAGTACTTCATAAGATTCGATGTCATCGAAGAGTGGAAGGGCACCTTTGATGCCGCCAATCTAGAAGAAGCCAAGGACCTGGCCCGCCAGTGGGCTGAGGACAAGATTGGGACCGATGAACTTCCAAACTTCGACGACCGTAACCACGGAATTTCAACCGAGGTCTACGAAGACAGTCTCGAAGAACTTCCGTAACGGCCTGCCGCAAGACGGCGAGCGCTTCCCCGAATCATCATCTTTGGACCGTAGTATGCTGACGGTATGAGACATATCGAAGTACACGTACTTGAAACCGAGACCGATGCATTCAGTGCAGTGGCCAGCGGCCTGCTTGATGACCCTGCACTAGTGACGGCCTGCGTTGACTGTGGGGACGACATAGGTGCACTCGAAGTGTTCGAACCGTACTGCGTTGTGCTCGATGACGAAGACCGCTGGTACATCTGCACGTATTGCGCTGAGCCTGTAACCGAGCCCGAGTCAACGGAGTCCTACGACTACCTCCCACTGGGAGATGACGAAGACGACGAAGATGACCGCTTCGTTGTACTAGACGACTAATACGAAGTGCCAGCTGAAGCTCATCAGCTCAGCCGCTTCTCAACTTCACATTAGTGATGTCCATCTGAGAGTTAGCACTCAACGGGTCCGACTGCTAACGACTTCCGAATAACCCTCAGGGAAAAAACGAATACAAACGCCCCCTCCAACATTTGACTAACGAGCGTATGGGTGTATAGTTAGAGGTATAACTTCACACTTCCGATTAGTAATCTCAAAAGATTTTCAAGAAACTTGCGAAATGAACTTGACACAACTAATCACTAGTGCTAAGTTAGACCTTGTTGGAAACCTCCAACGAGCAAACTATCCAAAAGGACGAAAACAAATGGCAACAGGTAGCATTGTAGGAAATGGTCTTTACTTAGAGTTCATTCCAACTAACGACCCGACCAGCACTAAGGTAATGCAGGTGCTGTTCACCCCAGAGGGCTTTGACGAAAAGGGTGTTTACACCGAGTTCGCAATGCACTCACGCACAGTCGCAGACTACTCACCTCGCAAGCAATGGAGAGTAAGCAAGTGTGGCACTAGCAATAAGTCAGTTCTGACTTCGGGTGTTCCAATCACAGGAACAGACGCACAGGAAATGGCACTCAAGATGATTGAGCGATTTACTAAGGCAGTTGAGAAAGCAGTTTACAACTCTGCTGGTGAGGCTGTCTGGGAACTACGCTCAAAGCCAATCGCAGTAGAAATCACCACCTTTGACCTCGTTGAGGTAAACGAGTGGAAAACCCCAGCCCCAGCATTGAGGCGTATTCAGAAGTGCCGAGTTGCTCTTGACTTTCCAGAGAAACTTGTGTAAGGTCAATCAGGTAATAACCAAACAAACTAAGGACGAAACAAAATGACAACAATCACATCAGCACCAACTACCCCAGAGGTAGACAGCATTTACCCAGACCTTGCTAAACTGGTCTATGGTGTAGCAGTTCAGTCGCTAGACGCAGGTAGCGTTCCAGCAGGATTGTCAAGCCTACTTCCAATCGCAGGTCGGGCTAATCTCCGAGCAAAGGGTGGAGAGAAATCAGCACCTACTACAAAAGTAAAGGCAGAGCCAATGGTGGAAATCCTAGAGGGTCTTGAGAAATACACTCGCCCGAATGGTCAGGACTACTACGCTCGCAAGTGGGGCGAACACACCGACATTGAGGTTCTACGCAAAGCCCGAGCAGAAAAGCACTTCATTCTGCTCTACGGAAATCCTGGGTGTGGTAAGACTGCTCTCGTTGAGGGTGCTTTCGGGGACGACCTTTACACGCTAATCGGAACTGGCGACACGGAAACTGGGGACTTCCTCGGTGGCTATGTCCAAACTCCGAGTGGTGGATTTGAGTGGGTGGACGGAGTTCTAACCCGAGCAGTTGAGGAGGGCAAAGTTTTGCTCATTGACGAAGTTGGTCTGATTGACCCAAAGGTTATGTCTTTGGTCTACGGACTTATGGACGGACGAGATGAACTTGTCATTACTGCCAACCCCGAGCGTGGGACTGTGAAAGCCAAAGAGGGCTTTTATGTAATCTGTGCCACGAACCCTAATGCCCCAGGAGTTCGCCTTTCAGAGGCGTTGCTATCTCGCTGTGTCATTCAGGCAGAAATGACTACTGACTGGGGACTGGCTAAGAAGTTGGGTGTCCCTGCGACAGCCACCACGCTTGCCCAGAACTTGAGCAAGAAACAGCAAGCAGGGGAAACCACTTGGTCGCCACAGTTCCGAGAACTCCTAGCGTTCCGTGATTTGGCTAAGACCTTTGGAACTCGCTGGGCTGTTTCCAACCTGATTGGCTCTGCCCCAGAAATGGACAGACCAGTCGTGGTAGATGTTGCGACCCGAGTATTCGGTGAGGAATGTCGCCCAGCAAAGATTTAGTGGTATTCGTCCACCACTAAACAGAGTGGGGGCTGTCAAAAGATTTTCACGAAATGAACTTGACAGCCTCTACCAACTCTGCTACTGTCATTAGTAGGACGAAACAAACCAGTCGGGAAAGGACTGAAACAAAATGGGACACACATCAAGATTGGCAACTCGCAAGAGTTCCACACCTGCCGAATGGCTAAAGGTATGCTCACAGATTGGCGAACAGGCTAACACTTGGGCAGACAGAAACGACCTCGCTGTCTATGGTGGTGAGGACGCAGGTATGGGTCAAGCCCTCGCTTGCTTTATTCACGACACAGCAGAGATTGAGATTTCTCTACCTATCGCTTTCGGCAAAGCCACCACTCCAGAAATGGTTGGCGACCTACGCCTACGCAGAAACCAATACGAGTTTCCAGAGGCAGTTGGCGTAATCCTCCACGAGGCGTTTCACGCTCGCTACTCAATCTGGAACTACGACCACCTTGAGAGCCTTGACCCAAAGATTGGCGAGGCGTTTATGTTGCTTGAGGAAAGTCGCATTGAGAGCAAGGCTGTCTACCACTACCCAGAGAACGCTCTGTTCCTACGAGCCTCCTCAATGGGTCTGTCATTCGCTAACGCTGACGAGAGCCTAGCCTCTATGACTGCGACTGCCCAGTTCGCTAACCTCGCAGGTCTAACCCTTGCCCGAGTTTCTGCTGGGGTCTTGGACGACTTTGATGTTGCCCCTATTCGTGAGAGCCTAGAGATTGGTCTTACCAAGCCAGTCCTAGACCAGTTGGAGGAAATCTGGACAGAGTTCCAGACCCTAGCCAATCACCAGATTATTCGTGGCGTAGAACTCGCTACCAAGTGGGTTGAGGTTATCAAGGAACAGGCTAAGGCGAATGGTGAGCCAGACGAGCCAGAGCAGGGTGAGGGTGGCTCTGGTATGCCACAGGCACTCAAAGACCTACTAGGCGAACTAATGGACGCTATGGCAGAGGCTATGGAGGAAACCTCACAGGCAACCTCACAGGCTTTGGACGAGCAACAGGCAGACGAGGAACTAAAGCAGGAAATCGCCGAGCGTAAGTCCGAGAGCAGTCGCCGAGCAGAGCGAGAGAAACAGGCTGAAAAGACTTTCAGTTCCGTTTCCTCGGGTGCTGGCGAAAGTGGCAGTTCCTCACGCCTGATAGAAACTCGCAAGCCCGAGGGCGTTGAGCGAGCAGGGGCAGTCTTGCTGGCACAGATGTTGGAAAAGGCAAAGTATGTAGAACGCTCAATCACGGAAATCAACTCGGTCATTCCACAGGGTCGCCTCCGTCCCCGAGCCTTAGTCCAAAAGAAAGCACTTGAGGCTAAGGGCGTTCGCTCTGACCTCCCAACTTGGAGGGCGACCAAGCGTAAGCACACGGACGACCCAACTCTCAAGATTGGCGTTATGGTGGACATTTCAGGTTCTATGGGTTCGGCTATGAAACCTATGGCGAGTATCGCTTGGATTTTATCCGAGGCTGGTCGCCGAGTTCAGGCTAAGACTGCTATGGTCTATTTCGGCTCTGGTGTGTTCTCAACTCTCAAAGTTGGACAGCACCTTTCCGAAGTCAATGTCTACTCTGCCCCAGACGGAACTGAAAAGTTTGGCGAGGCTTACAAGGCGATTGACGGAACTCTCGGTCTGACTTACTCGGACGGAGTTCGTATGTTGGTAATCGTTTCGGACGGACACTTCACAGGCTCGGAAAGCGAGAACACGACAAAGGCTGTCGCCGAGTGCGAGCGTAATGGCGTGGCTGTCTTGTGGATTACTCCTGCCGAGTGTATGTCGGGAGGGGCAGAACACTTGCTCAAAGGCACGAACGCCGAGGCAATCACCTTGACGGACACAGGCTCAATCGCCAGAGCAATCGGCAAGTCTGCGACCAAAGCCCTAGAAAAGATTGGAGGGCGTGGATAACGCCAGCCAGATAGAACCCGACTAGGGTTGAGCAACCGAGAGGTTTTCGTCCCCCCTTTTGCCTCTCACCTGTTCCCCTAGTCGGATAGAGAACCCCCGAGATTTCCTTCCCATTTCTCTCGGGGGTTTTCGCTTACCCGAGTTAGGGTTGCCTATCCCATCAGGACTTTCCAATAACTAATCCGAAGTTCACCAGAGCGTCCTTCGGGAAAACTTCCCACTAACTAATGAGAAGCTAGACGGCCGCTTCCCCGAGTATTCGTTTTTTCCTGAAACGGCGAAGGTGCTTGACACTTCGCACTAATCGTGCTAAGTTCTCACTATGAGCATTTTAGATACCGAGGTCTTTCCAAGGACGAATGAGTATGACCTAAACCTGTGGCTTGATGATGACGGCTACTTCAGGATTAGTTCGTATGAACTCGCTTGGGAAAGCCAGCACGACACAGACGAGGAGGGCAACCCCCTCTATGTAATGACCAACGAATACAATGGCAACGACACTCTTATCTGTGTGGACACCAATGACGCAGAGATGATGAAAGCCTTTGGGCTGTCGCTGTCAGACTGTATGGAGGACGAGTGGACGACCTCAAGTTTCTTTGAGGACGAATACCACAACCACTTCACCAAGACTTTTATGGACGCTGTGTCAGAACAGATTGACGCTATGTGTGTTCCATACGAGGCGAGAGTATTAGGTGCTTGACAAAATGTCGGGCATTGGTGTAAGGTAGCAGTAGCACCAAAACAAACAACTAACAAAGGGAAACCAAATGGACGACAGAGAAACAACTCTAAAACTATTCGCACTAATCGGGGCAACTGCCGAGGCTAGTGCCGAGAGTGGAATGGCAACACCAATCCTTTACACGCAGATTGACATAGCAGTCAAAATGGCTGTGGAACTGGAACTCGGTGAGGACATCATCACTCACCTCAAACTCACGCAGATTGCTTTGGGTGAGGCTGTCAATGAAACAATGGAAATGATTGACACAATGAAAGAGCAGTTCGTAGGACTGCGTAGCGAAATCGTGGAACTGGCACAGAGCCTAAACGACAACAACGAGGAGAACGACTAATGCCAAACTGGGTCTATACATCTATGTCGGTATCAGGTAAGACAGGGGACTTGACTGCCTTTGCCGAGAAAGCATTACAGCAACACGAAACTCAATGGCTCACCGAGAAGTGGAAACGCAACGAGGACGGCACGAACACCCAAGTTCCCGAGGAGGAACGCAAGGTAGAGATAGAACTCTCTGGCAAAAGCGACCTCTCGTTTTGGAACTTCATTCGTCCAACTGACGAGGAAATCCCTTACTACTTTGGACACAAGACTAAGCCAGAGGACGAGGACGACCCTGACGCAACTGCCGAGGAACGAATGGCTAAGGCTATGACTTTCTCTGGCTCGGGCTGGTATGACTGGAACATTCGTGAGTGGGGAACTAAGTGGGACGCCAATGACGCAGAGTTGGACACCGACCTCACGGAACTAGACGGCAACATAAACAACTCCATTTCCTATCGGTTCTCTACGGCGTGGTCAATCCCTACGCCTGTCTTTGAGGCTATGGTAGAGCAACACCCCGAGTTGGACTTTGAGTTCTCCTCCGAGGAGGAACAGGGCTGGGGTGCTGAGTTCACTTCGTCTGACGGCGAGGAGGACGGCAAGCGTTCTCTAATCCTGACGAAAGAGTGGGACATACCGAACAGCCACGCTGACTATGTAGAACGAGATAACGAGGACGGCTGTGTTTGTTCGTGGCAAGACGACGACGAGGACAACTGGTATGAGGACTGCCCTCGTCCTGAAAAGGACTACTTCGTAGTAGTTAGTAAGACCTACCGAGTATCGGCGAGCAATGCCGAGAACGCATACAATCTCGCAACGGACAACGACCCTGACGAGCAAATGGAACTGATTGACGACAACACGACAATCTTCATTGCTGACGAGAACGGCAAGCGTCTATACCCGACACTAGGGAACGGCTCGCTTATGGACGAGCCTGACCAGATTGGGTGTAGCCACCACTTCGTCCCTGTCTATGAGAGCAAGGACGGCGAGGAAACGCTGACCGAAACCTCCTGCGTGTTCTGCCACGAAGTCAAGCCAGAGGACGAGGAGGAGAGCAAATGAGCAACCGAGTAATCAGAGTTGGTGTGATGTTTGAGTTCTACCCTGACGGAGAGCACGAAGACCTGTTTGAGGGAATGACCCAGAAACAGATTATCTCCAACGCAAAGTCAATGACCTCTGACGACATTGACCGACTAGTCAAATACAACGAAGTCTGGGACGCACTCCAAGTGGAAGTCGCCCTGACCGAGGAATAACAGACCACCCCCCAGTAGAGGGAAACACCTGAGCAAGTGTTCTAAACTGCTCACCAAACTTTTCTAGAGGCGTGTATTCGTTTTTTCCCCTCCCCAGAAACTCGCCCCAAAATGGATTTGCTTTTGACAGGGGGTTCTGGTAATGTCGTTCTTGTGAGGTTCAGATAGCCTCTCGGAAACAAAGCCCAATGATAACTCGTAGAAAGATAAAATCAAATGGCGACTGTAAGCAAGACTGCTGGAAAGACAGCAACCAAGTCAGAGGTTCTGACAACTGCCGAGGTAGAGGTTCGTATCTCTCCTAAGGTTCAGAAAGCAGTAAAGGCTCTTGTCCTTGCTCACGAGCAGGAAAAGGTAGTAGACGCTGCTATCAAGGTTAGTCGTGAGGCTATCCTCGCTGAACTCGGAAACGACCAGACCAAGTTCGGTGTGGACGCACGAGGCAAGCGACTAGTAAAAGTTCAGTTGGTTATGCCAAAGGACGCAACTCGCTACGACACAGCAGAGTTGGTCAAGTTCCTTGCTAAGACCCAGCCAGAAATCTTGGCTATGTTCCGAGCAGAGGACGCTAAGGCGACCACACGAGTTCTGACCCTCAACTAGGGTCAGACCCGAGGGGCGACAGATTACCCCCTTTCTCTGTCGCCTCTCCACAACGCTCTCTGGATAGACACGCTGTCTTTGACCCAGAGGGCGTTTTGTGTTTCTCGGGAGGTTGTATTCGTTTTTTCCCGAGATGCTAGATGCTGGACAACAACACACCACTAATGGGTAGTTGCGAATGTCTGGTGTTGGTGCTAAGGTTTTGAGTGGAAAGGAAATACAAATGATTTTACGAACAGCACTAGGCGAAGTCCTACGACAGGAACGCCTCGCACAGGGCAAGACATTACGCAAGGTTTCAGGCACGGGGCTAATCGCTTTGGGCTATCTCTCGGAGATTGAGCGTGGGCAGAAAGAGGCTTCATCCGAAATCTTGGAGGGCGTTTCATTTGCTCTGGGTATTCCAGCACACGAACTCGTCTTGCGAGCAAGTCTGATTATGGCTGGGCTTTCTGTTCCAGACACGGCAGAAACGCTACTTGACGAATACGCCGACTTTATGGTAAGGTAGTGCTATGGACGAAAACTACGAAATCAAAACAGTCATCATCTCGTATGATGACGACACGGAACCAATAGAAGTTGATGTGGTAATCGGGGACGGCAAGACTGTCTTTGATGAGAACTTTGAGTTTGACTATCGCATCTACTTTTACTTCCACGACCAAGCCGAATACGATTTGGCAAAGGGCGAGGAAATCAAACACGACGCGGGCATTGAGTTTCGCATTGTAGAGGAAGTGGAGTAATGGCAAGACAGGTTCACTTTGTAGTCGTTGTAGACCTTGACGACAAGTCTTGGTTCGTTGATGACGATACCTTTACGGCTCGCTTTGACAAAGACGAGGGGACTTGGGATACCGATACCCTTGATTGGCGAGCAACAACTCACGAGGAAAACATTGAGGCTTTGGAAATCCTGAAACCGATTACCTCGCAAGAGTAAAACTAAATAGACTTGCCTAGCACGGAAAAACCCGAGGTTCGCCGAGGCGTTGGTGTGGGTATTCGGATACTAGTAAAGACGGATACTTGCTGACCATCTTGCCCTTTATGCTAGGGAAACCGACCGAGAAGTCGCTAAAGTAGAGTTGCTTGAGAAAGAACGCATTGTGCTTATTCAGATAGCAACCAAAGTCAAAGTAGAACCAACGGCAATCCTGCCCCTGTAAGTATGTTGATGTGGACTTGTCCACGAGACGAAATAAACAGCCGTAGCGACCGAGGTTCTACTTTTTCTTTACCCTCTGGGTTGTATTCGTTTTTTCAGGCACGCCTTCATCAACTTCGCATTAGTGCTTGCTTTTGTCGCAGGGTTGTAGTAAGGTTGGTCTTGTAGTCGGAAGTGCCGATTACGGGAAGGGATAGTCCAATGGGACTAGATATGTATTTAGAGGCTCGGAAAGCAGTTTCGGGTTATTCACACAGACCAATAGACGACCAGAACGAATACGAGGAAGTGCTTGCCCTTATGGGTTTGAGCAAGTCTGACTTTTCGCCAGAGGCAAGTCCATTCGGTAGCCTTAGCGTGGGTGTTGGGTATTGGCGTAAGGCTAACCAGATACACGCTTGGTTCATAAACAACCACGCACCAGAGGGCGTGGACGATTGCCGACCTTTCTACTTTGGTGGCAAGAGTGAACTCAAAGTCCTACGCGATTTGTGTCAGGAAGTTTTGGACGACCACGACAAGGCAGAGGAACTACTTCCACCTAGCGAGGGCTTTTTCTTTGGGTCATACGCTTATGACGAATACTACTTCGCTGACTTGGAGAACACAGTTGAGCAGTTGGATAAGATACTCACTAATCCAAAGTTTGACGACTTTGAGTTTGTTTACCACGCGAGTTGGTAAACTCCTAAACTGGAAAACCCCTAACGCACATTAGGGGTTTTTCTTTTGGCTCGCACCTGTATTCGTTTTTTCCCGCGCTCGCGGTGGCACGGCTTGACTTCACAACTACTTAGTGATAAGGTTGAGGTATCAACAGGACGAAACATAAGTAATCCGAAAGGGAACACAATGACAGAAACCATAACTATCGCAGGTCTAGTAGCGACTACACCGCGACACCTCATCACGGGGGACGGCTTGCCGATTACCTCATTCCGTATTGCCAGTAGCCACCGCAAGTTTGACCGCGACACTATGTCTTGGAAAGACGGCGAGACAAACTGGTATACCATCACCTCGTTCAAGCAGTTAGCAATCAACACGGCTGGCTCGGTGAACAAGGGCGACCGCATTATCATAACGGGCAAGTTGCGTGTGCGTGATTGGGACAACGGCGAACGGGCAGGGACTTCTGTGGAAGTTGAAGCCGAGAGTATCGGCTTTGACCTCAACTGGGGAACGGGCGTGTTTACCCGAACCGTTATGGTTCGCGACCACGACACCCACGCAGAGGACACTTCACTCGCACCGATTGAGATTGACACTTCGGTCTAACCGAACGGCAAGGGTAGGCGAGCATAACGGCTCGCCTATCCAGCCTCAACGGCAAGCCTAACGGCAAGCCTTGACAAGACTGACCCTAACTGGTAGGGTAGATAGAGCAACGGACGAAAGGAAAACAAATGACCGATGTGCTTGACCGAGTGGAGAACTCCACTCAAACCGATAACGGACAGCCAATGGTTGCCCTGTATAACAAAGACGAACGCCTCGTAGGTATGGTGAACGGCTGGCGAGTTGCTGACGGAGTTATGGCGATAGACAGAACCATTCGCAGAGCAGTAGCAACTTCCGAACTCTCAATGGCAGAACTGTTTGAGATTGACCAGCAAATCGCTAGACTTCGCGACTTGCGTGGAACTCTCTAAACCTTGACCCTCAACTTCGGTTGGGGGTTTCGGCTAGGGGGTTCGTATTCGTTTTTTCCCTAGACAGAAACGCTTGGGTCTTTGCCTAACGCAAAATGTCGGGGGTATGGTTTATTATTGAGATGTTGGTGAAATCCAGTAGTCAACAAGGAGAACGATACAGATGCTTCCAGACGAAGTAATCAAACTAAGCAACACGCTAAAAGCCTACAAGCGAGTAATCGCTGACCTAGAAAGTCAGGCAGACACATACGAACCAAACGCACTTGACGACACCCTAGCCAAACTCACCCATAGGGTTTGGGAGATTGAGAATGTTTGGGGAGATGAGTTGGAGAAACTAGAAGCCAGCAAATCGCGACACCCTAGCAACAACTAACAACTTCACACTAAGGAACGCACTCGCGGAAACGCGGGTGCTTTTCTTTTACGCGGACTTGTATTCGTTTTTTCACTGAAGCACGCGGAACAAAAAACTACTAATGCGAAGTTGGCAAATTGTCGGGGGGTGCGTGGTATACTTGGAGAGTAGTCAAGTTCGGCTACACGGAAAAGGGAGATACAAGTGGCGACACTAATCACACACGCGGAAGCAAAGCAACAACTCAAAGACGAATGGTCTTGGCTGAAAGACACCAAGCACATTCGGGACGAAGTTAGGCAGATGTCTAACTCAAACCTACCAATCTACACAGCAGACATAATCAAAGTTTGGACTGAACTGCCACACGAATACAGCAACAAGTTTTCTGAAATTCGTTCGGCTGGCGAATGGCTGGACTTCACCATTCAAGATTTGATGAATGACGACCTTTGGTTGTATTACGACTTTGTGTTTTCTGGTGCGTTGTCTGAACTCGCCGAAGAACTCGGGATAAGTCTGGACGACTAGCAACACGACTAAGAGAACTCGCTGGCTCACGCTGGCGAGTTTTTCTTTGCTCGCTGGTTGTGTATTCGTTTTTTCCGTGGCACGCAAACACGGGAGCAGATGAGTTTGCTTTGTGGGGTGGAGTGTGCAATAATTGTCTTGTTGCCAAAAGTATTGGCACGAAAGGGAAGAAATGATTACACAGACAATAGACGCTTACACGCTTGACCAGCCAGAAGTTCAGAGCCGAATTATTTCGGAGATTGACACAGACGGAGTTTTCTGGGCATACGCCGAAGTGTTTGAAAATGGCGAGTGGGTTCGCGATGACGCGGTAGTTTCTTATCAAAGGGACGAAGTTGTTGTCAGGGACATTCGCTTTGACACGGACGCATTGGAATACTTTGCCAATCAGGGCATAGTTCCTAAGCACAAGTGTCCAAACTGCTCGGGATACATTCCGAACAACGACCACATTGGAGCATACTCGGGGGCTATCTCACGCAGGGACAGCACCATTGAGATTTGCTCGGCTTGTGGAACGCGAGAAGCCTTGGAAGATTTCCTAAAAGCCAAGGCGTAAAAAACTTGTGGCGAGAGTTATCCCCCTTTCTCTCGCCACTTGGGCGTGAACATTCCGTCAAAGCAGAACGGCAACCTTATCCCCTTTCGGTTGCCGTTTTGTTTTACGCCGTGGAGTATTCGTTTTTTCACGAAGGCACGGAAAAAGCGAAAGGACAACTTCGCATTAGTGTTGCGAAGTTGCGAATGTCGGTGGACTATGGTAAGTTTGTCTTATGATGAAATACATCAGAAAAGGGAGCAAGATGAAATTAGAAACAACTATTACCTCACAGTGCGTTTGCGAAAAGGTGGACGAAAATGGCGAGGGAGTATTGGACGAACAAGGCGAGGCTATACCTGCTGACGACTGCCGATACGACTGCTACGAAGAACAGGTATACGACTTCACGGATAACATTCTGCCTTACTGGTTGGAAGCCAAAGGAATTATGGCAGACAGTCCAGTCCGTATTCTCGGCTCGGGTATGACTTGGCGTGGAGTATCAGGACACTCTGACACTTCTGCACGGGGAATTGTAAAGGCACTGGAGTTTGGAAACGACTTCACACTTCGCATTACTTACGATGACGAAACTCACGACCTAAACATTGTTCGCTCAAGCCACGATGAATACGGAGCAAGTTTCTCTGTTGTGCCACAACCTATTGAAGACGATGATACCGAATGGGAGTAAGGTTTGCTGACCCGATGACTCTCACGGACGAACAGATAGACGAGATGATTAGAGAGTCTTCGGCGTCCACGGGACTTATCATCTACGACTCTGACCCTATTGAATACTTCTAGCGAGAACGCCAACTTCGGTTGGCGTTTTTGTTAGCCCGAACTCGTATTCGTTTTTTCCCCTGGCCTTCGTCATCTTCACGCCACTAATGCTAAGTTGTAAAAAATGTCAGGGGTCTAGGGTAAGATAGTTATTAGTTGGACATACCAACAGAAAAGGGCTGATACAAAATGCACCACCCAACCACACTAGAACAAGTAGACATTTGCAAGAATGGACACGATGTTAGCGACAAAGAAAAATCTCTCTACTTCCGAGTAGACAACAGAACCAAACAAGTAACTACTGCTTGTAAGGCTTGCCAAAAAATTGCCGTAGACAGACTTCGGGAAAGTAATCGCAAGCCTAGAAAGTTGCCTATCTCACTTTTGGAAAGGGACACTTGCAAAAAGGGACACGACATTAGGGACAAGGACGCAAGCCTTTACATCTATGTAACTTCGGATAAGGCTAAGAACCCTAACCACACCTACCTAAAATGTCGTGAGTGCCACAAGGACAAGAGCAGGGCATACGCCTACGCCAATGGCCTTGTAAAGCAACCACGAACAAACAAGGTTGATTGGACAGCACTACGAGCAAAGAACGATGCCGACAACAAGGCACGCCTAGCACAGCAACCACCAAGACTAGTCAAGATTGCCGCATTAGGCGAAGCCTTACGGAACGAGATTTACGCCTTGCTGAAAACCTATGACGACACAGCACTAATGGAACTCTTGCTAGAACTTCGCAAGCGACCATAGCCACCGAGAAAGAGCAGACCCGAAAGGGTCTGTTTCTTTTTTGGCACGGGGGTATTCGTTTTTTCCTGACGCAAAAACTCTCGGGAAGAAATGGAAAGTTTTTAGGTTGTATTAGGTATGAGCATAAAGAAAGGAGGTGGCACTATGAGTGAAGAGCAAGACAGATTGCTAAATCCAAAGTTTGGACTGAACACCGATACGCCAGATGTAAAGGGTTTCCTAACTTGGCTATTCAATCCAGAAGTGGATAAAGCCTACGAGCAGTTCATCAAGGACACCAGCGAAGACGCCGAGTAGGCGTTTGGTTAGGCAGGACTAACAATCCTGCCTTTCGCCTTACGCACGGAAAGTATTCGTTTTTTCCGCAGCAAACAACTCACTAATAAATGAACTTGTGTTTGTAGTTGGATAGCAGTAAACTCGGAGTAGAACCAAAAGGGTTGGTTCAGAAAAGGGAAACGAAATGATTGACTGGGACGCAGTAGAAGACGCAGTAGAAGACGCTAAGGGAATTGCGTTTGACACTTGCCACAAGATTTACGTGCTTATGGACGATGAGCAGGTTGCTCTAATGCGTGAGTATGAATACGAAGAAATCAGAACGACAGAAGACCAGACACCGAGCGAGATGTTGGAAACGCTGAAAGATTGGTTCTCTAAGTCTTGCGGACTGAAATTCATAGAAGCAGTGGAAACTAATCACGAAGACCCGAACGCGGGCTTTACAACTTTGATTGGGCAGTTTGACCAAGACGATTGTGAAGATTGTGGCGAGAGTGGTTGTGCTGGCGTCTGTAATGACGATGAAGACGAAGACGAAGAAGACGAAGAAGAAGACGAAGACGAGTAGTCAAATCTGATTGGAAACGCTCACCGAAAGGTGGGCGTTTTCTTTTGCCGAAGCACGGGCGTATTCGTTTTTTCCGTTGTCCTATTTTCGCTGGCGTGCCGATTTGACCTTGCGAAGAATAACTGGTATCCTGACCTTGTAATCAAAAGATTACATAAACGAAAGTGGGAACTATGAACATCGCACCAGAGCAGTATGCCGAAATGGTAATCGCAAAAGCATACAAGGTTGAGAACACATACAACTTGGCACGGGCTATCGCGAGAGTTGCCGACAAGTATGCCAAGTGGGCTATGGTAGCCAGCGACAGAATGACTTGGGCACTTGTGGGAGATGAAGAACGCGACAAGTCCGTAGAACTTAGCCAGCACGAAGCGTGGGTCAAGTGTGAAGCGTATCGCCTAGCGTTGATTACTCTCACGGACAAACTGCCAAAGTAGTCCAGAGAACACAAGCAAACTCTCTCACGGCAAGTGGGGGAGTTTTCTTTTGGCGTGGGCTTGTATTCGTTTTTTCCTGCCCGCCGTTTCGTGTCGTGATTGGATTTGCTATTGTCGGGGGATAGGAGTAAGATTAGGAATGTAATCGGAAGTCAAGGCAATCCCGCCAAGTCAAAGATTATGAACCACAAAGTAAAGGGACGATACTATGGCTACATCAGCCAAAACCCGCACCACCGCAGTAGCAGTTGCTCCTGCGTCCACCACCGAAAACACTCGCAAGGTGTCTAAGGTTCTAGTTGCTAAGGTGAACGAAATGGCTCACCTACGCACCGAGATTGCCCGCTTGGAAAAGTTGGCTGGCTCACTCCGCAAGGAAGTCCTAGCCGAAGTTGGCTCTGACCCTGTTGTGCTAATCCACAACAACATCAAGGTTGCGAAGTTGTCGGTCGTAATCACCGAGCGTCCTGACCTAGACGCACTCCGCACCGCCTACCCTGACGCTTGGGACGCCGTGAAATACGACAGCCCTGCCGTCAAGATTTCGGTAATCCACGAAGTCATCTAGGCACTAGCCACCGAGCCACCTAGCCCGCAAGGGTTAGGTGGTTTTGGCGTTCCCGCCGAATGACCCGCCCGCCAGATGTATTCGTTTTTTCCTGCTCTGGATACGGACTGGCGTGGCGATTTGTAATTGTCGTAGGCAACTGGTAGGCTTTGAGTATCAACAAAAGTTGATAACTCACCGAACAAAGGGGCTACACAAAATGGTTGCTGGAATTGTAATCACCACTCAGGACGACCTAGTGGAAATGGAAGAACTCTCATACGAGAGCATTAGCAAGGCAGTAGGCGGATACATTCAACTCGTTCCAATGAGCGGAGTGTTCGCAGGGTTCTCTATGTATCTACACGAAGAGGGCAAGTTGATTGGACTTCCATTCAACGACTGGGCTACCGCAGTCTGGGAAAAGGCTTGGGGTGTAGGCACGGACTACATTCTGGGAGATGTTGTAATCGTGAACTCGCAGACTGACGGCGACGGAAACGAACTTCCAATTAGCGAAGAACAAAAGGCAGAGTTCCTAAAGAACTTCGCCAACGCCGTAGCGTAAAGCGTTCGGGTGGTTAGGGAAACCTAGCCACCCACTCGCTTCGGCAGGGCAGTATTCGTTTTTTCCGTGCGGACTAGACACACGGGGAATTGGTTCTTTACTTTGTCGGTGGTATCTGGTAGGCTTCTAGTAGTTGGAAAGTATCCAACTGAAAGGGAAGTTATGAAGTATGTAATTCGTAGAGCAGTCTTAGGGGCTGTCGCAACACCACTAGTCGCTGGTGCTTGGGTTCTATTCACTGCCGTTCTAATTGGGCTGGGTGCTGAACCAAGTGCGAGTGTAAACCAAGTCTGGACTGACGGACTATGGCTGGGAGCAATCACGGCTGTTCTGTTCACTTTTGGACCACTACTCACTAAGGAAAACTAGTGAAGTATTTTCTGGCAGGGCTAGGGGCTTACTCCATTGGAGTAGGCTCTTGGTTCTACTCAATCAACCAAACACCGAACTCTCTGCTCGTTGGCTGGTTCTTGGGTCTGCTCTTGCTCATTGGCTCTATGGCTCTATTCATTGGCGATAAGAAATGACTAGGGAAGTATTGCTGGTTCTGGTTCTAGCGTTGCTCGTTGGCTCATCTATCTTGCTGGGCTGGTGCTTACACGCTTGGCACACACGACCACGCTATCGCCGTAAACGCCGTTAGTAAAAAGTCCCCCCGAGAAATCGGGGGTTCTTTCTTGCTGGGGTGATGTATTCGTTTTTTCCTAGCAGTCGTGCCGTGATTCGCTTTTGTCGCTGGAGTATGGTAGACTCCTAGTATCAACACTTCGTTGATGATTGACAATTCAATAGAGCAAAGGGGTTGAGTCTTATGACTGAACAAACTTATCTTCCAAGTTCCTACGAAATTTGGAGTGGCGGTGGCGACTTCACGGATATTGTGTGTGAGGAATGTGCCGTCAAGTTCGCCGAGGAAAACAAGTTAGTGTGGCGTGGCAACAAGTCCACTGACTCGTTCACCGAGGACTCCGAAGAACTAGGTGCTGGGGCAAGTTGTATTCCGTCCTACGCCCTAGGCGAGTCTGATTACCCGCACTCGTGTTGTGAAGTCTACCTAGAGACGACACTCACGACTTATGGTGAGCAGGAACTTCGGGAGAACTTCCCAGACTGGGTAATCAAACTTTACCTAGGCGAGTAGCGAGAATCCTCGCTCCCTTCGGGGGGGCGGGGATTTTTTCTTATCACGGAGTCGTATTCGTTTTTTTACTTTGCTAATCACTAGACTTGACTTTGTCGGGGCGTTAGAGTAAAGTGAGAGTATCAAGTTCAACAAGGGACTTGATAAATGCCTAAGGGGGCAAAATGTCTACATCAGACACGCACCACATTCCAGTCAAAGTGGGGTTCACCACTATGTTCGTCAAGAACAATAGTTCTGCTCTACTCCAGTCGCTTAGCGAGGACGAACTAATCGCTATCGTCTATGCTCTCAATGAGCGTAGCGAGCGAGTGTCGGCAGACTACTCAATCTTCTTGGGGCTAGTCGCAGACAAACTTGCCAGTCTGACTGACCACGACTTCACCGAGTAGCCACTACTCCAAAAGAACCCCCGCCTAACCCGCGGGGGTATTCTTTTGTCCAAATTGAACCCGCAGAACGCCCGCTGACGGACTTTTAGCGTCCAGAACGTCTACTGACCCGTCCAGCACCCTTAGACCCGTCTACGGGCGTCCTAGGGCGTTCTAGGTGTCTACCCTTTGATACGGGGGCATACAAAAGCACCATTGAGCGTGCGGGGACGATGTATTCGTTTTTTCCAGCTGCTAGCACTCCAATTCGCTTTTGTCCGTGGCTTGGTGTAGACTGGATGTATCAAGTCCAATAAGGGGGCAAAATGAGCGAGCAAGAAGTAGCCATCAGCATTGAGTATGAAATCATACTGCGACTAGCAGAACCATACTTTCTCAAAAGAATTGAACCAGTAGGTAAGTGTATGGTTTGGCACGGACCATTCAAGCAAGAAGTTACGCATAGAAAACCCGTGATTAGGAAGTCCGTGCCAACTAACCAGACACGTTCAGCGTCCCGCTATGCGTGGGAATTGCTCTACCCAGAACTACCAGAGCATAGAAAACTCCGTTACACTTGCGGAAACGATTTGTGTGTAGCCCCAGAGCACCAAGAAATCATTCAGGATAGTTGTCCTAAGGGGCACGAAATGACTGACGCAAACAAATACCTAGTCAAACTAACTAATGGCTTCACCACCTACACTTGCCGTGTCTGCGTTACCACCGCCCACAAAGCGAAAAGAAAAGCCAAGAAGTAGGTAGACCACCAACCAGCAACCCCACGGACGCAGGATAAGCGTATTCGTTTTTTCCTCAGCTTCGGACTCAACTTCGTATTAGTTTGCTTTTGTCGGTAGCCCGTGGTAAGATTTAGGTATCAAGTAAACCACTTGATTTGAAAACTAAACAAAGGGAGAGCAATGAGTTCAATTCAACTAGTTCCCGCCTACGGGCGCGACTACAAGAACCAGCGTGAAGTCCAAGAAGCGTGGGACGCTAACAAGGACTTTTGGACTGCTGATATGTTCAATGGCTACGGCACTGCGACTAACAAGCAGGACTGCGATGCTATGGCAATGCGAGTAGTTATTCGCTACGCTAACGGCTTGAAACTATACGCCGTCAAGTAAAGCCACGGGGTTAGGTGTCCCCCCACACCTAGCCCCGTTTTACTTTTGTCGCGGGACGTATTCGTTTTTTCCTCGGCCGTGAACGCTGTGGTGAATGGATTTGCTTTTGTCGGTGGGTGGGTGTAGTATCTAGGTATGGATACAAACACACAATTAGAAAACGCACTCAACGCGGTCGCCGAAATTGACGCCCGCCTTGACCTAGCCAAGCCCCTTATGGATTTGGCTATTGACCTCACTAATGCGGCTTCAAGGCTGTATAGCGTGGGCAAACTAGACTGGGCAAACGAAACCCTTGCTATGGCAAATAAGGTTCTGGAACTCGCTAACAAGCACCTAACCGCCTAGTCCCCCGAAACTAACCCGTCAGCGTTCCCCCTAACGCTGGCGGGTTTTTTCACGCACGGGCTACTCACGGCAACGTATTCGTTTTTTCCGTAGGCCAGAAAAAAAATTGGCGTGGCGATTTGCTTTTGTCGGTGGTGGCCTGTATACTTAGAGAGTAGTCAAGAAAGGCTACCTAAGCAAAGGGAAAAGAAATGAACGGATTACAAGCAAGACTTCTAGTCATTAGCCTAGAAACCGAAATCAAGTCGGAAGGAAACTTCCAGATGACCCGCGAGCCAGCAATGCGTTCACTCGGTCGCCTAATGGGAATTGACGCTTACGCAACATTCGGTCGTGGCGTCAAGGGTCGCCAGAAAGCGTTGGAGTGGCTCAAGGGAGCAATCGCAGACGCGGAAGCCGAACACGGAGCAGACGCGTTCTAATCAGGAGTGAAGCCCCTGGCCCGAAAGGGTCGGGGGTTTTCTAATTTTTTTCTGGCAGGGGTATTCGTTTTTTCCGTCAGGGTCGGGGGACGCGGTGTGGCGATTAGGAATTGTCGTAAGGGTATGGTAAACTTCTATTAGTTGGAAGTTAGCGAATGTCTAACTCAACTGAAAAGGGAGTTGAACCAAATGGCAAGAATGCCTAGTGTTTCAAAGATTGAGAAGAACGATTGGTGGACGAAGTTTGAAAGTGGCTTAGTCAAGGTTGAAGTTGCGGAAGTATTCCTAGTCAACACAATTGGTAGCACCTATGAAATCGCTGAGTGGGATACGCACGGAGCGTTTCCAGCAGACTTCTATCGCATCACCAATGTTCGCACTAACAAGAAGAAAATCTTCTGGGGAGAAACAGCGTGGATGGACGCACGCCGTTTCGCAAGCGACCTAGACTTTGCGGCGTGGAGCAGTATCGGATGAGCGAACCACTAAGCCCTTGCTGTAAAGCAAACTACTTGTGGCTCACTTGCGATGAATGCGAGCAAAGTGGAGAGGCTCACGACTTCGCGACTTGCTCCAAATGCGGAGCAGACATAGACGACTAAGAAGAAAGGCTCTCGCAGAAATGCGGGAGTTTTTTTCTGGACGCGAGGTGTATTCGTTTTTTCCGCTACGACACACTCGGGGCGATTACGATTTGCTTTTGTCCTACCCGAGTGGTATGCTTATGGTATAGCCAGAAAGTCTGGCTAGAAATGAAAGGGAAACCAAGTGAGCAAACATCACGAAGTTCTAGAAGTTCAGAAGTCAATGATTGCTATCCACGATAGCCGAGACAAGTTGGCTAAGGAAGTTATGGCAGGTTTGGGAAACGGCGACAACCTTGCTGGTATCAACCTAGACACGCTAACCAAGTTCGCTAGAGAAGTTATCAAACTAAACAAAGAGTTTGAGATTTTGTCAGCACAGCACAAGGAACTAATGGGCTACTAGCAACAAGCCCGAGAAACCCTCAACCGAAATGGTTGGGGGTTTTCTTTTGCCCTACGGCTTAGTGAGAAGTGGGATGACGCGGGATGGTATTCGTTTTTTCCCCGACATCTCAACACTCGCAGAATGAACTTGCGTGTGTCGGTGGATTGGTGTAAACTGAAGTGGTAGTCAGGAGAGCAAGGGGCTTGAGGGCTACAAAAGGGAAGGGTCAGAAATGACTAAGATTGTTCTAACATCTACCTCTACTGGTCAGCGTGGTCAGAATGGGAAGAAGAAGGTTTACGAGATTATCGTAAACGGTCGTTCGGTTGAGGTTCGCTGGGGCAAAGCGGAAGAAGACCAGCGACAGGCACAGACTAAGTTCTTTGCGTTTGACTGGCAAGCACAGCAGTTCGCATTGGAGAAGAAGTGGGAGAAGGTTGAGAAGGGCTACACAGTAGCCTACACCGCCTAACCCCTGATAGACCCAACGAGGGTATTGCCCCCCTTTCCCCTCGTTGATGAGAAGACCCCCGAGTTCAGACTTGGGGGTTTTCGCTTTCCCTGTTCGGTTCACGGGACGTATTCGTTTTTTCCCTAGACGAGATGACGCCAGTTTGGGAGTTTGCTTTTGTCTGTGGTAGCGAGTAGAATTGACCTTGTAGTCAGGACGACAAGGGGTCGGAGGGCTACGTTGAAAGGGGTTCAGATGTTTACTCTGAACACAACGGCGGGACACGCTGTCATCAACGGACTAGGACAGATTCTTCTGTTCGCTACTTGGGCACAGGCTAACGCCTACGCCGAGGCAAGTGAGGAGTTGCGTGGTCGCGTTTCACCTTACTTGACCTACGCACCAGAGCCTCTGGTTGCCGAGGAAGTGGTTGAGCAGTTCATCTAGGACTGACCAGCGAGAGCCTCACCCTACGGGGTGGGGTTCTTCGCTTTTCTGGGTTGGGGCTAGTAATCTGAAAAAACGAATACGCACCTGCGGGGACACGGCTCGTCCAACTCGTCCCTTGATTTGACTTTGTCTGTGGTTAGGTGTAGGCTGGGTTTTACCAGCCGAAGAGTTCGGCGGTAGAAGGGGGCAGGGACTATGTCCAAGCCAGCAAGCGAAAAGCAGATTGCTTTTCTTTCCACACTCGCGAGCGAGCGAGTTCACGAGTTAGCGATTGACTTCGCGGCTCTAACATCAGGTCAGGCGTCAAGCCTGATTGAAACCCTATTGGGTTCTCCACGCAAGACTGGCGGTTCGGTTGAGCGTATTACCGAAGAAGGTATGTATCAAAACGCGGGTGGCGACATCTTCCGCGTCCAGACTTCACGCCAGTCTGGCAACCTATACGCAAAGCGTCTTGACGTCTTTGACGGCGGTTTCATCTACGAGCCAGGGGCTCTCCGCAACATCAAGCCAAGCGACCGCCTAAGCGTTGAGCAGGCTAAGGCTCTGGGCGTTCAGTATGGTTTCTGTATCGTCTGCGGTATCTTGCTTACCGACCCTAAGAGCGTTGAGCAGGGTATCGGTCCTGTGTGTATCAAGCGTGTCTAACGCAAGTTAGTCAAGACCCCCTTGCCAAACGGCAGGGGGGTTTTCCTTTTGCTAGTGCGAAGTTGCCAGCATCACGGATAGTATTCGTTTTTTCCCTAGTGTTCGGCTCGTGTGGTGGGGACTTGCTTTTGTCTGTGGGGTGTGGCATAATTGAGGGGTGGGCAACCCTGCTCACCACCAACTCAAAGGGGCTTCAAATGTCTACATTCTTCAACTCAACCACCACCCTAACCACCCTTATCCAGTCAGTAGACGCTGACGGAGTTGGCACAACCTACCGAGGTTATGACCGATTCCCTGTGGGACACGACTACTACTTGGAGAGTGAGTGCGATGTCTGTAATGGCGAGGAGGCTGTCGCTCGCCTCGTTGATACAGATGAGGGCGTCTGCGAGGACTGCCGTCAGGAAGCGAAAGAGGGTGGCGACAAGTTCGCCAAACTCTAGGCTCACCACGCTTGCTTCGCTTCGGCGAAGTTTGCGTGTTCGTGTAGCGTATTCGTTTTTCCAGCGTGGCTTGCGGATAAGGCTGTGGACTTGACTTTGTCGTAGCAGTATGATAGACTGGTGGCACACCAGTTGAAAGGGGTTTCAAATGAACAAGTTAGAAGTTGCTCGCCTAAAGGCAGAGCGTGAAGTCTTGGCTTCACTATTGCGTGAGCGTTCACGCTCTAACGCTTCGGGCGTTCACGGCAACAAAGGAACAAAGAGAGCCAACACTCGTTCGGCTCGTAAATCAAAGGCACTAAAGGAGTGGGCATAATGGAACTAACACCAACAGAACAAAGTGCGGTAAAAGCAATTTACAGCGATTACCACATTGGTGCGATGTCTGCGGACGAAGCACTCTACGAACTAGAGCAACTCATCAACAAGTAGGACTAACAAGTAAAGACCCCCTAGATGAAAGTCTGCGGGGTTTTTTCTTTGCCCTGCGTCTGTGGGACGTATTCGTTTTTTCAGGCTTATACGGAAGCAAGTGGCGTTGGCTTGACTTTTCACTAAGAGAGTGTTAGACTACTTATGTAGTCAGGAAGCCAAGGTGGTTGAGGACTACACGAAAGGGCAATCAAGATGACCAACATCAAGATTACTTGGGTATCAAAGGGATACTTGGGCGAGCACAGGGACGAAACTATCCTTGACCTAATCAACAAGGGCTACGATGTTCGTGGCAACGCAACAGCTGAACTGGAGTTTGACTTTCCAGAGGGCGACAGAGAAATCTGTAATGCCGTATTCAGCAACACCAACCACTACGCTGGTAAGTTCTGGGACGCACTACAAGAAGTTATCCCTGCGGACAGACCACACACCGCACTAAGCATTGGCGACAAGGTTGCCATTGACGGACGAGAGTATGTGTGTAGCGAAATCGGTTTCACGCTAGTCGCCTAGCCAAACCTGCGGAGAGCCACTACCCGAAAGGGCAGTGGTTTTTCTGCGTTTGGGTTGCGGTTGAATGTATTCGTTTTTTCCTTGATGACGCCGTAGCAGTTTGGCGATTTGACTTGGGGGCTATTTTGATGTAGACTTGTGATGTAATCAAACGATTACACGAAAGGGAGATTATGTTTAGAGAGCAAGCAGGGGACGACCAGCAAGCAGAACTATTCGCTATGGGTCTAATCAAAGAACCAAAGGACTACGGAACACTAATGCTTGTTCCTTGTCGCCACAAAGTATTCTGCCGAACTCACGGAACATTCTGGCTACGCTTGAGATTTCTCAAGTCAGGAAAGATTTTCTTCTAACCTACTTGACTTTGTCTTAGGTAAGTGGTAAGATTGTCTTAGACAACCAAATAGGTTGCTAGAAAGAAAAGGGAAACAAATGGAAGTAAAGTATCCAGAAGTCAAGAAAGTCAAACTAGTTGGCGAAGACGGAAATGCGTTTGCTATTCTGGGGCGTGTAATGAAAGCAATGAAAGTTGCTGGACTACCGAAAGAAGTTGTAGACGCTTACTACGCGGAAGCCACGAGTGGCGACTACGACCACTTGCTACAAACCACTCTCCGTTGGGTGCGGACTAAGTAGAACCCGCCGAGTTGTCGGACACAACTCAAAAAGCCCTCTCGCTCACACACGGCGAGGGGGTTTTCTTTTCTCCGTGCTAATGCGAAGTTGCGGAAGCATCGTGAAAAAACGAATACTCTGGCTGGCGTGGCGACTTGACTTTGTCTGCCGTCTATGTTAGACTACTTATGTAGTCAAAAAGATTACTTGATAAAGGGAGAAGCAAATGGACACAGTAAGCGATTGGTCAAAGAACTTTGAACAGCGTTGGGACGAGTATGTTCTAGAAAAGACGACAGACGAACTTCAGAGCGAGGGCGACAGCCTGAACTATCACTTTGAGGACTGTGCCGAGGGCGGCCACGGCATTAGCACCAAAGACTCAATCCGTATGGACCGCATTGAGAAAGAACTTCTACGCCGAGGCAAGAGGCCTTGCTGGAAATAACTTCCAACTAAGAAAGCCGTCAGCCGAAAGGTTGGCGGTTTTTTTTATTATTTTTTTTTTCTGCGGGCGTATTCGTTTTTTCACCAACAACACGCCGCTTCGTATTGGCATTTGACTTTGTCGGTGTATCGTGTTAGACTACTTGTGTAGTCAGAAAGATTACTTGATGAAAGGGAAACAAATGAGCGAACAGCAGGAAACCCGCGAGCAGATGATTGCCCGCCTAATCCGAGAGGAAGCCCAAGCGGAGCGTATGTTTGAACTCCGTGCTGCTTTCGGCGACGAGGAAGAGGTTGTAAACATCCTCACTGGTGAGAGAACTCGCCTACGCTAAACCACGACAGCGAGCCCCCTACTGAAAAGTGGGGGGCTTCTTCGTTTCTGTTTTTTATGCGGTGCGTGTGTGTTCTGAAAAAACGAATACTTACGGGGACGCGGGTAGGTATGGCGACTTGACTTTGTCTGTCGTGCGTGGTAAACTACATTTGTAGTTGAAAACAGCAACTACGAAAGGGAAGAAGAAATGACCACTGTTACACCAAACGAAGCAAAGTGCGGAATGCCAGCAACCTACGCAATTGGCAGCGACTCATACGCAACCGAAGTTACCGCTGTTTACCGCTTTGCTTCTGGCGAGCGTAAGGGACAGGTTCGTGCTGTTGAAGCAGGTAGTTACGGATTGTTCACACTTCGTATCAAGGGACGCAAAGCAGGACGCCTAATCCGTCAGGGTGGCGACCACGGGACCCTGCGTCTAGGCGAAGCCATTAGTTATTGGGACCCTAGTTTCTAGGTTCCCCCTGAAAGCCCCCTGATAAAAGTCAGGGGGTTTTTTCACGCACGGCTTTTTTTTTTTTTTTTTTTTTTTTTTTTTGTTTTTTTTTTTTTTTTTCTGTTTTTTGTTGCTTGGGGTTTTGGTCTTGCTTTT